CGTATACAATGTCATCTGATTCAAATGCAAATAATCGTTTGCTTAGAAATCCTAAAGTTTCTTGTCCTTGCCTTGTGGTGTGATAAGGAGAAGTTTTACTATACTGTGCCATTAAATGAATCCTTGTCCTCTTGTCAATTTACCTGATGCAAAGTCTTTGAGATTGAAATTGTTAGAAATCTTGTTGCGTGAGTATACAGGCACTACTGTGATTGATATCAAAGAATCTGTTGGCACATAGTTTATGCCACCTGAACTTTCAACTGCCTGTAATGGATCTGATGCTAAGAAATCATCTGCAAAGTTTCCATTCTGTGGTCCAACATTCCTTACATCAGCAAATCTATTTTGTCTAGGCACGTTATTTTGTGTGCTACCTGCAAGGTCATTGAGAGTGCTGCCTGTGGACGCACCGACTCCAATATAATCAACCTGTTCTCTCAATTCCACAGTAAAGTTTGTAATGATGATGGGCACGTCTTTGTAAATCAAATCTCCATATCCATTCAACCTACACACAGGAGGGGGGTTGCCTTGGTTGGCATCTCCTCCACCATAATACATCTTGGTCACTGTTCTTAAAAAGTGCAAAGATGCTAACCAATTTTGTCCATCTTTTTCATTGGCCACAGGAAAAGATCCTGCAATGGTCATTTGATCTACTTGGGAGTTTTGATATGCATAGTATGGATAATTGTTGTGGACCACAGAACGTGCATCATAAGCCGCACTGTGAGACATATTAATAAAAGGTGTAACAGGAAATCTGATGCCTTTGTTTTTTTTAAAACTTGCAGGAAACACTGGTGATCCGGACATCAAATCAGCAAACACACTGTCTGACACAGTGACTTTGACTGCCCAATCCCCGGTGGCTGATGGCGCACCAACATTAGACTGCAAACTGCTTTGTCTATTTGTGTTGAAAATTCCGCCAATAGGCAAACCTGCCTGCGATAGTCTGTTTGCTACAGATCCAACTGCTCCTGTTAAAAAATTGGATCCTTGATTCAAAAAGTTCGAAAACGATGCCATTGCAAATATTTATTGCATAAATTAACTGTATAGTTTATAATAATACACATGGCCGTAAATTATCTTAACAACAGAGACATGTTGGCTGAAATACACAAGTCAAAAGTCACATACTGCTCTTACCTCACAGATGAAGATCGTGATTATGATCTGATTTTGCCATCTGTAGACAAAATCAATATCCGCACAGTGGCTCAAGCAAAAAGAGAACGTGCCAAAAGACTCACTAGAAGCACAGGCGAAGTCATCAAACCGCAAAACTTTGACAAGCAGGATGTGGTGTTTAGAATCATGACATTTGATCATATTCCAAATTCCAACAGGAAAGCAAAACCAAAGACCATTGCTGATTCCAAAGTCAAAGTGAACTTTCCGCCATATCAACATTGGAGATACACCACAGACGGTGAACTGATTTGTGTTGGAAAATCACATTGGCGTGACGGATTGTCCAATGGTGTATTTTGTCCAGATCATGGCAAAATGACCAACAAATTGGCCAAGATGTTTTTGTTGCTCACACAAAGATATGGCACTAGAGGCAACTGGCGTGGTTACACATACAATGATGAAATGCAAGGACAAGCACTCATGCAGTTGAGCCAAATTGGTTTGCAGTTTGACGAATCAAAATCTGACAATCCATTTGCTTACTACACAGCGGCCATAACAAATTCATTCACAAGAATACTAAATGTTGAAAAGAAAAATCAATCACTGCGTGATGACATACTGCAAGAAAATGGCATGACTCCTTCGCACACTAGACAAATGGAGTGGGAAATACAACAACGCAAAGAACGTGAGATTGATGCTAAAAACAAAAAGTTTTAATTGACCGTGCAAATGCCTTGTGAGCGCCTCTGCCGAAATGACCTCCATAATCACCTAAATCACGTGCATGATTTTCAAATGAATGCAAATACATATTTTCTAAATTTATATTGTGCTTGTTCAACAATTCACAGTCATAACTGTTTGTGATAAAATGATAGCACTCTGAGCCCTTCCAATCACACCATTGTTCAACAAAAAACACTTGCTGTAAAAAATGGGCCACATTCATTTCGTCAGTGTTTTGCACCAACAAACGTGTGTGTTCGTCTCCAGAGCCTGTGATTCTTGAAATGCTTTCAACATCCTGATAGTTTCTCCTTATCATGTTGGGCCACACCATGATAACTTTTTGCGGCGGGACCACTTGTCCAAATGAATACAGCAGTCTCACACATTCTTCTGGTGATGCTCCAGGATGGCCAATATTGAATATTTTATGATCCACTTGTCTTTCCAATTGTTCGCAAAATGTTTGTCCATCATCTAGTGTCACACCAAATGTGTTTGACTCTCCAAACACCAAACAAAAATGATTCCAGTCTTGAAATTCATGAGTGCGATAACCATGTGCATTGCATTTGTATCCTTCAAGTGGTCCAAAACTTATGATCGAGTTTGAGTAAAATCCGTATTGCATTATTCAAATAATTATCATATAATAAAACTCAATGCAAACTTTTAAACGTGCGGCTGTGTTTGCTGACATACACTTTGGCAACAAAGGCAATTCACGCCAGTTCAATGAAGACTGTGATCGTTATGTGGACTGGTTCGTTGAACACGCCCAATCACAAAACTGTGACACTTGTATTTTCTTGGGTGATTGGCATCATCAACGTGCCACACTAAACATTACCACACTGCAACATTCACTGCAAAACTTAGAAAAAATTGCAAATGCATTCGAAAACAATCATTTTATTGTTGGCAATCATGACTTATATTACAAAGATTCTCGTGCTGTAAATTCAATTGAATTTGCTAAACACATCAAAAATTTAAACCTAATTCTGGAACCATATTACACAGAGGATTGTGCGTTTATTCCGTGGTTGGTATCAGAGGAATGGAAGCAACTCAAAGACATGCCGGCAAAGCCGTACGTGTTCGGCCACTTTGAGTTGCCACACTTCCTTATGAATGCAATGGTGTCCATGCCTGACACAAATGAATTGAGCGGCAATGACTTGAATCATCATGGCTATGTGTTTTCAGGACACTTTCACAAAAGACAAATGAAAGGCAATATTCACTACATTGGCAACGCATTTCCACACAACTATTCAGATGCCAACGACTTTAGACGTGGTTATATGGTGCTGGAACATGGTGGAGATCCTGTGTATCATGATTGGCCCAACATGCCTGTGTATCAAACACTTAAACTTAGTGAACTCCTACACAACGCATCCATACTTAAAAAACGTGCATATGTGAGAGTGGACATAGACACAGAGATTACATATGAAGAATCAAACTTTATAAAAGACACATTTATTGCACAACACACACTGCGTGAAATGACATTCATACAACAGCGTGACATCACACAGCATGACTCTACAGATTTAACACAAGCATTTGAGTCAATTGATGAAATTGTGCATTCACAACTAATGGCCGTTGATTCTGAACACTATGACAGAAACTTGTTGCTAGAAATATACAAAAATTTATGATAAAATTTAAAACACTCACAGTAAAAAATTTTATGTCAGTGGGCAATGTCACACAAGCCATTAATTTTGAAGGACAAGATCTCACACTGGTGCTTGGGCAAAACATTGACTTAGGTGGGGATGATGCTGGATCAAGAAATGGAACTGGCAAAACAACCATACTCAATGCACTGTCATTTGCACTGTTCGGAGATGCATTAACCAACATCAAGCGAGACAATCTTGTCAACAAAACCAACGAACGTGGCATGGTGGTGTCTTGTGAATTTGAGATCGATGGCAAAAACTACAAGATCGAAAGAGGCAGGAAGCCTGCCATTATAAAGTTTTATGTGGATGGCAAACAAGATGAAGATGATGAAGCACAAGGCGACTCCAGAGAAACACAAAAAGACATTACAAAACTGCTGGGCATGAGTCACATCATGTTTCAAAACATTGTGGCACTGCACACATATGCTCCTCCGTTTTTTGGATTAAGAGCTGCTGAACAAAAAGACATCATTGAACAGCTGTTGGGCATCACTGTGCTGAGTGAAAAAGCAGAAGTGCTGAAAGAAGAATTAAAAGAAACCAAAGAGGTAATCAAAGAAGAAGAAATAAGACTAGATGAAATTGAACGCAACAATGAAAAAATACAGTCTTCAATTGATGCACTAGAAACACGTCAGCGTGGTTGGAAGGCCCAACAAAAGACAGACATTGAAAAGTTGACGCTGTCATTGGAAGAACTAATGAAGGTAGACATCAAAGATGAAATTGCAAAACACAAAAAACTTGAAGCATACAGAGAAAACTTTGAAAAGAAACGCACATGGGAACGTGAACTTGCCACTGTGCAAACAGCAGTCAAACAATCAACCAAACAGTTGACTGAAATACTGGACTCCATTGACAAAACGCAAAACAAAACATGCCACACATGTGGTGGCCCAATGGAAGATGATCAGCATCAATCCATGGTTGATAAACTGCACAAAGATCGCAGTGACTTTGAAACATACATAGAAGACTTGGTATCACAGGAATCAGGTCTCACACAAAAGATAAAAAGTATTGGTGATCTAGAACAGCCGGAAACCTATTATGACACAGCACAGCAGGCTTATAAGCATGAAAACACTGTGGAATACTTGGGCGAACAACTAGGAACAAAAACAAAAGAACAAGATCCTTATCAAGAACAGATTGATGAATTAAAAACTTCTGCTGTGCAAGAACTGTCATATCACAAGATGAACAATCTACGCAAACTGCAAGATCATCAAGAGTTCCTATACAAACTGTTGACATCCAAAGATTCATTTGTGCGTAAACGTGTGATTGATCAAAACTTGACATATCTTAATTCAAGGCTGGCTTTTTATTTGGACAAAACAGGACTGCCACATGAAGTAAAGTTTCAATCAGATCTCACTGTAGAAATCACTGAACTGGGGAGAGATCTTGACTTTGATAATCTGTCCAGAGGTGAACGCAACAGACTGATCCTAAGTCTGTGTTGGGCATTCCGAGATGTGTGGGAAATGTTGTATCACAACATCAATACCATGTTTATTGATGAACTTGTTGATTCAGGCATGGACACAGCAGGTGTTGAAAATGCCATTGGCATATTGAAACAGATTGCACGTGAACGTCACAAAAACATATATCTTATTTCACACAGAGATGAACTGCAGGGCAGAGTAAACAATGTATTGAAGGTAACCAAAGAAAATGGCTTTACTTCATATGCATTCACAGACATGGTAGAATAATGAATATTAAAATTTATGAAAAGCTCAAACAAATATGGCCATGCTCTGACACACTGCTGTCAACAACATTTGGCATGGAAATACATCAAGCAGGCATGGAGATTGACGAACTTGCATATTATATTGATGATCGCATCCTGCACAAATACTTTTCTGAAATATGGCAACCAAAATTAAAAAAATTCAAGTTTAGTGGCTTGCGTTTGATAGAGGAAGTCAATGCACTCAATCCAAGAAGTGTTTTGGATGTTGGCTGTGGTTACAACGAGTTCAAAGGCAAAATTAAAAATTTAATTGGTCTTGATCCTTATAATAGACATGCTGATTTACAAATTAAAATTGAGGATTACAGCACCACAGAAAAATTTGATGTGATACTGTGTTTAGGATCAATAAATTTTGGATCACATGACAAGATTCTCAAAGAACTCACAGTGTGTAAAAACTTACTTGCAGATGGAGGCAAAATGTTTTTTAGAGTGAACCCTGGACTAGATCATGAACCACCAGAATCAAAATACATTAATTTTTATCCATGGAATGTGTATCAAATCACACAGATAGCCAAACAATTAGATCTTGCTATACTTGATCTAAGACATGATTTCAATGATCGCATTTATTTTGTTTACGCTAAACTTTAATTACAAATAGACATATACTTTTATATCATTGGATGTGTAATCTTTGTATGAGTTTTTAGGAAAACTAATTTCCAGCAGTTCGCATAATTGTAGTGAATCAACAACATTTACAACCTTTGATTGATTATCTTTAATGAACTGCATAATATCTTTGTTTTGTTTTTGAATGTGATTCCACATGTTGCCTAATGGTTTGAAATAATTATAACTTGGATATGTGATGTCAAACCCGCCTGCATCGTTCCACCATTTGTAACATTCAACGTCATTTCTGTATACCATCACAATTGGATATTTTAAAGTTTTTAACAAGTCAAGTTGATGTGCAAATGTATGTGATTTTATAATTCTTATTCCAGTACCCGAAAAAGGTTTGTTCCAATTTTCTTGTTTATTGTCAAATTCCATGCCAGGATCAAAATAAGCACCCACGTGCTTTACTGTTTGGTTAAAGTAAGAACGTCCACTGGTGCTATCAGATTGATCAATATCAGGAGACTTGTGTATGCTTTCAGCAACACCACTCCACTTTGATCCTGGGGCACCAGTGAATAAAATATACACTATTGTGTCAGTTCTTGTTTGTATACAGCATTAAAGCCAAGTTGATTTTTGCCAAAATCTACCAAAGTTTGCAATGCGCCAGGAGTAATGAATGACTTGAGTGTTTGCACAGCTGCATCTCCTTCATCACCTGTTCTCCATTCATACTTGCCTACTTTCTTTTCAATAGCGGCAATAGATTCTGGATCTTGGATCATTTTGTTTAGTGCATCAACAAGTTTGTCCTTGTTTGGATTTCCTGCATTTACCCAAAATGCTTTTTGCAGTGCATCTCTCCAACTTTTTACAAGTTTGTATGCATCATAAAAATCGCCGCTGGGTGCAACACCATGCATTGATTCATACAGTGCTTCAAATGTTGGCTCTGTAAAATTAGGATCAACATCATGTGCACCTGTGTCCACATTCAATAGTCCATGATGAAACCATGTGTATGCATCGCCTTTTTCAATCATAGGCACAACATGTTTTTTGTAGGCTGCTGGATTTTCTCTGGTTGCATTAAGATCTCCTCTAATAAATGCCAGTCTTCTTTCAGATCCTTTCATGCCTTTGACCCAAACAATTTTTTCTTCAAATGTTTCAATTGGATCACCATCTGGGCCTGCAAGTAACATCACAATGGCCATCACTTCTGGAGTCATTCCAGAACCTGATGAAAATTGTATTGGCCCGTTTTCAGTGTCCGCTTTGTTTCTTGCACCCACAATGATGTTGAGATTCATGTGTCCAATAGATTCCCAATCAAAATAATTGTAGTCCACTGGTTCAGTGAGATACGATATTCCATTGCCACCATGCGATACCAGTATAGTTTTGTCATTAAATCTTAATTCATTTTGGAATTCATTTGGACCTAGTTGATCTCTAGCACCCGGCTTGTATGTCAAATTAATTTTTTCGCCAAGATGTTTTTCCCATTCTTGCACAACTATTTGTGCCCATACAGATGTTCCGCCTGATGGTTTTTGTGGCACGATCAAATTGTAATCTGCCAAAGCAGTTGTTGTCATCAACAACAATGCCATTATTGTTTTCTTAAGCATAGTTAAGTCTACTCCTTTTTTTAATTCCCCAATACAGCAAAAACATCACACACATCATTATGACCAAAAAGATTGGTCTCGTGATGAGATCATTTACTGTGTGGAGAGTTGTTAATTGATAAGTGAGGCTATAAATCCTATCACTCAACAAAAATCCTATCAGTAGTGCTGGCCTACTGACTTGATATTTTTTGCATGCCAATCCTAAAACTGAAAATGCAAACAAAACTGCAAGATCTTCCCATCCCCCTGTGTATTGCAAGGTTGCCCACACAATCACAGCAAGCACAAAAGGAAAGTAATACACATAAGGAATGCGTGATACCCATCCTGCAAAATATGCCAGTCCATAACAAATGACAGCAGTGATCACAGTTCCTACAAGAAATGCAAATGACATGCTGTCAAATAATTTGTCATCATAAAATGTATCAGGCGATCCAAGATCAATGCCAAGATACAAAAACAATCCCATCAATATTGCGGCAAATGGAGCGCCTGGTATGCCAAACAACACAGTGGGAATAAACGAAGATGCCTTCTGTGCATTGTTGGCGCCTTCTGCACCCACCACTCCACGCACATTACCTTCGCCAAACTTTTCTTTGGGATTAGCTGCTACTGTGGCTCCATAAGCCAACCAATCTGCCATGGCTCCTCCTAGTCCTGGCAATAATCCAATCACTGAACCAATGGCTCCGCCTCTAAGGCTGTCTTTCCAAAATTTTATAGTGTCTTTAATGCCTAGGATTAAGTCTTGCCAACTGCCATGATTAGTTTTGATGTTAGTGGTTTTATTCCTCTTGATCCAACCACTCCACAGTTCAGGTATAGCAAATAAACCTGCAACAAAAGGAAGGATCTGCACGCCATCTTCTAGATATCTCCAACCCATGGTAAATCTGGCCATAGCATTTGCATCTACCCCAACCAATCCAACAACAACTCCTGTCACAATTGCAATTACACTTCGCACCCATTTATTAGTGGAAACAAATCCCACAGTAACAAATGCCAACAACACTAGTGCCCATAATTCTGGAATACCCATATACATCACCACTTTAGTATACCATGGCAACAATAGGAATGTAAGTGATCCCCAAAACAATCCATTGCAGGTTGAGGATGTAATTGCAGCTGATAGTGCCCGTGTGGCTTGTCCATTTTTGGCCATTGGAAATCCATCCACCATGGTTGCGGCCGCAGAGTTGGCTCCTGGTATGCCCAACAGCACACCACTAAATGAATCACCGGTTGTAGATGAAGCCACCACTGCCACACAAAAAATCACACCAAGATAGGGGTCTCCTACAAAATAAGGCATGAATCCAAACAGTGCGATAAGTCCAGTTGTTGCTCCTGCGGCGGGTATCAGGCCGATGATTAAGCCATACACAATACCTGCCAACAATATTGCAAGTTCCATAATAAAATTTTATACTATTTTGAAGTTTGTGTCTATGAACTGTGCCAGAGGCACTGGGTTATGACTTGTGTAGTTAGCGTTTTTTAAACATATTGCCATGCACTCTGACACGAATGTGTCCGTTGTAGTAGGCATCGGATTCCAGCACTTTTCTAGCAAACTGTTCTCTGGCTTCTACGTAGGACAGTTCTGCTTTGTTTTTGCAGTAAAACAGTATTTCACGAGTAAATTTGTCACGACCCAACTGTTCAACATCTTCTGTGAGTGCATCTGACGATCCATAGTATTCGCGCCAGTCTGATTCCACTTTGTATCTGCGTCTGTTTTTTCTGCCCTTGAGTGGAGGGCGGGACTTTTTGAACTCCACAAGTTTTTTGCCAATGTATTTCCTACCTGTTTGGTTGTTGGTGATTTCATACACAAATCCCACACATCCTTCAGGTATTTCATCAACAGTTTTGCCTTGGTATTGCCATGTCATTGTTAAGTATATACGCCATGCACCAAGCCTCTCCCAACATAGTTGATTCCATTGTCAATTGGATGGAAACATTTGTGGAAGTGCCACATCCATCATTTGGCAACATGCCTCCCTGTCCATATGCTCGTCAGTTTAGACTGCAGAACAAAGTAAAAATTGTTGAATGTCATCAAGCAATATGGGATGAATGCAAATCACAAATGCGTGAATGGACAGACGAGTGGGAAGCAGTTATACTTGCGTCAACATTCAGAGAAATTTCCACAGGACTTTTGTCAGAACGCATTCAAAAGATAAACAAACATTTCAAACACTATGATCTCGTGGCTTTGGAAGATCATCCTGATAGTGCTGAATTCATTGATGGTGTCAAAATGAATCACGGTGAACTTGTGCTTGTGGTTGTGCAAAGACTTGCAAGACTAAACCAATTCAGCAAAAATCTACAAGCAACCAAATACTATCATCGCTGGAGTGAAGAAAATCTTGATGATGTGGTGAGTTGGCGTTTCAGCGATTCTTAGGCTTGCTCAATCCACAGATGGATTGATAAACACTTTCTAAATCTTCTACATCCTCAACAAAACAGTCTGCACGGATGTGTTGCTCATACAGTGCAAGATCTTGGCTCCATTCACGGCCAGTCCACCATTCAAAAGCAGGAATTTTAGATTTGTATCGGCAAGACTCATCATAGGACGCCCCCAGATAAAACCAATTGTATCCTTTGGCATGTGCTGAGCGAATTTCATGGTCCATAGAAAATTTTCCCATGTGCAGTTGAGGATCTCGGTAGTCCCATGCATACTGCCAATTGTCAATGGAATGTCCGTATTTGGTCCACACAGACCATGCTACCAATTTGTTATCATAATAGTAACAGTGGAATGTTTCCTTGTCTGATATGCCAAACTTGTTAAACATAAATGAATCATGGAATCCATTGTGCTGGATGAATTGATCATACACATCTTCTAGTAGGGTTTGATGTTTGATGGCAAACGATCCGGACCATTTTTCCACAGTCACTCCTTTGCGTTGTTTGAACTTAGGCGCTGTGTCGATGTATTTTTTGATGTTGATGCGAGATGACCTTACTTGTGACCAACGATCACCTATGTCAATGTATCCTTGAGCCAGTGCTTGTTCTTGTTCTTCTGGTTCAACATCTGCAAACACCTTAACCCACTGCATGTCATACTTGTCTAATCTACCATATGGATGTTCAAACCAAATTTTCATTGCTTTATTATAACACCAACACTATTTGTAGTCAATATAGGATTGACATTCACCTTCTCTGTATAGATCTTGCGTGACACAGTGAATTCCTCCATCAAAGAAAAATCTATGTCTCAAAGGACAAATAATGGGTACAATTTTGTGTTTTTTAAAAAAATCAAATACTTGTTTGTTGTAACTAGATACCAACACAGTGTGTTCATTCAGCATCATACAATTGACATCAAACACAGTTTCTTCTACATACCCTAGCCAACTGTCTAACCATGAATTAACAAAGTCAAGCAATTCTTTGTTGTCTTCTTCTCCTGGTATCCAATATTTGCCGTAAGTTTTTTGTTTGGCTTGCATGAATTCAGGCAATTGGCCTATGTTACTGTCATCCAAATAACACACTTCCCAGCCTGGAAATGTTTCTGTATATGTCATGATGTCATCTAATGATATGATAGCTCCTGGTTTCACAGTGTGGAAACACGAATCATTATGGCCACCAATTTCAACCCAATGTATGTCAACTTCTGGCCACCATTTCTGTGCCCAGCGTTCGATGATGTTTCTTGAATTTGGATTGTATTCAACAAAATCATTCACTTCCCATTGATCGATATCAATAAACAAATCTTTGCCAACCAAAGTCCAACAAGGCGGATCTATAAATTTGATGTTATTTTTTATCAGCAAGTCATGCCACGGAGTGTTGCGTTGCAAAATATCTTCTGTGATAATTTCTGAAAAATAACCATCACTAGTTGCATGCTGATCAGAAAATATAAGATGTTGTCCTAACACAGAGAGTCGATTTCTTGGATATAACACTGGTTGAATGCCTTGAGCTTTTTGATCAGGATCAAGATACTTTGGGAATTTTTCTTTGTTGACTCTCACAACTTCAACACTCTGTTCACCACACACTTTGGCAATATTGTCTAGATCTTCTTGTGCTTCAATGACCAGTTGTTGTAATTTTTCTTTGATCTCAATGTTTGCAACATGATCAAAATATTCAGGGGCAACACAATGACCAACCATTACTTTCTTGAGGTTATCCCATTTGGACCATACGTTGAAATCGTTTTGATTGGACATAATAATTAAGTGTGTATATATTTATAGACATGGACATTTACCATATTTTTGCTGATCACCATGACGGCACTGATGCATACACTTTTGTAAAAAAGATGAGTGTGTTTCTTGATGAGATGGTTGCACTTGGCAAAATGGAATCACATCGTATCATGAGAATGAAGTTGGGATTCCGATCAATGGATTTGCCAGAGTTTCACATCATGATGGAATTCAAAAACATGCAACAGTTGGATGATGCTATGACAGCTGTGATACGAAATGAAAAAAATATCGACGAATCCCATGTTACTTTTAATTCACTGGTCAACGTGGATACCATTCAACATTTCTTATACAGAGACTTTCCAGACCAGATCGACGACAGCAAATAATCTACTGACATAAAATAGTGTGCTAGGCAATCAAGGCAAACTTCAAAAACATTTAAGGCTTTCATAGCATCTTTGGTAATAGAGAACTACTCCATGAAGAATGGCGGCGAATCTCTTGATGCACAAGGCAAAATGATGTGGCACTGGCAAGAAAAAGATCCACCCACAGTCTGTTTGTAAATTATTCAATCAAGGTGCAAACAGATCGCGTTGTATAGAATGAGCTAACGGGCACAGCACAACCCCCCGACGTTGAGTAGCGAGATTGGATGACTGCGATACAAACGTGATGTATCAAAGTGATAGTTCTGCTTAACAGCAGAATTATGACTGCTCATCAACGTGATGACGACAAACTTTACTTCGTAAAAGAAATGCTTGAGCGCGAGCGACAAGCGATTGACGAAGTCAATCAATCAGCGATGTTGCTTGTGAAACTTTGTAATGAACTCTTGCAGTTCAACATCAGGACGCGAATCTTGACAGTGTGACTCTAAAAATGTACTCATCATTTCAGCAACTGCTTTGGGTGAATGATTCATCAACATGGACTTGATTACCATGGTGCACTGTGAGTGTAGATCCTGTTTGTTGATCACAGCATGTTTTGATTTGACTATTGCCATGCAGATTTACTTAATATAGTATAAGATTGTCATTAAACTGTGAGTTTATTATGAGGTGGCGGCTCGTGCTCTAACACGTGGTTTGGCAGAATATGGTTTTTTGCCTACACTTTTGGATCGTTTCTTTTGAGCATCAAAGATCTTTGCAAACACAGCTTTAATGTAACCAGCATCAGGTCTGCCACCCTTCACTGTTTTTGACACGTCTAACACACGATCAACGTATTTCTCCATGCTAGGATCTTCTTTGAATATGCCCTGTAACCAAGATTGCAGTGCTAAACCATATTTTTTTTTAGCGCCAGGATCTTTCTGCACAATCTTTGGCCATTCCTTATCCCATTGATCGACCATGGCATTAACAGCTGCCATTTTCTTGGTGGGAGGCACATCGAATATGTTCAACATAGCACTTGTGGCACCTGTCACAGCTGATGCAACAGCGGAACCTAAATCTTCATGAATGATATCTCTAATTCTCATTGTGCTGATATTTATAGCAATGGCATTTTGGTCTTCTTGACTGTTTCAATGTTTTGTTTGATCAAAGTGTGCAACATGCGTCGATCATCATTGCACAAATTATAGGCTTCTGTCAAACTAACACTGCCTCTCATATACCAACAGATGCTATGCAGATCATCTTTGATCTGCTTGTTTTCATTATCTAGTTCTTTGAAGTATGCTACGAGGTCAGGTTCCGAGAGCGAGAGGATTTTGGCACGAAAAAATTAGAGTTGTCCATGGAAATTTGTGTTTGATACGATTTTGGTGCACCTTTTTCTATCAACTCTGCAGGTGTTACAATGTCCACAGGAGGAATAGTGCCTTTGTTTTTTTCACGATCAATGTGATCGCGAATCTCATTAGCATATTTGGTTTCAATGTTATGAACCCATTCTTTAATAAACACAGGATCAATCACTGCTTCATCTTGGTCTGGCATCTTGATGCTGACAATCATGTCTGTAATGGCTTTCACAGAAAGTTCGCCTATTTTAGCAAAAATCTTGTTAAACTCTTCCAGCTTCTGCTGTTCGGTCATTGTCGAATCCTGCACAGTTCTAATAAGCCTTTGTTCTTCATAGCTTTTTAGATTCTGTTGACTGATGCCACGATAGTTCATAGGTTTCAAATTGACCACCAATCCATTGCTTAACTGCATGACATCACCCCAAGGTTCATATGAAATTCTTTCCAACATGGTACTGAGATGCACCTGGACCGTGTTACTTTCTTGTGTGTTGGGCACCGCTGTGGTGACATCCATCATCTCACCATAGGTAGCAATTCTAATTCCTACTAACAGTGTGTCAGTGTCCATGGAAGGCACATGCCAAGGATCTTTGATAGCGGGTATGCATGACTTGAACACATCCACAGTGGCCTGTCCGTTCATGAGAGCATCTGGCGTGCGAATGGTCATTTCGTCTTTTGCAGTCATGGGCATGATGCCCACTTCGCCTTGATCATTAAGTTCAATGCAACCTGGTGGATACCAACGTCCCTGTGATGGCAAACGAACATATACTGCTGGTTGCCTAAAGTATGTAGATAGTGGGTTTGTCATTCAATAAATATTTAACGTAACAGTATTTATAGCAGTATAAAATGGACATACAAGACCTAGAAACAGCACTTAAACAAGGTAATATTCCTGCCTGGGCCACAGAAGAAACCTTGGCAAAAGTGGCAAAGGCCCTCAATGTCAAAGGTGGTATAGGTGATTTATCCAAGACTATTGGCAAAACTGGAGACACCAGCCCCAAGACATTTATTGGCGGATTGAATGCTGCCAGTAGTAGCACTAGAAAACTTTCAAAATCAGCCGACATTGCCAACAAAGCATTTTCCAGCATTCAATCAGTGACATCTGGTGCCGCAGGCATCGTGGGTGCATTGGCTCAAAGCAAAGGATCATTTTCAGATCTTAACCCCATCATAGACACTGTAGCCGATGGCATGGGCGAGTTGGCAGGAGCAATCCCCATTGTGGGAGGATTTTTTAAAGCACTGATTGGTTTCTCAGCAGAAATTGCCAAACTCAACAATGTGGTCTTGGACGATCTTATCGACAACTTTATGGCATTGAGCAAATCAGGATTAGGCCTATCATTTGACCTACAAACTATTCAATTGCGAGCATTGGAGGCAGGTGTGGGGTTTGAGACACTCACCAGTGCTGTGCTGAACAATTTTGCAGGCATGATTGCGTTTGGCGGAAGCGTGGAAAATGCCACCAAACGATTTGCTGCCAGTCTCGACTTTCTCACTAACCCCAACAACCCAGAAGGATTTGCATATGCCATGCAGTCTTTAGGATACGGTTCAGAACAAGCGGCAGAGTTCCTAGGACAATTTATTGAGCAAAACAGAAATTCACTGCGCCTACAAGGCTTGTCAGACAAAGAAGTGGCTGGAGTTGCTTTTGAGTATGCAAAAAGTCTTCAGGTGCTGTCCGAACTCACTGGTGTGCAGGTGGATGAAATCAGAGCCAATCAGTTGGCTCAAGTCACTGACGGTGCTTTCCAGGCCAAACTGCAACAGATGAGAAATGCCAACATGGCAGAAGAAGCCGATGCCACGCAGAAGTTTGCAGGAACCATGAGGGGCCTGAGTCCAGTTGTCGAAAAAGGATTCAAAGATGTCACAGCAGGTTTAATGACTCAGCAAACTGCTCTGTTACTAAGAACAGTGCCGGGTTTAGAAGAAGCATTCTTAGCCAGAGATGCTGAAGCTGTGCGGAATTTGTTGGCTGGATTAGCCAAGGATGGCGATGCACTGGAAATTGGTACACTTGGTCTATTGGATGCAAGCAATCCTCTATCTCAATTGATCAATGATCTATTGCCAGCTGCACAGCGATTGTTAGGCATTGTGACAGCAGGACCTACACAGGAGGAACTAGAAAATCAACAACAGATACAAATGGATCGAATGACACAAAGCAACATTAATTTTGAAAGTTTCAATGACAATTTGGTGTTTGCTGGCAAACAGTTGGATATAGCAGGAAAGTCTATTCAGGCAGCCGTTATTGAGAAACTGATACCTGCCATGGAGGCACAACTGGCATTAACCGCAGAAGCATTAAGCAAGCTGACATCATTTATTAAGGATCCTTCAAGTATCTTCGAAACGGGAGATGGCCTAGGATTTTTTGACTTTGATCTTAAACCAAACGACCCTAACAACGAGCCTGTCAATCTTTTGGATTTACTTTTAAATAGGAACACTAAACCTAAATTTGGCGGAGGTTCTGCAGGACAAGGTTTATATGTTGTGGGCGAACGTGGTCCGGAACTGTTGGCTCTGGAACAAGGATCCATGGGCCATGTGTATAACAATGGTCAAATGAAATCTATGTTGGGCAAACGTGAAAACGGAGGTCCAGTGCAAGGCATGCCTAGTATGGCAATGTTAGATTATTTAACAAGTGAAGGTATTGAAGGATCACGCAAATATGATGATGGCTTTGAGATTGCATACACTAACACTCTAAATATGCCAAAAATAGATGAAGCAACTATGAAGGAATTCATAAAATACCAGAACAGTAAAAAAAATCTCAAATTTTCAGATACTCCGCAAATGGAAGATATAATATCTGACGTAGAATTCAAAGGTAATGGAGGTGCAGTGGTTGGAGAGATCAGAAACCTCAACAAAATGCTGAAAAGTTATATGGGCAAAATCACATCAGGATCCAGTTATTTTTAAGGTTGCAATATTAAAAAAAGATACATATAATAATAAGTCATGAGTTGGAAAAAATATTTTAATTTAGTAACACCCGATGGCACCATGTCCCCGGTGTCAGGTGCCAACACAGCATCCAATCCGATGAGTGCTGTGGGACGCAGAAACTACACATCCTATTTGCCAGAAGTCTACACAGGTCATCCCAACAGGATGGAGCGTTACTTTCAATATGATCAAATGGATCAAGATTCAGAAGTCAATGCCGCACTGGACATCATTGCTGAATTCTGCACACAACCCAACAAGCAAACTGAAACTCCTTTTGACCTACGCTACAAAGACAAACCCACAGAATCAGAAGCACTCATCTTAAGAGATGCACTCAAACAGTTTTCCACCATCAACGAATGGAACCGCAGAGCATTCAGAATGTTCCGCAACACACTCAAGTATGGTGATTCATTTTTTATTCGTGATCCAGAAACACAAGAACTAATTCATGTTGCCGCATCCAAATGTGACAAAGTGATTGTGAATGAATCACAAGGCAAGCGACCAGAACAGTATGTGTTCAGAGATCTAAACTTAAATTTAGAATCGCTCAGTGCATCACAGGTGGCAGCCAATGTGACATATTCATCACCAGGATCATCTGCTGTGGCCGATTCAAACTATGGCGGTGGTCAACGTGGCATGGGCGGCGGTGCTGGCTTTGGAGGATCATATGGACAACAAGGAGGCAGATTTGAAACCACAGTTAATCAATATGCCATTGATGCCAATCATGTGTGTCACATCAGTCTCAGTGAAGGACTTGATTCAAACTTTCCATTTGGCACATCCACATTAGAGACTGTGTTTAAAACTTTTAAACAAAAAGAATTACTAGAAGATGCAATTATAATTTACAGAGTGCATCGTGCTCCTGAAAGAAGAGTGTTCTACATTGATGTAGGCAACATGCCCACACACATGGCCATGGGATTTGTGGAACGTGTGAAAAATGAAATACACCAAAGACGTATTCCTTCCATATCAGGTGGATCCAATTCAATCGATGCCACATACAATCCACTGTCAATCAACGAAGACTACTTCTTTCCACAGACAGCAGAAGGCAGAGGTTCAAAAGTTGAAACACTACCAGGTGGAACCAACCTTGGTGAGATTGATGATCTAAGATATTTCACAAACAAATTGTATCGTGCATTGAGGATTCCAAGTTCTTACTTGCCCACTGGTCCAGATGATGGAGCCAATCCACAGTATTCAGACGGCAGAGTTGGCACAGCATACATCCAAGAGTTGAGATTCAACAAATACTGTGAAAGACTGCAGGAAATTGTGGTGCCATCCATTGATGTTGAGTTTAAAGTGTTCTTAAAAAACAGAGGCATCAACATAGACACATCTCTGTTTGATTTAAAATTTAACACACCACAAAACTTTGCCGCATACAGACAGATTGAACTTGACAATCAGCGGGTGCAGGCATTCACACAGATTGAGCAAGTGCCATATCTATCAAAAAGATTTGCACTCAAGCGTTTCTTAGGCTTGTCAGAAGAAGAAATGGCACAGAATCAAAAGATGTGGTCAGAAGAAAAAGGCGAAAGCAAAGACGATGCTGTGCAGGGTGCTGATCTTAGAAACGTTGGCGTCACTGGAGGAGGCATTGCAGCCGATCTTGATGCTCAGACTGGAGAAGTAGAACCAGAAGGCGACATTGAAGCAGGTGAAGAAGGTGAAGGCATCGGCGGCGACGAGGGCGACGTTGAAGTGTGAAGACGTGCTCAGTCTTTTGGAAGCACATAAACATTCGTGGAGACAACAGAATATTCCCATGTTGCCGTTTCAAAAAACCTGTTGCAACTTACACAGGTGATCTCGATCACCTATTAACATCCAAAACATTCCAAGATCTCAGAAACACAGACGTCAGCACAATGCCAGAATGTGCCAAGTGCATGTATGAAGAAGACAACGGCATAACCAGTTTTAGACAAAAATTCAATCAACAATTAGACACTGCCACAGTTGGATTAGAATACTTGGAAATTGGGTTTGACAACATTTGTAACCTTACCTGTGATGGTTGTTACCCAGAATTCAGTTCAGCATGGAGTAAAAAATTAAATCCACACGCACACAAAAGCACACACTACACATCGATCAACGAAATCACAGCCATACCTGACACAGTCAACAAGATCATGTTCCTTGGTGGCGAACCATTGATGACTTCACGCCATAAAAAAGTGCTGGAGATGATTGCTGATCCAAGCAAAGTCAAAATATCATACAACACCAATGCAACTTTCCTGCTTGATAATGATTTGATCAATATTCTAAAACAATTCAAGCATGTACACTTCATAGTGAGCATTGATGGATACAAAGAACTCAATGAAAAGGTCAGAACAGGAACAAAATGGAGTGATGTTGAAGCATTTATCAAACAGATCCAAGAGAACGGATTTGAAATGAGTGTAAACAGTGTGATACACTTGAACAATTGGCAAGGAATGCCAGATCTTGAACGATTTGTGGAGACACTGGACCTCACAGCACCACACTACGGCACTGGACTAGCACCTTGGTACGTGAACATACTGACTTATCCTTTGCATCTTGATATCAGGAATGCAAAAAACAAACAAGAAATTGTTGATGTCATTGCAAAAACAGATATCCCCAACAAAGAATATGTGCTCAATCACTTGTCCTAAACGATCAAAACAGGTTTAAATACACACATGCAATTGTTTGAATTTTTTGACTCGCTTGATGCAGACACCAGACACAGCATGGACCAAGACCAAACTGTGTATGACATGAACAATGACACCAGGAAGTCAAGACTCACACTTGAGATGATCAATCAACTGCGTAATCAAATGCAACAGAGACGCGAAGAACAAAGACAAGATCGCGAACTGTATCAAAAAATGTATGGTGGATCAGTTGCAGACTCGGCCCAACCCACTCTATAATATATAACTTCATACATGGCAGGCAGACGTACACTCATGAGAATTGGAGCTTACAAAGCCTATCTTGCTGGACAAGACAAATTTAATTGTCTCAACAAACAAAACATTGACATTAATGCTTATCTTGATGCAGGTATGAAGACAAATGCCAAAGAAAATCTTGCAAAATTAGAAACATCTAAACTAACCCCACAAACACAGAATCGCAAAACCAATGTGGTCAAAGCACCACCTATACCCAAAAAAGACACAGACTACAAACCCAAAGGCGAAGTGTGCTTCATAATTGCCAATGGTGAGTCACGTAGAGGCTTTGATCTACACCAGTTGTCCAGCAAAGGCTATGTGATAGGCATGAATGTGTTGCCAGTGGTTGAAGATTTTTGGCCAGATGCTCTTGTGTCTGTGGATATTGCCACTGTGAAATGGATCTGTGAAAAAAATGTGCCTGACAAACTTGAAATGTGGTCATACCCTCGAGGCGGTGTAAAAGATCAACGTGTGAATAGACTTGCCAAAGATTGGGGATGGTCATCTGGGCCAACAGCCACAAGACTAGCACTGGAATACAAAAAATATCAGACAATTTACATCTTGGGCATGGATTTTTTCGGCATCACAGAAAAGGGCGTAATTGATGAAAAGGATGGCAGAAAGATTAACAACATGTTCAAGGGCAAAGAGAGATATCGTAAGCCAGGTTCAGATAGAACCTATTTTGGCAACTGGCTCAATCAAATGATTACAAATACAAGCAGTCATCCTAATGTAAATTTTTATCATGTGATACGTGAAGGACAGCGATCTCCCAATAAACTAGCACAAAAAACCAATTGGATCGACATTACATATAATATGTTTCAAGAGCATTTGAGTAAAATGCCTAAAAAGAGCTCTTAAAAGGGCTGTGTTTCCCAATTTTGTTAAATATCTGCCTTAAAGGAGGCAATTATCATGTCTAAATTTGAAAAACTCCTTGACTTGCTGGTTAACGAGCAGAAGGACGAAGCTGAAAAGCTGTTCCACGAAATTGTTGTGGAAAAATCACGTTCTATCTACGAAGGTATCCTAGCAGACGAGGAAGCAGAAACAACTGAAGAATCAGCTGACAAAGATGACGCTGATGAAGTTGATGAAGCAATGCACAAAGATAAAATGAAGTCCAAAAAGGACAAAGAAAAAATGAAAGAAGAATCTGATGAAGATGCAGAAGAAGAAGTTGAAGAAACTGAAGAGCCTGCAGAATCTACAGACGAAACAATTGAAGAAATCGGTGGCGACGCAACTGATGATCTAATTTCAGACATCGAAGCAGAAGCACAAGGCATGGACATGGACATGGACGATGAAGAAGGCATGGATCATGACGGTGATTTTGATGATGATGGCGATCAAGATGGCGAGACAGAAGAAATGTTTGAACCATTAGAAAAAGAACTTGACCAATTAAAGGCTGAGTTTGCAAAGATGATGGACTCAGATGATGACAAGCCAGAAGAATCATTAGAAGTTGAAGAGTCAAAAGACGCTGATTCAATTGTCAAAGAATATGCAGAAATGGTCAAAACAGGCCACGGTGCAGAAAAAATGGGCAAAGAAGCAGGTGCAGATCAAAAGAAATCACCTGTAGCCGGCAAAAACAAGCCAATGAACGATGCTAGAGCACACTCAATGGGTGGCGGCGCAGAAGAAAAAGGCGGCGTAGGCAAAGCATTAGCAGGCGATACTGCAAAGCCTATGGGCAAGACATATAAAAACGCAGGTGGTTCAAAATCACAAAAGTTAGATATGGCTCCTAAGGCAATGGAAAAAGAAGGTTCAGTAGACGGTAAGTCTCCTGTGGCTTCTAAATAAGGAAATAGGATATGCAAGTACTATCAGAACACTTAACATTTGATCAAGCAAAGGTTGTTGTTGAGTCTTCCAACGAAGGTAAGGATCTGTACATGAAAGGTATTTGTATTCAAGGTAATGTAAAGAACGCAAACCAGAGAGTGTATCCTACTTTCGAAATCAACAAAGCAGTGCAAAAAATATCCGACACTATCTCCGGGGGCCAATCAGTTCTCGGAGAAGTTGATCATCCAGAAGATCTCAAAATTAATTTGGATAGAGTATCACACATGTTAACAAACATGTATATGGAAGGCAACAACGGATATGGAAAATTAAAAATTTTACCTACTCCAATGGGTAAACTTGTAGAAACAATGCTACAATCAGGCGTAAAACTAGGCGTATCATCAAGGGGATCAGGCAACGTAGACGAAGGAACAGGTAATGTGTCAGATTTTGACATTATTACCGTAGATGTAGTGGCTCAACCATCAGCTCCAAATGCTTATCCAACTCCAATTTATGAAAGTCTTCTTAACATGAAGCATGGACATAAAGTTTTGGAAGTGGCAAAAGCAGTAAAAGAAGATGCAAGAGCACAACGACATCTAAAAGATGGAGTGATCCGATTAATTCAGGATCTGAAAATAGGCTAAAGGAGACTAAACATGCTAGACATTATCAAACAACTCCTTGACAAAGACCTGGTAACAGAAGATACCCGTGCGGAAATACAAGAAGCATGGGATTCTAAAATATCAGAAGTCAAAGAAGAAGCAAAGACAGAAGTTAGGGAAGAGTTTGCCAAGCGTTATGAACATGATAAGTCTGTAATGGTAGAAGCAATGGACCGATTAGTTAATGAATCTCTCAAAAAAGAGGTTTCTGAATTCGTAGAAGACAGAAAACAACTAGCGGCTCAAAGAGTGATGTACAAAAAGGGCGTTAAACCACACATGGAAATGCTACAGAAGTTCATCACAAAGCAACTTGCCAACGAGATGGCCGAGTTACAAGCAGACAGAAAGCAGATGGCAGAACAAGTGGCAACACTTGAGTCATTTGTGACTTCATCTCTTGCAAAAGAACTCAATGAGTTCGAATCTGACAAGAGATCTGTAGTAGAAACTCGTGTGAAACTTGTGAAGGAAGCAAAAGAAAAATTTGCTGAGATCAGAAGTGCATTCATCAAGAAGGCAAGCAAAATTGTTGAATCAGTGGTTAGTGAGAATATCACAAAAGAGATGACTCAATTCAAAGAGGACATCAAAACTGCAAGAGAAAACAATTTTGGCAGAAAGATATTTGAAGCATATTCTTCAGAGTATCTAACTTCATACCTTAACGAGACTTCAGAAGTTCGCAAGATGCAGAAGCAACTCGCAGAAGCCCAAACACAAATCGATGAAAAATCAAAACTTTATGAGTCAACAAAGATCGAAAAAAATAAGATCGAGTCAAGACATCGTAGAGATAAGATTTTAAACGAAATGTTACAGCCTCTGTCAGGCGACAAAAAAGAAGTTATGTCAAATCTGTTAGAAACAGTGCAGACTGACAATTTAAAAACAGCTTTCAACAAGTATCTTCCACACGTAATGAAAGATGCTAGAAAGTCAACGATTATATCTGAATCAAAAACAGAAAAAACAGGCGACAAACCAAAGGCACACACACAGGCAAAACAAACAGACGAAGATGTAATAAACATCCGCAAATTAGCAGGTATTAATTAAGAGAGGAAAATACAAAAATGACATCCCAATTGCTAGAAAGTAAATGGCAAGAAACTAAAGGCGCTTTAATGGAAGGCGTTGAAGGTACTAAAGCCAAATCACTGGATGTGGTCCTTGAGAACACACGCAAATACCTGTCAGAGCAAGCAACATCAGGCGCAACATCAGCCGGTAATGTAGCAACTCTGAACAGAGTTATTTTGCCTGTAATCAGAAGGGTCATGCCAACTGTGATCGCCAACGAATTAGTTGGTGTTCAACCTATGACAGGTCCAGTTGGACAAATCCATACACTAAGAGTTAGATATGCTGACGCAACAACAGGCGGTGCAACAAACATCGCAGCTGGTGACGAAGCTCTATCTCCATTTAAAATCGCATCATCTTATTCAGGTAACGACAGTGATCCTGCAAAAGGTAGTGCAACAGCAACACTTGAAGGAGCTGCAGGTAAGAAATTAAACGTGCAGATCTTAAAGCAGGTGGTTGAAGCCAAATCAAGAAAGCTATCAGCAAGATGGACTTTTGAAGCGGCTCAAGATGCACAAGCACAGCAAGGCATCGACATCGAAGCAGAAATCATGGCCGCATTGGCACAAGAGATTACTGCTGAGATCGATCAAGAGATCTTAACATCATTAAGAAGCCTAGCTGGTTCAGCTGCAGCTGCATTTGATCAGTCTGCTGTTTCAGGAACAGCAACATTCGTAGGTGACGAGCACGCCGCATTAGCAGTGCTTATCAACCAGCAAGCAAACTTGATCGCACAGCGAACAAGAAGAGGTGCAGGTAACTACGCAGTTGTATCATCAGAAGCATTAACAATACTTCAATCAGCAACAACTTCAGCGTTCGCAAGATCAACTGAGGGTGTATTTGAAGCACCAACAAACACAAAGTTTGTAGGTACTTTAAACAACTCAATGAGAGTATATGTTGATGGTTATGCATCAACAGGAACAGACGTGCTTGTAGGTTACAAAGGTTCATCAGAAGCAGATGCACCAGCATTCTACTGCCCATACATTCCGTTAATGTCATCAGGTGTGGTCCTTGATCCGTCTACATTCGAGCCAGTAGTAAGCTTTTTAACAAGATATGGTTATGTTGAGTTATCAAACACAGCATCATCACTTGGTAATGCAGCTGACTATCTTGCTAGAATTAGCATTTCAAACGTATCATTCAAGTAATATACAAATCAAAAGGGGGGATTTTATGTCCCCCTTTTTTTATGACCGATAAATATCACACATGGCAAAGATAATTAGAGACTCACAAAAGATCGAAATACAAGATTCGTTTGGAGCAAACACAGCCGGCACGTTTGGCACATTTAGTTCCTCGGATACCACTCCTTCTGTATTGGGAGGCAATCTGTGGAAAACACACGCATCAGGACAAACACTTACTACATTCGACGACGGCGTTGTAGGACAAATAATCACAGTAATTTCAACTGCCGCAGTTGTGTTTGATGTAACAAGCACAACACTTAAAGGTGGCTCAACCAATATTACCACAGCATCAGGAGATGTAACCAATTGGGTGTATGATGGCACCAACTGGTATCTAATTAACTTTATGGATGTATCAGCTAACTTGAGTGGCGGACACTAAACTCCAAACCTAAAATTTTTAGTCTTACACAACCAAATAAATATCATTACTAAATGACAAAACAAAGAATTTTTGTAGGATCGGGAATCAATACAGGCGACGGCGATACACTTCGCGAAGCCATGATCAAATCAAACAATAACTTTGATGAACTGTATGATTTGATTGGTCAAGACTCCTCAGGCAAGTCTATTGATATTTCAGGCAACATCATTTCATCTACTTTTACAAACACAGACATAATCATTGAACCAAACGGCACAGGCGACATTGTGATGAGTGGCGACCTAGTGGCCAACATTATTAAGTCAGATGACTCCACTGGCATTGTGATTGATGACAATCTCATCCTCACTGGCATAATCAAAGCAGACAGTTCTTCAGTGGTCAGAATCGGAGAAGACGTTGATGTCGACGGCACTGTGACTGCACAAGCATTTGCAGGTGATGGATCTGGTTTGACTGGCATCACAGCTGAAGGCACTGGTGTAGCTGTTCAAGACAATGGAGCTTCATCGGGCACAGCTGCAACAATAAATTTTGCTGATGGACTCAGTGTTGACTTCAGTGGCGGCACTGCCACAGTAACATTTGGCGGAGCAGGTGATTCGACTGAAACATACACCAACGTGTTGCGATCAAATGATTCTACTGAGGTGCAAGTTGCAGACAATCTTGTGCCACAAACAGACAACGCATTCAGTTTAGGCACTGCTGATAAAAGATGGTCAGGACTATATGTTGCAGGCTCATCCATTCACATTGGCAATATTATTTTACAAGATAGTGGATCAGGAACTTTACAAATTGTTAACGCAGATGATTCAAGTCTAGCTTCATTGCAAAGTCAAAGCAACACATTAAATGTTGTAGGTGATGACTCCACTGATATGGAAATTGCTATTGGCATTGATAGATTTTATGTGCAGGGTGGCACAAACATCACAACATCCACCAACAGCAGTTTAGAACTTAACATATCAGTTGATGATGCTCCTACGTTCAGTGGCGTTGTGACAGCCGGTGGGTTAACAATAGGGTCCGCAGTCATCAATGAATCTGACCTAGAGCAAATTGATGATCTCACAGCAGGCACTGTGGCAGCTTCCAAAGCTGTGGTTGTTGATGCCAACAGAGATATTGCTACACTGCGAAACATTACATCAGACGGCACTGTTCAATTTGGTTCACTAAGCGACGGCACTATCACTGCCACTGCATTTGCAGATGAAGATGATATGTCTTCCAATTCAGCCACACTTATTCCTACACAACAATCAGTTAAAGCATATGTTGATACTCAAATTAGTGCCAACAACACACTTGTTTTAGGCGATGATGCTTCATCAGAAATCAGTATGGTGCTCAGTGATACACTAAATGTCAAAGGCGGTAATTCAATCACATCATCAGTGACAGGGGATGGCTTAACATTTGCATTGGACGATAAAATTACAGTTGATGAAATATCAGCAAAAGATTCAAGTGCTGTGTCAATTCAGTCAGCATTACAATTAGATTCAACATTATCAGTGGTAGGCGGTGCCAACTTTGAAGGCACACTGACTGTGAACACAATTAACTCTGCAGATTCAACAGCAGTGACGATCAATGATGCTTTACAAGTCAACGGAAACTTTGGATTTAATGAAGGAGTTGTAGTATCAACCATAGTTGATGAAGATGACATGTCATCCAACTCAGACACAGCACTGGCCACACAACAGTCAATCAAAGCATATGTAGACAGTGAAATTAGTTCAGGCACAACGCTGACAATTGGTGCAGACGATTCGACCAACATGCAATTGGCAATCAGTGTGGATTCATTCTTCATACAAGGCGGCACCAATGTAACCACATCAACAGACAGCGGCAGCCAACTTACTATATCTGTAGATGATGCTCCAACGTTCAGTGGTGTTGTTACAGCAGCTGGATTTACCATTGGATCAGCTGTGATTAACGAAGCAGAACTTGAAGCAATTGATGTCACTGCTGGCACAGTGTCAGCATCCAAAGCACTGGTGGTTGATGCCAACAGAGACATTGCCACACTTAGAAATTTAACATCAGACGGCACGATTCAGTTTGGTTCATTGTCGGATGGCACCATCACTGCCACTGCATTTGTAGATGAAGATAACATGATATCAAATTCAGCCACACTGATTCCAACACAACAATCAGTGAAAGCATATGTTGATTCTGTAGTAGGTATACAGACTACAGGCATACAAGTTGCTGATTCATCAAGCACAGTGATCGATGTTTTCGATGGAGATTTATTAAATGTGCTTGGCACAGGAGGCATAACTGCGTCAGTAGTGGATGGCGGCAATACATTAACAATTGCCATGGATGCTTCTCCATCATTCACAAATGTTCAGATTGATGGCGACTTAACTGTGTCTGGTACAACCACGTCAGTCAACACAACCAACTTAGAAATTAGCGATGCACTATTAGAACTTAACAAAAACAATTCAGGCGGTGCTGATAAAGATGCAGGACTTGTAATACAAAGAGGATCTGCTGGCAACAATGCAGCCTTGTATTGGAACGAAGGCGATGACAAATTCAAAGCAGTGCTGACCACTTCAGAGGCCACAGCCACATCAGTCACAGATTCGTCCAAAGCCACTATAATAGCAAATTTTGAAGGCGACACTGCAACCATAACAACTATTTCTACCAACCAAATATCATCTGGAGATTCAAGTGCGGTACAAGTTAATGATGGACTTAATGTGTCAGGCACACTTTCAGCAAACATCATTGATGCAAACACAATTTCTTCAAGTGATTCCACAGCACTAACAATCAATGACGGAGTAATTGTTGTTGGCAACTTTAGTTTCGATGGCGGTGCATCTGTTAGCACAATCCTTGATGAAGATGCAATGTCATCCAACTCAGACACTGCACTGGCCACACAACAATCAATCAAAGCATACGTGGACTCAGTAGCAGGCGGCACAATACAACTTGGCGATGATGCATCCAATGCCGGTGCAGTGGACATAAACGCCAACGAAGAATTAATGTTCCATAACGGTGATTCTATTACACCAGTGGTTAGTGCAAATGGCATAACATTCAACTTAAATGAAGCAATCACAGTTGACCAAATTGACGCAGGCGATTCAAGTGTAATAACAATTAATTCAGCAACAAAATTAAATTCAACATTCTCGTTCAACGGTGATGGCACAGTAGCAGTTTCTTCTGTAAAAGATGAAGACGATCTAACATCAAATTCAGCCACTGCTCTTGCTACCCAGCAATCCATAAAAGCTTATGTAGACAGTCAAGCAGGAGGCACACTTTCACTTGGCGATGATGCATCAAACTCTGGCAATGTTGATGTCAATGGAGGCCAAGATTTAGAGTTTCAAGCAGGCAACTCAATTACACCTACTGTAGCAGGCAACGGAGTAACCTTTGCACTGAATGATGACATCTCGGTTAACCAAATAGGTGCTAAGGATTCTACGAGTATTTCTATTACATCACCATTACAAGTGGCATCAAATGTGCAAGTAACTGGTGTAGTGACACAACGTACTGCACCAACTGAAAGAACTCATCTTGTAACCAAAGGTTTTTTCGACGACAATGCAGGGCTAGGGGGATTTACTAATTCAACAATATCTGATTTTCCTATTACGCAAGATTCATCAGCAACTGATTTCCATGAAGGTTCTGATGCAGTAGGAAGTGTAGCCGCCATAGATGCATTTGGTGTTGCAATTAGTACCTTATTCGACTGTATGGAACCAGTAGGACGCTTACAGGCAACTGACTTAGGAGAGAGTGAGACTCATGTCGGAGCTTAATAAATATAATATAGGAGCGAAATAAATATACGATGCCAACAACAGTCCAATTTAGAAGAGGAACAACTGCTCAAAACAATGCTTTTACTGGTTCAAACGGTGAGATATCTGTTGATACAGATGACGGCAGACTTGTTGTTCACGACGCCAGCACAGCAGGTGGAACAAGACAAGCACTTGCAAGTGAAACCATATTCAGAGTAATAGCAGACGATTCCACAGGAATATATCTACAAGGTGGCACTGATGAACTTAGAATATCAGGCGGCAATGGTATATCCACATCAACAGACTCCGGTGGTTCATTAACAGTTTCATTAGATTCAACAGATTCAGCAACATTTAACGGTGGTGTCATTATTGACAACATCACCATAGACGGCACAGAAATTGACCTGTCATCAGGCGACCTAACAGTTGACGTGGCAGGCGACATCATACTTGATGCCGGTGGTGACGAAATCATTTTCAAAGACGGTAGCGCCAATATTGGTCATGTGTCCCTAGACAGTGACAATTTAACAATTAAATCATTAGTGTCAGACAAAGATATTATATTTCAAGGTAATGATGATGGAGCAGGCATAACTGCATTGACATTAGATATGTCAGCGGCAGGAGCTGCGGCATTCAATTCAACAGTGACAGCAACAGGATTCATTATTGGTTCAGCAGACATCAATGAAACTGACTTAGAAAAGATTGATGGCATCACAAACGGAGCCGGTGCGGCAAACAAAGCGTTGGTGCTTGATAGCTCTGCAAACGTGGCATCAGGTTTAGCTGCCTTGACAGCATCAGGTGTTGTTACAGCGGCAGGATTTACTATTGGATCAGCAGTGATTAATGAAGCTGATTTAGAAAAAATTGACGGGATCACCGATGGCGCTGGAGCTGCCAATAAAGCAGTGGTGTTAGATGGAGATGCTGATGTGGCATCTGGACTTAGAAACCTAACAGCAAGTGGAACATTAACATCAGCGGCTGTGGTTACAGAAACTATTTCATCTGCAGATTCAACTAGTGTATTTTTTAATGATGGTATTACATTATCAGGACCAATCAAATCAGATGCTTCTGCGACAATCAACATTGATGATGCACTTGATGTTGAAGGTGCAATTACATCAGGAGGTGTTGTAACTGCCACAGGATTTACAATCGGTTCAGCAGTGATAAATGAAACTGATTTAGAAAAACTTGATGGCATCACAAATGGAGCAGGAGCTGCCAACAAAGCATTAGTGCTTGATGGCTCAGCCGATGTTGCATCAGGCCTAGCTGCCTTGACAGCATCAGGAGTCATTACTGCCGCTGGATTTACCATTGGCTCTGCGGCAATCAATGAAGCAGAATTAGAAACTATAGACGGTGTAACAGCAGGCACGGTGGCAGCCTCCAAGGCAGTGGTAGTTGATTCAGACAAAGATATTGCTTCATTTAGAAACCTTACTGCCACAGGCACAATCACCACAGCAGACATAGCTGCAACAGGTAACATTCAAATTGACGGCAATTTGACAGTGTCAGGCACAACCGTTTCCGTCAACACAACAAATTTAGAAATTCAAGATGCACTGTTAGAACTAAGCAAAAACAATTCAGGTGGTGCAGATGTTGATGCTGGTATTTTCATTCAAAGAGGATCAGCTGGCAACAATGCGGTGTTCTATTGGAACGAAGGCGATGACAAGTTCAAAGCAGTGCTTTCAAACTCAGTAGCCACAGCCACAGCAGTCACAGACTCGTCAACCGCAACCATAGTGGCAACCTTCGAGGGAGACTTGACAGGCACTACTGTGACATGTAATGAGATAGTTTCAAGTGATTCATCTTTTGTTAACATTAATGACGGATTAAATGTAGACGGCAACATTCAAACAACATCAGGCGACATCACAGCAGGCGGATCATTCATAATTGGCTCAGCTGATATGAATGAAACTGATCTAGAAAAACTTGATGGAATCACCAACGGAACTGCGGCAGCTAATAAAGCAGTTGTGTTAGATGGTTCTAAAAATATTGGCACATTAGGTGCAGTGACTGCCACATCAATTGTATTAGGAAGTGCAGACATCAATGAAGCTGACCTAGAACAAATTGACGGATTAACAGCAGGCACAGTTACAGCTTCAAAAGCAGTGGTAGTCGATTCAGACAAAGATGCCGGCGACTTTAGAAACGTAACACTTTCTGGCACTTTACATTGCACAACACTTGATGTGAGAGAAATCGAATCAACAGACAGTTCAGTCATCACTGTTAACGAAGGCCTAGAAGTATTAGGCACACTGCAAGTAAATGAAATTGTTGCCAGTGATTCTTCCGAAGTTGTGATCAATAACTTGAGAACACAGGTGATCACAGCAAACGATTCAACAGAAATATTGGTTAATGATGCGATGCGTGTGTCAGGACTTATTACAGGAACTGCAACACAGGCACAATACGCTGACTTAGCTGAGATATTTCCAACAGACGATCTAGGCCTTGAGCCTGGCGATGTGGTCAAGTTTAGCGGTGAAAACAAAATTGCCAAAAGTGATCAAGAAGCACAGACATCAGTGGCAGGCGTTGTATCCACTGAACCAGGCTTCCTACTAAATGAAGGCGGCACTGGCGTAAAACTTGCTATGACAGGGCGTGTGCCATGTAAGATTCAAGGCATAATCGAAGCTGGAGATTTATTAGTGTCAGCAGGCAATGGCAGAGCAAAAGCACAATCAAATCCTGCTGTAGGCACTGTGATTGGTAAAGCAATTGAATCACACAACAGCACAGATGATGGTGTAATCAACATTATGATTACATTGATGTAATCATACAATTAAATCTAAAATAGTTTGAAGTTTTGTTTTTATTGTTTTATTCTGTAGAGTTTTTCTCACTCCATCATGCAAAGGCATTGGCCAAGAATTAATTGACACCCAAGCATAACCTGAGTGTTCAGCATTTAATCTGGGCAAAAATTCCTGTTCTACTACACACACAAACGTATGAAACTTGAAGCGTGTGTCTTTGCTCACAAAAAGTTCTAAAGGTATTGTTTTTTGTATGGTTGGCTGAAATCCAATTTCTTCGACAATCTCTCTTTGCAATCCTTGCCATGGAGTTTCTGTTGCTACTGACTTGCCACCCACCATGCCCCAAGTGCCTTTTTGTTTGGCAGAACGATTGAGGAATAAAAATCGCTTGGTTGACTTGGCATAGAACAAACAGCCGCTGGCAGTGATTTGACTCATTGTATATTATTTTATACTCTAAAATTTAATAGACCAAGTGCCTGGCGCATAAAAACCTTCGTATGATTTCACCCAAAATCCTTGATCAGGTAACCACTTGAATTGAATACCAGTGGTTTCATTTGTGACATATTGTGTTTCTAGATAGGATGATGAATCAGAAAACAAAGTGTTTTCGTCTGCATCAAATCGTCTCACCCAATTGCCTGATGCATCTTTTTCAATGATGTCATTGGCTGAAGCAATTGTGGTGCCCCAGGCTTCTGCATAGTTGGGCACAGTGTCTGCTGACGGATTGCCATCATCGTCTGATGCTCTGGTATCAGTTTCAGATGCAGTCTTGCCATCTGTGTTTTTCTTATTGCCAATATCTTCTGTGATGAGATATCTAGTGCCAACAGGCGCTCCATCTGGATTAAATGTGAGTGGATTAATCACAGCATCAACAGAGTTCAAGGTGTTGGTTGGAATTGAATCTTGATCAACATCCAGCAGTAGACTGAATTGATCCTGCGGATCAATACTCACGGTGCCTGTGACATTTACAATTATGTCATCACCATTTACATCAGTGGTAGACTGTTGCAACTTGATGGTTGATAATCCATTTGTGATTGATTTGCTGTACAATGCCTCAAATCTGTGCCAATTGATTTTGTTACCAAACTGACTTTGTGATTGGAACACACGGTTTTCTCTGTTGTTAGCGTGTGTGGAATTACCCGCACGTTGTTCACCCAACAACGATATCCTATTGCCTAACACCAGTACCGCATAGTTGCCAGGCGTTACAGTTTGACGTGACAGCAAGTCAGTGCCTAGTATGCCGTCCACATCAACTTTGCCCGCATCTTCATCATATATGCTCATGACAATTTTTTCAATGACACCAAGTTTTTTAAGTTTAGCAGGCGGTGAAATAAAGATTGGTGTTCTGAATGTGAGAGTGGCGACATCAATATCGTCAGCTACTCCTTGTGGAATTGCTCGTGATGTAAAGTTTACATTTGTGAGTTCAACAAATGACAGTGAAGTCCAATCAAGATAGTTGTCTGTGGTTTGTAGTTCCAGTGCTGGATTGAACAGCACAAGGATTTGCTCTAGCATCTGTAATTTTTGATCTGTGTTGGTGCTGAAAATGTCTGCGTTAAACGTCAACTCAAAAGGTGTAGGCATGATTCTTTCAATGGTGTGTGATTGACCTGGTGCACCTGTATAAGCATTTGCCGTTGGATCAAACTCTCTTTCACGTATGTGCTTTTTGTCTACGTGATAAGGATTGTACATCCTGTCTCTGTCATAACTCAAGTTGGTTATGTAGCATGATATTTGAGGCGCAGTGATCAATGTGTTTTCTGATCCTTTCTTGAGAATTTGTGCCACCTGTCTTGACATGTCTCCATACTTGACTGGCACTTGCAGTGTTTCTGATTCGCCTTTGGAATTTTTACCTGTGATGTAAGAAAAGTTTGACATCATACGAATAAACTGTAGAATGTATCTTCTTATTTGGGCGTCATAAAAATGTTCCATTCTAATTATCCGCCTTTGGTTTTAGTAGTTTGCTGAGGGAAACTCTTTCAGGTGTGGTGGACGAACCATCTGCTAATGTGGTCTGGGTTGTGTTGTTGATAAAGCCACTTTTTTGTGTTTCTTTTGTATCTGTGTTTGTCATTGTTTGTCTTACATCATCTTCTATTTTCACAAATCTTCTGCCATCAAATCTGAATAACCTGTTTGGCGAATAGTCTGTTCTCAACACAAACATTCCTTCCACAGGATTACGTGGAAATTTGGTTGACGCTGTGAAAGTTTCACCATTGGCTGGTATGCCATCTCCTGTGAGATATCCTTCGATATAACCATTGGTTTGTGGATTAGCAAAAATTTTATCTACACTTAGGTGACCAGTGTCTGTGTTCACATCTGAGTCAACAGTGACCAATGCCACACGTCCATCTTCTTCGGTTGGCATCACATATAATTGTTTGGTATTGTAACCAGACTTTGGTGCATCTTGTTCTGCTTGATCAACAATTGCTTCGTTGATTTCTAAATCTTTATCTCTAGTCTTTTGATGTGTGTTTTCATCTTTGTCGCCCAGTATGTCTCTAAACTCTTGTGCATCTGTGATGCCTTTCACTCTCACTCTGTATAAATGTGGCCACCAAGTTTTGGAAAATCCTTCAGCCGCTCTTACCACATCATCCACCACATAGTAGCGTTTAAGCGTTTCGGTGTCATTGGTATCCAAAGAATAATCATCTACAAGATGAGGTAATTCAATGACATCACCTGCCATAATTTTTCTACCCAGTGCTTCAACAATATCACGTATGTGAAAAGTCATAAACAGTTGATCATTTTGTAGAAACAATCCGAACTGCGATAAGTCAAAGTCTATGTCTGACACATTGTAGATCACACGAGCGTGATAAACATCTGGATCATATTTGCGATCTCTGTTTTCTAGGAACAAAAGATCTTGTATGGCCAACTCATCTTGTGTGTCACCTGTGCGTTGTGGTTGTGTGATGTCATTTGTGTCGCCTTGTTGATTAGGTGAAACATATTTGTGTATGTAGGCGTCTGTACCGCCCACTTGAAACATCTCGCCCACGTTGCGATCGATGAAATTAAAATCATTTCCCTTTTCAGGTTTGAATAATGAGAGTCTTGGCATTTTACATATTTATGGTGTTAAATACACACATGCCAGACACAGGACTATCTTCTACTACAAATGCTCAAATCAACACCGCCAAACAGGAAATCTTTGATTATGTAAGACTACGACTAGGTGACGGCATGATTGAAGTTGAACTTGATCCTGCACACTACGAAATGGCATTCACCACTGCTGTGGACAAGTTCAGACAAAGATCATCCAATTCAGTAGAAGAATCATATGGATTTTTAGAACTGCAAAAAGACCAAACTTCATACACTCTGCCAGCAGAAGTGATCAATGTAACCAGAATTTACAGAAGAACTGTGGGAGGTGCTTCATCATCAGAAGGTGGCACTGCATTTGATCCATTCGAATTGGCCTATACCAACGTGTATCTACTACAGACAGGCAGAATAGGCGGATTGGCCACATATGATATGTTTGCTGGATATCAAGAGTTGGTTGCTCGTATGTTTGGAGGATTCATCAACTTCAAGTTTGATCAACCCACCAGACGTTTACAAATATTTAGAAGGCAGAGATCAAAAGAAGTTGTGCTAATTGAACAGTACAATTATCGTCCTGACTTTATATTACTGAGTGACATCTATGCAAAACCGTGGATTAGAGAATACACATTAGCAATTAGCAAATTTACTTTGGGCGAAGCAAGATCAAAATTTCAAACCATTGCAGGTCCACAAGGTGGCACCGGCCTCAATGGTGATGCTCTTAAGAATGAAGGCCTCAATGAAATGCAGAAGTTGGAACAAGAAATTGGCAACTATGCAGAAGGCGGCACACCTTTATCTTTTACTATCGGTTAGATTATGAAAGACATTTTTTTTACCTGGCAAGGTGGGGAAGGTGGAGATTTTATATTGTCTTGCCTAAATTATTTTGTTACAAAGCAATTGCCAATATTTGATTCTAATACTAGGTGTGAACAACCACCTGATATTTTGCACGATGATTGGAAATTTTATAAAAGTCACAAACTATGGCTGGACCACAATTTTGCAAATAGCAGATTGCCCAATGTAGTATTGATAACAAACCCTAATCAGCAATACTTTTACAAAAAGAAGATAGTCAAAATGTTTCAGTTTTATGATAATTTTATGACCGGAATATCGGCTCTCGATAAAAAAGTTTCAAAGTTTTTAAAAGATAAAAATTTTAAACAAGTCTATTTTTATTCATACCAATCATTTCTTGCATCACATCAAACATATATTGAAAAAACCATGCACACAATCAAAGATTTACATTATACTGAAATCGAAACAGAAATGAAAACCTTTGAAGACGTTAAAAACACAATTGAGCATATTTTATCATTCCTAAACTTAGATTATACAATTGACGAAAACTTAACACAAAACATAGAAACATTTTTATACAGGCAACAGAGTTTGATTCCAAGTGAGCATTGGCCACATCTGTCTTATTGACTTTAGATCAGATTATCTGTATAATTGTTTAAATGATCATAGGCATATGTGGACTTATAGGCTCTGGCAAAGGCACAGTGGCTGACTATCTCATAGATCAACACTCATTCCAAAAGATATCGTTTGCTGACAAACTTAAAGATGCTGTGGCAGAATTGTTTGATTGGCCTAGACCGATGCTGGAAGGCGTTACTCCACAATCACGTGGTTGGCGTGAACGTCCAGATGTGTTTTGGAGCAATGAACTTGGACGTGAAATAACTCCTAGGTATGTGCTACAGGTTTTTGGTACAGAGTGTATGCGACAGGGATTTTATGATGGCATATGGGTGAGTCTTGTGAAGAAAAAAATACAAGATAATCCAACAATTAATTGGGTGATTCCCGACACAAGATTTCCAAATGAAGTTGATATGATTAAAACGATCGGAGGCTCGGTGTGGTGTGTCCAACGTGGTGATAATCCACAATGGTTCAACGAATACAAAAATAATAACGTAGAACCAAAAGATATACATCCATCAGAATGGGCATGGGCACATTCTAACTTTGATCATACCATAGTAAATGACAGCACAGTGGATGATCTACGCAGTGCGATTGCTGATAAAATTAATAGTCCGCGGTAAGATCGCCTTGGCGCCAGCCAGACTTTTTGGCATGCATTAACCTGTTACAGTTTGCACACACAGTTTTAAGATTTGATTGATTGTTGTTGTTCATGTTGGCATCAATGTAATACACATCCAATTGATAAGGATGCAATGCAGTGAAGCCACACATCTCACATGATTTCTTTTTGTTGTAACCTGCTCGTTGCCATGCTGGTGTTGTAATGGTCGAAGTGTTCGACTTTCTAATACACGAATCACATTTTTTTCTATAATAAACTTTATTGCCACGTCTGTAATTGTAGGCAGCTGGCTTGCTGTTGCATTCTTGACACAGGGGCCGCTTGTTTCCGTTTCCATTATACACGCATATATTTATGTATACCTTTTTGGTGCTCTTTAAAATGATTGTAATAATCAGCCCACAAGTGGTAAATATTTCTAACAAGGAGTAACGAACAAATGGCACTAATATCACCAGGAGTAGAGGTAACCGTAGTAGACGAATCATTTTACGTCCCCGGTATACCTGGAGCAGTCCCACTAGTAGTGGTTGCAACCGAACAAGACAAAACATCAGGAACTGGCACAGGCACAGCCTCCGGCACCCTGAGCACAAATTCAAATTCAATATTTTTAATTTCGTCACAAAGAGAATTAACACAAACATTTGGTAATCCAAGTTTTGTGACTGACGCATCAGGCACACCAATTCAGGGATCTGAATTGAATGAATACGGTCTCCAAGCTGCTTACTCCTTCTTGGGCATCGCGAACAGAGCCTTTGTGATCAGAGCCAATGTAGACACAGCAGAATTATCCGGATCAGCAGGCGCACCTGGTGGTAGACCTAATGACGGATTTTACTGGTGGGATCTTGCTTCATCATCTTTTGGAATTAAAGAGTGGAGTGAAGGCACACAATCATTCACAGTGAAAACACCAATCTTCATTACATCAACTGACGATGTGACAGGCAATGCGCCAAAGGCAACCAAAGGATCAATTGGTGATTATGCTGTGGTGGCAACAAACCCTTTCAATAGATTATACTACAAAACACGTTCAAACACATGGGTGCAGGTTGGATCAGCTTCATCTGCAACAAAAGATGCTTCATGGTCATCATCACACCCAACAATCAAAGGCACAGCAACTAATCCAACCCTACAAGATGGATCCATTACAATTAACGGCAATGATGTTGCAAGCCTTGGCCAAACTGTGACAGATGCGGCGGCAGCTATCAATGCAGCTGGCATCGCAGGCGTGGCAGCCGCGGCAGTGGACGGAAAACTTGAAATTTATGGTATAGCACAAGCATCAGGTGATGACTCATCCACAGCTGCTGTTGTATCCTCAATCATTATTGCTTCATTAGATGACTCAACAGTAAACGAACTCACTGCTTTAGGAATCACAGCAGGAAGATACAATGTGCCAAAACTATTCATTGGACAGCACACACAAGACCATGGTTTTAGAACAGCTGACACACTATCAAGACCATCAGGATCAGTGTTTATTCAAACAACTTCACCAAACGGTGGTGCAGATATTTCATTAAAAAAATATTCTGACACAGCAGGACAATTTGAAAGCGTTGATGCTCCAGTTTTTATCACACAAGAACAAGCATTACAACAACTTGACAAATCCGGCGGTGGAAAAAACTTAACCACTAACGATGTGTTTGTACAAGTTAACATTGGCGAATCAGAATGGGACGATTCAACACAAGATTCAGGCGAAATCGTAGACTATGTTGCATTCCAAAGAGCAGTTGGTGTTGGTTCAACCACACAAATTGTTTCAAACAAAATTGCAACCAAGTCAGCTGCTGTAGACAACGGTGACACAATAAGAATGGCAGAAACCATTTTAGATCCAGATACAACAGCTAACACAGCTGCAAATAAGTTAAACACCAAAACAGTAACAATTGGTGGCGACGATGCAGATGATTTTGTGGCTGCTATATCAGCTGCAGGCTTCCAACATATATCTGCAGAATATAATGCAACAACAAAAAGAATCACTGTATCACACGCACTTGGTGGCAACATCTACTTCACAGACACCAGCGGAACTGCGATGAGTGACTTAGGATTCAATGCAACATTTGCCAACGCATACGGTGGCAACTCTGATCTTACAGCAGAGAAAATTGCAAACCTATACGTTGCACCAGCAGGCGACAAAGATGACTTTTCAACATCCGATGATCAAACAGAAGCTAATAGAACTTTTGCTTTCTTGGCATCAAACTGGACACCAGTTGAGAACACTCCGGATTCAGGCACAACATACACAGCAATACAAAGTGTAAACGAGCCATCCAAAGATCCAGCAGACAACCAATTATGGTATCACACAACTGTTGACGAAGTTGATATACTAATACACAACGGAACAACATGGACTGGATATCAGAATGTTTCATCAGACGCTAGAGGATTTAATTTATCATCAACAGATCCAAAAGGTCCTATCATTTCAGCAAGTGAGCCAACAACACAATCAGATGGCACAGCACTTGTTGATGGAGACATTTGGGTAAGCACAGCAGATCTTGAAGAGTATCCAAATTTATACAGATATGATTCATCACAACCAGATGGACAAAATTTTGTTCAAATTGACAACACTGACCAAACATCACAAGATGGTATATTGTTTGCTGATTTCCGTTTCCATTCAGATGGAACAAAAGATGTTATCAACGAGGAAACATTAATCACAGACTTGTTAACTTCAACATATCTTGACATAGACAAGCCAGATCCAGCACTGTATCCAAAAGGTATGCTTGGATTTAACTTAAGAAGATCAGGTTATGCTGTGAAGAAGTTTAGAAAAAATTACTTCACAAGAACAAACTTTGCATCAACAACTGTGTATGCAACACTGCCAACTGAAAAGGATGCTTGGGTAAATGCATCTGGCTTAAAAACAGATGGTTCACCTTTCATGGGAAGAAAAGCACAGAGAAACGTTATTGTTGAAGCAATGAAATCAACTGTGGAATCAAGCACAGCACTAAGAGAAGAGCAGAGAGAGTTCAACTTACTTGCATGTCCTGGTTATCCAGAACTGATCACAAACTTAGAAACATTGAACGCAGACAGAAAAGAAACTGCATTTGTTATTGGTGATACTCCATTTAGATTAGAACCAAACTCAACAGCAGTCACAAACTATGCTAACAACACAGCAGGAGCTGCCGACAATGGCGAAGATGGATTGCTTACAACCAACGGATTCACAGGTGTCTATTATCCATCAGGATTTACAACAGACCTAGCAGGCGAATCAGTTGTTGTTCCAGCATCACACATGATGTTAAGAACAATTGCATTTAATGACCAAGTGGCATTTCCATGGTTTGCACCAGCAGGTGTAAGACGTGGTGCTATAGACAATGCTTCATCAGTTGGTTTTGTCAACTCAGAAGGTGAGTTCGAAACCACAGCAGTAGCAGAAGGTCTTAGAGATGCATTATACTCAGTAAACATCAACCCAATTTCATTTGTTACAGGTGCAGGATTAGTTGCATTTGGACAAAAGACAAGACAACTTACTGCTTCTGCACTAGACAGAATCAATGTTGCAAGACTTGTTGCGTTTACTAGATTACAATTAGATAAAATAGCAAGACCGTTTATCTTTGAGCCAAACGATGCACTTACAAGAAATGAAATAAGACAAGCAATTGAATCATTCTTGTTAGAACTTACAGCTCAAAGAGCACTGTTTGACTTTGCTGTTGTTTGTGATGAAACCAACAACACAGCGGCAAGAATAGACAGAAGCGAACTGTATGTTGATGTGGCAATTGAGCCAGTCAAAGCAGTTGAGTTTATCTTTATTCCAATCAGATTAAAGAACACCGGAGAAATAGCAGCTTCAGGCCTTTAAAGGTACAAGTTGAAAAAAGGAGAAACAAGTAGTAAATAACATTACTAGGAGAAAAATAAAATGGCAGTATCAACACTATCAAAATTTACAGTACCACTAGCAAGTGATCAATCATCAGCCTCACAAGGCTTATTGATGCCTAAATTACAGTATAGATTTAGAATCATACTTGAGAACTTTGGTATATCAACTCCTAGATCAGAACTCACCAAACAAGTTGTTGACGTGACTCGTCCAAACTTAACATTTGATCAAATCACATTAGATGCTTACAACTCAAGAGTGTATATGGCAGGAAAACACACATGGGATCCTATCACACTTAATGTAAGAGACGATGTTAACAACGAAGTTACAAAACTAACAGGTGAGCAACTACAAAAACAATTTGACTTTTTTGAACAATCATCTGCCGCATCAGGACAAGACTACAAATTTACAGGTAGAATTGAAATGCTTGATGGTGGTAATGGTGCTAACACTCCTACTGTGTTGGAAACCTATGAACTATATGGTTGTTATCTTGACAACGTGCAGTATGGCACACTTGCTTATGCAACATCAGAGCCTGTTCAGATTACAATGTCTATTAGATATGACAATGCAATCCAAACACCTAGAGGCACAGGCATAGGCACAGCAGTTGCAAGAACAATTTCAACAGCAGCTACAGGCGGCGGTATCTAATCAACTAACTGATGCTTTTTAAGTTTGGCAACAACCAAACTCTTGTTTCACAAATTAATGAAATATTTTTGTCTCTTAAAAAACAGAGAGGCGGTGTAAGTTCTGCCAAACCAAGACTTAAACTTGAATCAAGAGACTGTTTTGTATACACTGTGCATGACACACACATACACAATCAAATTAACGCTCTGCTAGGATGTGAACAATCATCCATACACGTGATGGAATATGGTGTAAATCAACACTTTCAATCATGGCACCAAGACAATTCTGGAAAAACAAATGATCACAGAAAAGTATCAATGTCTTTGCTACTCAACAACAATTTTCAAGGTGGAGAACTTGAATTCGAAACACAATCTGCCAATCTAATAAATGTTGGCGACTATGTTATATTCGACAGTATGATGCGACACAGAGTGACCAAAGTTACCCAAGGCACTAGAAAGACTCTTGTGTGTTGGGGACACGCATAATTTTATCACCATAAATATTACAAATGGTCTGGCGTAATAACTTTTTAAAACAATTGATTGGCGGAGACACCATGAAAGATTATCAGCATGCCGCCAGATTGTATACAGACCAAACATTTAGACTAGCACCAAAAAATAGGTTTTTATATCATGTAGTATTTGATATCAATCCATTGGCAGTAGGCAAATCAATCAATCAAACAGAACAACTTGAACTTGGCATGATTGTAAAACGCTGTGACTTGCCTTCATACAATTTCAATGTCGAACAAAAAAACAAATACAACTTCAAAACTTATGTGCAAACAGGCATACAATATCAGCCAGTGTCTATTGTGTTGCATGATGACATGGGCGATGTTGCAACGGCATTTTGGAAGTCATATTATCAACATTATATTGTAGACACTAATCAATCTGAAAGAGCATACAAAGCTGGTTACAATGATACTGGCGGAATGAAAAGATTTGGTCTTGACACAGGCAACAAAGAAAAGTTTTTTACTTCTATTTCTATTTTCCAATTAAGCAGAGGACTGTTTACAGAATATAAAATGATGAATCCAATTGTTAACGATTGGGCAAACGGATCAATGGACCAGGGAGATGGTGCAGGAGTAAACGAACATGCATTTTCTATCTCCTATTCAGGCGTGTTGATGCGTAATGGTGAGATAGGTGTTGATCCGGCAGGCTTTGCACAGTTTCATTATGATAAAACTCCATCTCCAAATTCAACAGGAGGGGATAGTGTATTTGGTGTGCTTGGCGGTATAACAAAAACAGCAAGTCTGTTAGGATCAGGCAACATATTCGGAGCTGGCTTGTCAGCACTTAACACATATGAAAAAATAAAATCAGGTAGAGCAACAAGGGGACTTAACGAGGAAATCATAGGCATAGCCAAAGACGCCATAAAAGCAGGCACAAACAACATTGGCGCTACCTCTAAGCCTGGTGTATCTTTTCCAAAAAATTTAAAACAAAAAAGAGCAAACGACAAACAGACTGTCAAAGCAGTGGGCCAAACCATTGTGTCTGATGAAAACATATTGCTGAATTCAACACAAGCAAAAATTTATCTCGAAAATAATTTTGATGCAAAACAAAAATTTGCAAAATTTACAAGTTTTAGAATTGATTCGAACTTAGACGTAAATGATGTAGACACTGAATGGAGTCAGTTGACTGAATCCGAACAAAATTCATATCTAAATAATGCTGGCAATATAATAGGAGTGCTTATCAACAGTGAGCAACTGAAGTATCAAGTGAATAGAAATGAATATCAAAAATTTGTAGAAGCTCCGCTTGCTGAACAAACAGTGGCCACAGTGAATCTTAACAATTCCGGTTCTGACAAAGGACTTTCAGCAAATACCTTGACAGGAGCAAAAGGTTACACATACTAATGGCTGAATACAGTGCAAACAACAGCAATGGGCAACTTGGTAATAGTTCTTCAGCAACCAGGACCCCTGTCAGCAATTTAGGTGTTGGAAGTTCTAACACTGAATCATTGGTCCAGTTTTTAAGCGGAATAGAAAGAGATCGCACAGAACTTAATGGAGCACAATATGATGCTGTGCAGGCATTTTTTAGTAATAGAGGTTACGCCGTTGAGTCCAGTAAGTCAATTGCTTATGTGTTAATGAAACAAGCCAAAGTTGATGGAGCCAATGTTTTTGATGTTATAGACACATTGCAAGGATCAACTGATCTTGAACTTTCGCAACTGGTAGCAGAAATATTGAATGCCTACAGATATAAAACTTCAGTGTTAGGGTTTAAAAATGATAGAACCACACAGAGTCATGTCACAAGAAACATAAAGGCATAAATGAACCGTTGGTCCCAAGGATTGTTCCAACCAAAAAATACAAACAAATATGTTGGTAAAAAAACACCAAAATATAGATCTTCTTGGGAGTTTGCATTTATGCGATTCTGCGACAACAATCCAGGAGTCATGCAATGGGCATCTGAATCAATACAAATTCCATACCGTAATCCTTTGAATGGTAAAAACACGATATATGTGCCTGATTTTTTTGTTGTGTATCAAGACAAGACAGGCAAAAGACAAGGTGAATTGATTGAAGTTAAACCAAATAATCAAGCCAAACTAGAAAGTGTAGGCAAAAATAAACAAAATCAAGCCGCATACATTGTGAATCGAGCCAAATGGGAAGCTGCCAACAAATGGGCCAAAGGAAAAGGTATTCGGTTTAGGGTGATCACTGAGAGCGATATCTTTAAATAAGATTATGCCAGTGGAATACATACAACTTACACGCTTGCAAAAACTAGAAATATTAGAAGCACAAGAAGTCACAAATGATAGAAGACAGGCTCGCAAGAAGAAACATGTAGCCAAACGCAAAGGGAGATTCGATTGCAGGACTGGGAGACCAGGCAAATCAAAATGACCAAAAAATTAGAAGATCTTTTCAACTTAGATGCAACTGAAGACACTGTAGAATCAATGAAAGATAAGATTGAACTTGAACAAGACTCAAAGGATGATAAACAAGCCAACGAAATGATACAACAAAAACTTGGACTAGACAAGATCGACGCAGCTTTACCACAAGTGGATGGACTGCAAGATGACAAAGAAATTGATTCATATGCAGAAGAATCCTTCAAAGCGTATCAAGATCTCATGGACTTAGGCATGAACATAGAGCCTAGATTAGCGGGTAGAATAATGGAGGTAGCATCTTCTATGATGGGCAATGCTATAAATGCCAAAAATTTAAAGGTTGATAAAAAACTTAAAATGATTGAATTACAACTTAAAAAAATGAAACTGGATCAAAATTCAGGAGATGACGAAGCAGTCACCGGCACAGGCACTGTGGTTGCAGATCGCAATGAACTTATAAAACAGATACTTGCATCTAAGAACAAAACTAAATAATACACTATGAAAACATTCAAAGAATATCTTGCAGAAGCAGTTAAAACTTACATGGCCCGCATCAAAGTTGCTGGCGAATTACCAGAAAATTTTGAAACAAATCTTAAAAATTACATGACAAAATACGAAACAGTTGAATTTAAAAAGGTTGCTTCAACACCAGTGCAAGAACATCCACATGAATTTACAAGACTCAAGAATGTTGAAGTCAGCATATTTGACGTTGAAACAGAATACCCTGTTGGCTATCAGCAGTTAGAATCAGTGTTGCAAGACGCATTTGGCATTGCTGGCGATCATATTAGAGTGAAACATCCAACAGATCCAACAGAAATTAAGCCTGAAGAAAAAGAGTATGAGCCTAAACTGACAGACGCTGAATACAAAGATGACACTGCGGCTGACAAGCCATTGTATGGTGACGAATACAACATGTCCATGTTTAAGGAACTTATGGCTGATCGCAAAACTCCTGATACGGAGTTTGACAATGAGGCAAACAAAGGCACTGGCGACATAATACAACCAAAAGAAGAATCTCCAAAAGATACATTTCACAAAGGCTTTGAACTGAAACAGTCAGATGGTTATTCAGGTTCTTCACTTACCAACCACTCCAAATAATAATCCGTAAATACAAGTATGGGACAGAGTCTTCAAGGTAATCTTACCAAAAAAGCACACGCAAAAATAAAATTTACTGAACAGCAGATTCTTGAACTTAATAAATGCATGGATCCAAAAACAGGTCCTCTATACTTTTGCAAAAATTATTGTATGATTCAACATCCAACTAAAGGCTCGATGAAGTTTGAAATGTACAAATATCAAGAAGGATTAGTTGCAACATATCACGACAACAGGTTTGCAATTGCAATGTTACCAAGACAAACAGGCAAAACAACTTGTGCCGCGGCATATCTTGTGTGGTATGCAATGTTTGTGCCTGATTCACAAATACTAATTGCCGCACATAAATTTACAGGCGCACAAGATATTATGAATAGAGTGCGTTATACATATGAAGCACTGCCTGATTTTCTAAGAGCAGGTGCATATTCTTACAATAGAAACACACTTGAATTCGACAACGGTTCAAGAATAAAAGCAACCACAACAACAGAAAACACAGGTAGAGGTATGTCTCTTTCTGTAATTTACTGTGATGAGTTTGCGTTTGTGCAACCGCCTAGCAAGGCATCTGAGTTTTGGACTTCATTGGCTCCAACACTGGCCACAGGTGGTAAGTGTATCATCACATCAACGCCCAACTCAGACGAAGATCAGTTTGCACTGATATGGAAAGAAGCTAACAAACGCATGGACGATTATGGCAACGAATTGGCTGTGGGCAAAAACGGATTTGCTCCATTCAGAGCATCATGGAGTGAACATCCTGAACGCACAGAAAAATGGGCACGTGAAGAAAGAGCAAGAATAGGAGAAGAAAGATTTAGACGTGAGCATGACTGCGAATTTTTGATATATGACGAAACATTGATCAAAGCAACTAAATTGGCAGACTTACAAGGCGTCGAACCAATGGAAAGACACGGCCATGTGCGGTGGTATAAAAAGATTCAAAAAAGCAAAGCATACATTGTGTCACTAGATCCATCCATGGGCACAGGTGGCGACTATGGTGCCATTCAGGTGTATGAATTACCCACTATGACTCAGGTTGCTGAATGGCAACACAATTCAACACCTATACAAGGACAAGTCAGGATCTTGAAAACAATCATTGACAAAATTAGCGAAGACTTAAAAGCTGATGGCATTGTGCAACCTGAAATATATTATTCAATTGAAAACAACTCTATAGGAGAAGCAGGATTAGTTGCTATATCTGACATTGGTGAAGAAAACATTCCCGGACAGATGTTGTCAGAAACCATTAAGAAAGGACATGTGCGTAGATTTAGAAAAGGTTACAACACCACACACAACTCCAAAATGAGTGCTTGTGCCAAACTTAAACAGATGGTTGAAAACGATTCTATGGTAATACAATCCAAGAATCTTGTGTCAGAACTTAAAAATTTTGTGGCATCTGGCAATTCCTTCAAAGCAAAACCCGGTGAGCATGACGATCTTGTGATGTCCACCATACTTGCTGTGCGTATGGCGTCAACAATATCATCTTGGGACCAAAAATTGTTCGAAAGACTGCGTGATTCTGAGGAAGAACTGATCATGCCCATGCCTATTGTGATGTCATAAATACTGTAATGGACCTCAATCTAGTTTCCCAAGATCTATTTGATGAATTAAAATCACGATACAGTCACCTTACAATTGGTGATGAAGAAGCAATGACCACAACAGATCCACAAGTGGCACGTTTTTTCAAGTTTGATTGGAACAATAACGCTGTCAGCATATCAATTGACGAAGAAAATTTGCGTTTGGTATACAACAAAGATCTTGCAAATGAACTAGATGAAGAAGGACAACAGTCATGGTATGATTTTGCACGCACTATGCGTGAATTTGCTGTGACCCATAATTTAGGATTCAAGCCACAAGACATTGAAAAAGTTGATTTAGAACAAGGAGACTTTGAATTCTTATCTCAAGTAAATACAGTGAAGGAAAGCACAATGCACGGCACATCAAAATCATCTTACAACAAACTAGACAAAACCAAAATGATCATTCGTCACAGCAAAGCAGTAGACGAAAGCATTCCTGGAGCAAGATCAAGAAACATTGATTGCATATTCATTGAAAATGCACAAGGTGAGCGTTTCCGTTTTCCTTTCAACTATCTACATGGTGCAAGAGCCATGCAGATGCACGTGGCCAAAGGCGGCAATCCATATGATGGCATTGGTGAATCCATTGTAGAACAAGTGGCCAACATTGCTTTATTGAGAAAATTCACATCATATGCCAACAAGATGAACATGGTCGACGAAAACACAGAACCATATCTCACAGGCGCTAATCAAAAAATTAAAGACACCAAAAAACTTTTAACAAGATTACAAAACAACAACACTTATGAATCAGCCACTGAGGAACTTGAAAGTGGCAACAAACTGCACGAAGATGATGTGCAACCATTGGTAAAGTTGTTCACCAAAGAAGTGTTTGATGAGGATTTGATCGAAGCATTCAAATTGTTGCCTGTTGTTGAATTTGATGACGAAGACAGCAAAGACAGAAAAGATATTATGACGCAGGCATCAACAGCATCAAGATATGCTGAGTATGTTGACAACTGGGTGTCAGATCCAAAATCAACATTGATTCTTAAAAAAGATGATTCCTATGATGCACTGCAAAACAATTTAAGATCACAACAAAAAGAGACTGATCTAAAATTAATGACCATACTGAGAGACATTGCTACAAGATTTATATCAGCAGATCCACAGGATGATTCTATTGTAAACTTTGCTTCAGACATGGAGTCACAGATTTCACAAGCAGGCGAATTGTTTGCCAAGCCAGATCCTGAAACAAAGAGATTGAAAGGCACTGCTATTAAATTGGCCAACAAGTATCTACAAGATATGAAACGTATTAAACAAGACGATGCCTACAAAGATGAAGTGAGAAAATCACCAGAGGACATCAAAGCATTTAAAAACATCAAAGGCCAGGATGTAGCAAAAGGCAAACTTGCCAAACAATACAAAAGAAAATACAAAGATGAGTCCGAACAGTTCGAAGCATGGGCAATAGCACAAACTGAAATGTTGGAGAGCACCCTAGATGAAGAAGACATTAAGCAGTCTGAATATCAAGATGCTTTTGCAAAACCACAGAAAAGTGCTGACACCAATAACATAATCAACCTCCATAGAAAATTAGCAGACATATAATGAATTTAAATGAATTTTTCCACACACTTGATTTACAAGTTAACGAAGAGATTCCATCAAGTGGAACATACATACACACACCGCAGAACTTGATTCTGAAACCAGATGGCGACAGCATATATGACGATGACAAAAATAATCCATCAGAGGTCAATGTATCAAAAATTGAAATTGGATTAGACAACGACGGCCCAGATAACATTTATCATTTTATGGGTGTGTATCATGATGCAGGCACTTGGGAACTTTACACAGACAACGGTATTACAAGACAGTTAGCAGAATATTTTGGTGTTAGAGATGGCGACATTGACTGGTCAGAACAGGGCGAGCAACAAGAAGATATGATGCATTTTGACATAGCATCTGATCAAATTGCTGGACAACTAATCACATCAATGAACAAAAAGTTCACAGCTGAAAGTGGCATCATGTACAGGGCAGGAGTGAAAAAATACGGCAAAGAAGGCATGAGGAAAATACAAAGTGCCGCGGGCAAAGGTGCAAGTGCAGAAGAAATTGGTGCTATCAAAGATAAGCACAATAAGAAAAAAGTAAAAGAACTGGATGATCTATTAAGATTATCAGGCATAAAATAATTCTTGACAGAATAAACAAGTTTGTGTATTATACAAACTACAGTGATACACACTAGGCAAACAAAAGGAGGCTTACATTATGGCAACACTGGCTGATATAAGAGCCAAACTCCAGGCTCAAAGTTCTAAACCACAAGGTGAAGGACAAATTGGAGACAACGCAATATATCCACATTGGAATATTCCCGAAAACACAGAAGCAGTACTTAGGTTCTTACCAGACAAGGATCCAAACAATACTTTTTTCTGGACTGAAAGAGCAATGATTAAACTGCCTTTCAATTCAATCAAAGGAGATGCAACATCAGGTCCTGTAATGGTGCAAATACCATGCATGGAAATGTATGGTGATGCATGTCCGATACTTGCAGAAGTAAGACAATGGTTCAAAGACAAATCATTAGAAGACTTAGGCAGGAAATATTGGAAGAAGCGTTCTTACATCTTCCAAGGATTTGTATCTACATCTCCACTACAAGAAGATGCACCAGAAAATCCAATTAGAAGATTTATCATTGGTCCACAGATCTTTAACATTATAAAGTCTGCATTAATGGATCCTGAGATGGAAGATCTTCCAACAGACTACACCAGAGGTGTTGACTTTAGAATCAACAAAACTACAAAAGGTGGTTATGCTGACTATTCAACATCAAAATGGTCAAGAAAAACTTCTCCATTGACTGAAGAACAAAACAAATCCATTGAAACACATGGTTTACACAATCTTGGTGACTTCCTTCCTAAGAAGCCAGGCGAAGTGGAAATTAAAGTGATGGAAGAAATGTTCCGAGCATCAGTGGATGGTGAGCCCTATGACGCAGAAAAGTATTCACAGTACTTTAGGCCTGCAGGACTTAAAGCGCCTGTCACAGGCAGTGGCACAGTGGCACAGCCACAGCCACAAGCAGTAAAAGTAGAAACTGCACAACCAACTGTGACTGCGACACCCGAGCCTGCTCCGGCTCCACAACCAGAACAACCTTTAGAACAACCTGCCGCAACAAACGGTAGTAATTCCAAAGCAGAAGATATTCTGGCAATGATCAGAGCAAGACAACAAAAATAAAGCATATGGGGGTAGCAATACCCCCATTGACACAAAGTTGTTTAGAACATATAATACAGGAGAGGAACAAACATGGTCAAACCATTTGATGTAACAAAATTTAGAAAGTCAATTACAAAGTCAATTGACGGATTAGGCATAGGATTCAATGATCCTACAGATTGGATTTCAACAGGAAATCATGCACTTAACTATCTAATTTCTGGTGATTTTTATAAAGGAATTCCACTTGGCAAAGTGACTGTGTTTGCAGGCGAATCAGGATCTGGCAAATCATACATTTGCTCAGGCAATATTATTAGAGAAGCACAAAAACAAGACATATTTGTAATACTTGTTGATTCCGAAAATGCACTTGATGAAGCATGGCTCAAAGCAGTTGGCGTAGACACAGCAGAAGACAAACTGCTAAGATTGGGCATGAGCATGATAGATGATGTTGCAAAGACTATATCCAACTTTGTAAAAGAATATAAGACAGATTATGGTGACAAAGAACCTGAAGACAGACCAAAAGTATTATTTGTGCTTGATTCATTAGGCATGATGATGACTCCTACTGATGTTGACCAGTTTAACAAAGGTGACATGAAAGGTGACTTAGGTAGAAAACCCAAAGCCTTAACAGCACTTGTAAGAAATTGTGTAAACATGTTTGGTTCTTTGAATGTAGGCATGGTAGCAACCAATCATACATATGCATCACAAGACATGTTTGATCCAGATGATAAGATATCCGGCGGACAAGGATTTGTTTATGCATCTTCAATTGTGGTTGCAATGAAAAAACTTAAATTAAAAGAAGATGAAGCAGGCAATAAAATTACAGATGTAAGAGGAATCAGAGCCGCCTGTAAAGTAATGAAAACAAGATTTGCAAAACCGTTCGAAGGAGTGCAACTTAAGATTCCATATGAAACAGGAATGGATCCTTATTCCGGATTATTAGACCTTTTTGAAAAGAAAGGCCTAATTCAACAGCAAGGTAACCGTTTGAAATACATAACAGCAACTGGAAAAGAGTTGCTTGACTATAGAAAAGCATGGGGCAAGGACAATCTTGAAATTGTCATGCAAGAGGTAAGTAATCAGGTTACATTAGATGAACATGCAACACCAGAAATAAACTTAAATGAAGAAGAAGCAACACAAAAAATAGACAATGGAGACACAGATGCTAATTGATGTTTGGGGTTTGATGAAATCATACGTGTCTGCAAAGGACAAATCGATTGTTGCAGAAAAATTTGTTGACATTGCCATGGACAATGGTGTGCAAGACGAAGAACTTAAAGAACTAATTGGACATGACGACGAACTAGATGAAGCAATCCGTTACAATCTAGACATAGAAGAAGACGAAGAAGACTATGAGGACGCATGAATTGGTTCTCAATAGTTACACAAGATGTCACTAAAATTGCAGATGCAATTGCATACTACGAAAAAGAACTTAATTCAGCATCCATAGAAGTTAAACTACACGGAAATCTTGAAAAACAATCAGCATCTATGCCTGGTGTTGTAGAAGCACGTTTTAGACAACTGCAAGAAATCGAAGGCATACTCAAACACCTTGAAATACAAGCACGTAGACTCAAAACAAAACACTACAAAAAATATCTAGAAAACTATCAAAGAGCACTAACATCTCGCGATGCAGAAAAGTATGCAGAAGGTGAAGATGAAGTGTGTGACTATGAAGCCATTGTGAATGAATGGGCACTGCTCCGCAACAAGTGGCTGGGTGTGATCAAAGCACTGGATCAAAAACAATGGCACATCACCAACATAGTAAAACTTAGAGTTGCTGGCATGGAAGATGCCAATCTCTAGGCAATAAGTTTTTGTTTTAATTCTTGTTGTAGACTTTCATCTTTTAATTCTTCCCATATCACACTTGGAATAAATTGAACCTTTTTAAGTCCTAGAGTCAAATTATACACATCTTCTTTGGGCCATTTGAACTGCCAAATGCTTTTGTAATACTTTTCATCTTGATTAAAAGCAACATCGTCAAAATTGTAACTGATAATTTTGTTCATTCTTTGTTTGTGGCCAGTATCAAAATTCATAATTTTGGCTCTTTGCCATCTAAACAAATCTTTGATGTTAGGATCTTTTTGGACATTAATAAGACTGTGGAAGATGTTGCTAAAGATTGTCATAAAATCGTCTGGACTTGCATGAAATCTGTATTGACTTACTCTCCTTGGATTGATAGGATATGTGCCTGTGTTGTCATAGCGTTGATACAATTTGTTTTTACCTGTCAGCCAATGCACATACAACTCAAGATCTAATCTAAAACTGTCAGGTAAGTTTTTCCAATTGGATGGATGGAATTGACGTGTGTAAGCTTTGATGAATTCGTGACTGCTGACGCCATGATGATTTTCAAGATAATTTATTGGAGTCCTCATCCAACCCAAAAAGCCATATGTGTGACACATCATAGTCCAGTGATACCAAGATGCAGCTAATTCTTCAGTGGTCAATGTTTCTGTTTCTATCATATGGTTGAATGTGATTTGTGCTGAGTCACCTGGTTGATCCAATAATGATCTTGAATAATGCCTTTCTGATCTGATGTAATTTTTGTTGCTTTTGAATTGATATGTGTTGCCAGGACTGGTCAGCACTGTGTTTGGAAATATCAGATACCAAAAAGGTAAAAAATGAGACAGTAAATCGTTTTTTTGAAGTTCATGCAAACTGTCTGTGAGTGTGTTATATGATTGACCAGGCATACCAAGGATGATTTCAATTTGCCCTGTTTTGTGTTCATCATTTTTTGTGAATGCTTGGAATGCTTTGATTTTTTCATATTCTTTATTGAATGGACGACCGTTCATCTTTACAATTTCAGGATTAGGATCTTGCAGAGTAATTTTGCCATAATTTCCAGCTTCGTCGTCATCATATATGCCACTGTCTTCCATCTTTTGCATCAAGTATGTGGTGAATTCAACTTGATTTTTTGCCAATGGTGGTTTTCTAAATGACAACTTGCCTTGTGCATTTTCAATGACATAATCTAGTATGTCTTCATATTCTGGCACTATCCCAAAATTTGCATCAGCAAATTCATACACACAATTGTTGTATTCTGCTAGTAGATCAATTTCTTTGTAGAGTTTTGTGATGTCACGTTTGTGAATTTTAGTCCACAAACTTGTGCCCTGTTCACAAAAACTACAACTGTAAGGACAGCCTTGTATGTACATGGTCAGAAAGACAACTTTGTTGTAGTCTTTGGTGTATTGATCCAACAGCGTTCTAACTTCATCATTGAAATTGGTGACATAGTCAAGCACCAAAGGATCTTCACTGCGTGGCACGGGACTGTTACGCACACAACTATGACCGTTCCAATGATTAACACCTGCCACCTTTGTGATGTTGCCGCCCACTAAATGGGTGTCTACAATAAGCCTAAATGTTTCAGCAGCTGGGCCTGGGACAACAGCATCAATGTAATGGTGTTCACGCATCCAAGCTTCTCTTGTGTCAGCGTTAGGGCCTCCTGCCACAATGATGCATTTGGGAAAATTTTGTTTGATCCATTCAGCATTTTCTAACAACACAGATTCGTTCCACAGATATAAACTGAACCCAACTATGTCAGGTGGTGTGTTGAATAATTGCTGTTGTAGTGCAGGATTGTCCTTGATAGGAGTTGGATCATCGCTGAAACTCCAATCTTTAATTTTTGCGAAATTGCCAGGACTACGTTGAAAGTAATAATCTTTCAACCAAAAATAAATCAATGGAAAGCGTTTTTCAGCACCTTTTGTAGTGATGTCAGTGTGATAAATGGTGTTGATAAAGATGTTCATTTGCTTTTTAAATATTTATAGGACGTCTAATACGCATTTAAAGTTTCTGTAACTTTTCTGCACATCTCCTGTAGCCTATTAACACTGTATTTTATGATTTTAATTGTATAAATTAATATTGAAAACAAGGAAACAAAATGAAAAAGATTTTTAAACTCATACTATCAATAACAACACTAACAATGTTAGGCCAAAAGAAAAACGTTAAAGAGGCATACACATATGTGTCAACTAACGGAGACAAATGGTAAACACATGCACAAATTATTTGAAAACACAACAAAGAATATTAATAAATTCACTAATTTTGTTAGCCGTATGTTTAGTGATGGCGACAAAAATCTCATTAAGTTTTGCAGAATTGAATACGGAAATGATTGGCAGTGGGCGTACCTTAGGTATAAAAAGCAAGGACAATTCCCTAATACCCTTAGAAAAGTGGCCTAGTGCCTGAACCACAAATTTGGTTCTTTATTATTACGGCACTGATGCTGGTGATCGGTGCAATCATAATGATGATAAAGATTACACCAACACCAGAAGAAGACGAACGACGCTGGAATTGGATGCTTGGAAAAGGTCCAGATCCATATAGAAAGGAAAAGAAATATGAGTAGAATTACAGTTAACATATTAAAAGACAGCACAAATACCGATAGTTACAAGTATTCAAATTTGAATCTTTTGAGAATTGTAATGGCCGGCAACAACAAAGCAAAAAACATCAGCAGGAGATACAAATAAAAAAATGCAATATCTTAAAAACTTACTGAACGCACTTAGACCACAATCCAAACAAGAATGGATTGAAGAATACCTATCAAAGTCTGTGGATAGATATGATCTTGAAGCACGACAACTTGAACTGACCAGAAAAGGCATTTACTAGTATGATCAATCATAGACTAGAAGAATGGGCAACGAAGTTTAGAGCGTCCAAACTCTATCTTCGTGCTCTAAGCCGCAAAAAACAAGAAAAAAAACCCCATTACACCACACATCAACATGCACATACTATAAACAAAAAAGTTTTAGAAGCATCGAGATTCACCCAATATACTTCATTTTAGATGCCTACCACAACAGGAGATTACATCATGTTGTTTTTCATGATCTTAGCTGCCCTGATGGTAATTGTAGGCGTGATATTAATGGCAGTCAACAATCAATACAATAAAAAATATTCAAACCAACTTATGCAAGCAAGAGTTATGTTTCAAGGAATAGCACTTGCAGTGTTATTTGTGGTGGTTTGGTTATCCACATAATTCTAATCATTTCATTGCAATAAGCGGACAGATTTGCTAAAATATTGTATCCAATAATTAGAGGAGATAACAAATATGTTAGAAAAACTGTTTGGCCTATCAAAGGCCGGCACTTCTGTGAAAACGGAAATCATGGCTGGTGTGGCCACATTCTTAACAATGGCATACATCACTGTGGTTAACCCGGCTATACTTTCAACAGAAGGTACCGGCATGGCATTTGGAGCTGTGTTTACAGCAACAATCATTGCCGCTGTGATAGGTACATTAATCATGGGACTGTGGGCCAAGTGGCCTGTGGCTCTCGCACCCGGCATGGGACTCAATGCATTTTTTACATTTGGTGTAATTTTTGGCATGGGGTACACATACAGTCAGGCGTTGGCAGCTGTGTTTGTGGCAGGACTTGTGTTCTTGTTACTTTCAGTGACGCCAGCAAGACGTTATATTATTAATTCAATTCCGCGTTCAATGAAACTTGGCATTGGTGCAGGAATTGGTTTGTTCCTTGCAATCATCGGCTTTAAGAATGCCGGCATTGTAGTAGACAATCCAGCCACCCTTGTAGGTTTAGGTGATATTTCATCATGGCCTGTATTGTTGGCAGGTCTTGGATTTGCAATAATGGCAATCCTTGACAAACGCAAAATACCTGGTGCAATCATCATTGGTATCCTAGCAACAAGTATTATTGCTTGGGTGTTTGGTGTTGCAGATATATCTGGAGTGGTAGGAGCAATCCCGTCACCAACACATGCTTTCTCACTTGACTTTTCATTGTTAGCAACAGCAGGCTTCATAGGCACTGCATTTGCATTCTTGTTTGTTGACTTTTTTGACACAGCAGGGACATTAACTTCTGTGGCAAATCTCACAGGCAAAGTTAATAAAAAAACAGGAGAAGTTGAAGGCATAGACAAGGCATTACTGGCTGATTCAACTGCGACAACTGTTGGTGCATTGATGGGAACATCAAACACAACATCATATATTGAATCAGGTGCAGGTATTAAAGAAGGCGGAAAAACAGGACTGACTGCGGTAACAGTGGCAGTGCTGTTCTTAGCATGTCTTATTTTTGCTCCATTGGCACAAAGCATACCTGCTTTTGCTACTGGTCCTGCTTTGGTGTTTATTGCCACATACTTCCTTAGAAATCTCAAAGATATCGACTGGGAAGATGTATCAGAATATGCTCCGGCGGTGTTGGCGGCAATCATCATGCCATTAACATTTTCCATTGCATATGGTATTGCACTTGGTTTTATTGCTTATGTGTTGATCAAAGCACTGAGTGGTAGAACATCAGATCTAAACGGTGGCTCATTGGCCATTGCGGCGGTAAGTGTTTTATACTTTGTAGCGGTATAATTTTACTTTGATGGGGGTGTGTTTGCACCCCCTTAAATACCCTTTATGCTCAATCCTACATCATGGCACATAGAACCAACATCAAGATGCACACTTGAATGTCCTGGTTGCGATCGAACATGGTATAGGAACACATTTGGCAAACAGATCATCCAAGATATTGATGTTGCGGCATTAACCAATTTTTTCTCTGTGAATAACTTTTTAGGTTCACAAATTAGATTGTGTGGCAACAACGGGGATCCCATCTATCATCCAAAATTTATCAGTTTGCTTGAGTCACTCAAATCACAAAATCACAGTGTGAGAATACACACAAACGCCTCAGCAAAAACTGATCGATTTTGGCAACAAGTTTGTGATTGTTTAGACCACAAAGATCAAATTGTTTTTGCAATTGATGGACTTCAAGATACCAATCACTTGTATAGAAAAAATTCAAACTGGCAACAAATCATGATGGCAGTCAACACTGTGGTGGGATGTGGCATTAACACAGAATGGCAATTTATTGTGTTCAAACAAAATCAACATCAAATCCAACAAGCACAAACATTATCTAAACAGTTGGGTATCAACAATTTTAGAGTGCATAAATCTCATCGATGGATTGACGACAGTCTTGATCAATATATGCCTGACAAAGAATACGTTGAAGAAATATATTTTGATCATCAGGAGATAGTTGATGGTGTTGTGTCCAAAGGCACCATGGAACCCATGTGTGGTATGAATAGAGAAACATTCATTGATTCTAATGGTAATATTTTTCCATGCTGTTGGACAGCAACATATCGATTTCAATACAAACATGCCTTTGGAAAACAGCCAATCAACATTGCAATGGGCAAATACCAACTGCCTGAGGCACACTCAGATTATATTGAAAGCACTAAAACGTGGCAAACAGCACAATTAGTATGTAGGTTGCATTGTGCAAAAAATTAATATATATTATCAATAATGAATACTAATACTAAAGATACAAAAGAAAAACCAATAATTATTATTGAAGATGATGGTTATTGTGACTAAATGCTGGTGTAGCTCAGTTGGTAGAGCAGTTGATTTGTAATCATCAGGTCACCAGTTCGAATCCGGTCACCAGCACCATTGGGGGATTAGCTCAGTTGGGAGAGCGCCTCGTTTGCAACGAGGAGGTCGCAGGTTCGACCCCTGTATCCTCCACCAAAAGGAGATAAAATGGAAAAAACTATAATTAATGCCTTAAAAAAACATGCTGAAGGTCAAATTGCCAAGCACAGAGTCAACGTAGAAATCTACATGCAAAATGCTGTTGGTGTAGGAGAACACACTGACATATTAGAAAGCATAGAGAAGGAACTTAATTCAATAGGTAAGTATGAAGAACAAATTGAGGTTTTGAAAAAACACTTTTCTAATGAAGATTAAAGTCATAGACAGAAGTGGCAACGGTTCTGAAATCCCCGCTGAAGTTGGAATGTCTATCGAATCTGCAATCACACAGGCAGGCGTAGAAGACAGTTTCGGCATATGCGGGGGTGCTTGTGCTTGTGCATCTTGTCAAGTGTATGTTGCCAAAGAAGACTATGACAAATTGACAGCACCAGATGAAGGAGAAACTGCTGTGTTGGAAGACATGGCATATGAACTGCAACCAACATCAAGACTCAGTTGTCAAATGGAAGTGACTCCAAATATGGAAGGCATGACTTTTACCATTGCTCCATATTAAGCATGTTTTTTTCTTTATCACAAAAACAAGAGCATAATTTTCCTTTTCATTATGAATTGCCTAACGGTCTTGTGCTGAGCACAGATGACGGCTGGCGTGTATTCAACATCAAAAATTTTAAAATAATATTCAAAGGCTATGCCAACAATTTACCTTGTCATAAACTAGTAGAGCAATTGCTGGATAATACCCAACCGCATGCAAAAGGTAATTTTTGTGCATTTATTTCAGACTCCAACAGCACAAGATTGTTGCATGACACAGACAGAAGTTTTCCATTATGGGTCAATCAAAATACAATAACAAATCTACAACATTTAGATGAACAGATATGGGCCGACTGTGTGTTGACTGTAGACAACCATTTTAAAATTACAAAAGATCATTATAATTGTTATGCCAAAAATACTAACAACTTTTCAGATGACAAAATAGTGGATCAAATACATCATACTATTCTTGAAACATACGAACAGTTTTTAACACACAATACTAAACCATTAAAAATATTTTTAACTGGCGGGTTGGACACCATAACCAGTTGGGCATATCTTGATCACTTTACAAAAAACTATGAGATTGTTGATTATGAATATATGAAGTATACAGATTTTTATAAAAAAAATTCAACATTAGTAAGAAAACATTGGGGCTATCTACAAATACATCTGTGGGATCAAGATTGTGTGTTAGTGTCTGGCGCTAATGGCGATGAAAATTTTTTAAGAGGCCCTTACACACTCGCAATGATGTTGAAAAAACATGGCATCGAATTTAAAGACATATTACAAAAAGATGACTATCATTACACTTACTTGATCAAAAAAGATATCAGCAACAATGTAAACGATTGGTATGCACAGACTAATGATGTAGTAGATTGGATTTTAAATAGGAATATTAATGATCATCAACATTGGCATCTTGATAATACTATTACATTCACTCCATTCAAAGACATCAGTATACTTGCGTCCGTTTTAACCTTGGGCAAGGATATGTTAATCAAACAAGCTAGACGTGGTGAAGTTAATAGGCAACTGATTACAAAATTAGATGCCAACAAATTGGTGAAAATTAGTAAACAAAAGAACTATAATCCTATGGAGCATGTATGAAGTGTAAATTTTTAGAACATGGTGTTGTGCTCCAATATGAAAAATCAGTTAAGCCTTGTTGTGTATGGAAGACCGATGATTGGCATCATCCTATAGCAAACACTGACTTAACCAAATGGTTTGATTTGCCACAACTAGAGCAAGCAAGAAATAAACTAGCACAAGGCATTTGGCCAAAAAATTGTTCTAAATGCGAACGACAAGAATCATCAGGCAGAGGCGACAGCATGAGGTTAAATGGTAAAAGTGCATATGGTGATTATAGCAATGATGAAATTACACTAGAAATAAGACCAGGTAATACTTGTAATTTTTCCTGTCAAAGTTGTTGGCCTGAAGCAAGTAGTCGTGTGGCAAGTCATCATCGACAAGCATTTGGGATTGGAAATGTTGTTAGTGAACGTTATACTGATTACAGCATTTTAGACTCTGTTGCTCATCGCATCCGAGACATTGTGGTGTTGGGCGGTGAACCGTTTTATGACAAAAGTTGTTTGAAGTTTTTTGAATGGCTACAAGAAAAAAATTTAGACGCAGGTTTACTAGTTTTTACAAATGCAAGTATGATCGACTTTGACTTTGTCGAATCATATCAAGGAAAACTGACCATGCATGTAAGTTTGGATGCATTTGGGCGAGTGGCTGAATACGTCAGACAAGGCACAGAATGGGACACTGTAAAAAGAAATTATGACAGATTAATGGACACACCCAACGTGGATGTTAGGGTAAACATCACAGCAAGTGTTTACAACTATCCTTTTATATCAGAACTTGTTGAATGGCTGGCACAGGATTGGCCTGGCATTGTAACTTTTGGCACAGCGTTCCAGCCATATCTACAAGAATCTGTTGTGCCCAAACACCTTGTAGAAAAAATTGCCCAAGACCTTGAACGCACAACAAAAATCATATGGCAATCAAAGATTCCAGAGCATCAACAACACAATGCATCAAATGCCTTGCAAGACATTGCCAACAAACTGCTGACCAAAGAGTTTGATGCCACACTGCATGACCAATTTGTCAATCATTGCACAAAGTTGGATGAGGTTAAGAATTTGTATGGTGAAGATTATGATGAATATTTTGCACGGGTAAAAATAAAATGAACGCAATAGCAAAATTTTGGAAGGAGTCTTACACTTCTAATCCATTGGCATTTTACATCGAGGCAGTATCAGCTGTGTCTGTGATCATTGGATCAGCAATCCTAACATACACAGTGTTAGACCCAAGACCTGATATATTTGTGCCTTTTTACTTTGTGGGCAGTTCAACAGGACTATGGGGTGCTGTGCTTAGAAAAACAGCATGGATTGTTGTATTGACTGCTTGGTTTACAACTATGAACACAATTGCACTGTATCAATTGTTTTTAACTTAGGAGGGATGGCAGAGTGGTTGATTGCACTGGTCTTGAAAACCAGCATAGGCGCAAGTCTATCGAGAGTTCGAATCTCTCTCCCTCCGCCACATGACCAGTCAGACTCCGCATACTGAAAAAGATTTTGATAGTCAATACAAATGGAAAATTTACATACCCACAACCAAAGGTTGGCCACAAGGCATGAGTAAAGCATTCAAGATTAAATCACAGTATGATGCATGGCTGTCAGAAAACAACATCAAAGGCATATCATTTTACAATATGCTATACTTGACACGTGACCAAGATGTTGTATACTTTAAGTTGAGTTGGCCTGGCGAACAAGAATACAATGTGGTGCAACTGAGATAGTGTCTACTTTTACGGGTTCGATTCCCGTAGGGGATGCCAAATTTAATTTTAAATATCTTTGTGAAAATCCATACTGTTACTGATATATCGCAACTGGCAGATCACAACATTCATGTGTTTGATCCGTTGTTGTTCAAAGATTCAAGAGGACAAATAACTGTGAGAGCTGAAGACACCATTTCTAAAGATTTTCCTTACAGCAATTACTTTTCTTACAAATTATCCACTTCAGAAGCTGGTGTAGCAAGGGGCTTACATTGGCAACGCACAACCACTCCAATCATCAAATACATAGATCTACGCAAAGGCAGTCTTTACACAGTGCTTGTTGATACACGTACTGAAGAAGGAATAATTTTCAAATGGACCTCAGATATTGGCAAAATAATTAAAGTGTCTGAACATCATGCACATGGATTTTACTGCACACAAGATACAGAATTCAGTTATATCTGCAAGGGCAAATACGATCCTCAAGAAGAAACAACATTCAATGTATTTCCATCTATTTGCAGACAAATAAAATTGCCCGAACCATTGCTTTCACACAAAGATGCTGGTTATCCAGAAATTGAAGTTCAACTAAGATAGATACTTGCCGCAATAATGCACGCACTTAGGCATTGGTTTGTGTTTGAGACTTTGAGGCAGTGTATCAACATAGAACTGGCTATTAAATATTTCCTCCACATTGTGATAGTTCAAATTGATTGATCTTGCACCTCCTTTTTTCAACAAATGAAAAAGATTTTTAGTGTTAAAAGTGTTGTTCCACCAATCTTGACTAAGCATACAGCAAGGAATAATGTTGCCATCATAGTCCATGTATACTTCATTGTTTTCATGTTTTGGACACGTGATAGGAAGTTTTAATTTTTTTCCTTTGTCAGATATGTCCTGTGATAAATTTGTGTGATCGCTTTCAAGTTTTTCACCTGCTTGTTCCAACACCACAGTGGATGGTTTCAAATCAAACTTGTAGACACCTTTGTTATAAACCGGCCAAGAACTGCCATGATACCAACTGCGATCACTTTGCACAGGCCAAAACTTTTCAAACCCCATCTGTTGCGACAGTGTTCTAACTTGATCAAGTTGATGCTGATTATGTTCAAACACAATAAATTTCCATGTGGCCCGTCCACCTGCAGAAATGAATGCTTGGGCATTTGCCATTATCTTATCGAAATTCGTGTTTTGTCTATACATGTGATTTGTGTCTTTTAATCCGTCTACACTGAAAACCATAGAGAAATTTTTAAGGCCTGCAAGTGATTCAAAAAATTTAGGATTCCTTACACTTGCATTGGTAAAAAAAGTTACATTTTCTACCCATTCAAATGATCGTGCAATTTCCAATGCATCTGGATGATTGAGCACGTCACCTGTGTCACCTTCAAATATCACTTCTTTGAGATTGGGCATTGTGTCTTGGTTAATTTTTTTCATCACATCCAATGACAAATGTTTGGGTCTGACAATCACATTATTTTTTTCATCAAAACGATTGCATTGAGGACAACGAGCATTGCAAAAACTGGTCACTTCGATTGTAATAATTTCGATTGTTTTAGCATCATACATGTATTATAATTATAAAGCGGCGGTGCTGGAATGGTTAGACAGGCACAACTTAATTGTGATTTTGTGAGTTCGAGTCTCACCCACCGTACCATTAATCCTAGTTGGGGGGTGTACTAGGCGCCCCCTGATAATTAGAAAGATGACAGAACAAAAATATATTCTCACAGACATCGACGGAGTTTGCTTAGATTGGCAAAAACAATTTGAAAAATTTTTAGAATTTTACTACCCTGACAAAGATCCAACATCAGATCCAACAGCAAGACATGTCACATTAGAAAAAGAAATGGAAGAGTTTATAGTATCTGCTTGGCAAGGTTGGTGTGAACCATTGAGAGATGCTGTTGACATACTGACAAAATTTAAAAAACAAGGCTATCAGGTGCATGGATGCACAGCAATGGGATTCGATCCATATGCAATTTCACTGAGAAAAATAAATCTTGAAAGACATTTCCCCAACGTGTTTGACAAATTAGACACCACGTTGGGAGGCCCAGGCCCACAGAAAGAAGCCTGGCTAGAACAGTATCGAGGCAAAGACTGTGTATGGGTTGAAGACAAATGGGAAAATGCACTGAGTGGTGCCAACATGGGCATTAAAACTTTTTTGATGAAACAACACTACAACGCACACAACAATGATGACAGAATAACCAAGGTTGACAATTGGCAACAGATATATTATTATATTAACAAATGACGCAAATGAAAGTATTCGTTGGCTGGGATTCAAGAGAGGACATTGCCTTTCAAGTGGCCAAACATTCAATACAAAAACACAATCCCGATGTTGAAGTATATCCACTAAAATTACCAACACTGCAAGAACTTGGAATATACACAAGAGGTGTTGATGCCAAAGCATCTACTGAATTTACATTCTCTAGATTTTTTGTGCCCATGCTGACTGGATACAAAGGTTGGGCATTGTTCATTGACTGTGACTTTCTTTGCAGAGCAGACATAAAAGAATTATTCAATCAAGCCAATGACAACTATGCAGTAATGGTTGCAAAGCATGATTATACTCCTAAAGAAGGAACCAAAATGGATGGCAAACAACAATTACAATATCCAAGAAAAAATTGGTCATCTTGCATGTTGTGGAACTGTGAACATCCTGCAAACAAACTGCTTGATGCAAATTCCATGAACACTAATGATGGACTATGGCATCATAGATTTGTTTGGTTGGCTGATCATGAGATAGGCGAAATATCACATGAATGGAACTGGCTTACTGATTGGTACACTGCCCCTGAAGACGGTGAACCAAAAATGCTTCACTACACAGAAGGTGGTCCATGGTTTGAACATCTACAGGATGTGCCATATGCACAGCAATGGCGTGATGCTGAAAAAGAATACAAAGCATCTCTAGAAGACACTGTGGATGACAAGATTGCCAAAAACGACGGCGGCTGGTAAAACTTAAATAAAATTATGTTCACAGGATTGTCCAAAGGATCAGACCAACAAGTGCCATGGCCTTGGACACAAACAGACAACGTAATCGATGATTATGCTACTCTGTTGCCATACTTCACACAGTTATCACAAATTGATGAAACTTCTGACCTTAAAGACAATAAAATTTTTACCAGTGCAAATAAAAGATTAAAAATAAAATTTTTACAAGATTGGTTAGAACAAGCAGACGAATGGTTAAACAAAAATCTTGAAGAACTTTTAAGTTATTGGCCTCATCATAGAAAATTCCAAAACTACAAAGGCCAAGTGCAAATCACAAGACAAGCACCTGCTCCCTATAGATTTCCTGTGCATGACGAAAGTTATAACAAATGTTGGAGTGGTGTGATTTATTGTGCCCCTCAAGAAGGCACAGGCACAGGCATGTACACTAATATCAATGGTAACTCTGTGCAAGATGGACATACAATATCCATTGCAAACAGATGGGGATGTGCAACCTGGAAACCAAACAGAGCTTTTATATTTGCTGGCATAACTTCTAAAACATGGCATGACTATGAAGCTGTGATTAATGCACACAGAATAACCGTGAATCTTTTCATTCAAAAAAGAAAACAATAAATTAACTTATGTGTGGTATCTATGGTATAACCAAAAAAGACATAAGATTGATTGACTCGTATATTGCCACATGCTGGTACAGAGGTCCAGATGGTCATGACATATGGAGTGATGATGATGTCACACTAGGACACAATTTACTTTCCATCACATCACAACCATTACAAGGCAAACAACCATGGATCACAGACAAAGGCAATGTGTTGGTGTACAACGGAGAAATATTCAACTATCAAGAATTAGTTGACCAATTTCACTTTACACCCAAGACCACTTGCGACACAGAACTACTTGCATTTTTACTGGACAAGTTTGGTGTTGATGCAGTCAATCACATTGATTCCATGCATGCCTTTGCTTATTATGACACAAGCAACAAAACAATTATTCTCAGTAGAGATCATGTGGGCATCAAACCTTTGTTCTATGCAGAGATATCTGATGGCATAATATTTGGATCTGAAATCAAAGGCCTGTTGGATCATGTGCCCAACAGCAGATGTATAGATGAGTTGGCAGCTGCATGTATGTCTTACTCTGGCAACAACGTCACAAGAAACACTATGTTTAGCAACATCAAAAAAGTGATGCCAGGCGAAACTGTGGTGTACAGCGTAGCACACAAAAAATTTATATCGCACAACAGAACTGTGATCACTCCAACATCAAATTCATCATTAGACTATGCACAGTTTAGACACGAAGCACATGAAACTGTAAAAATGTCCACACTTGGCATCAGAAAGTTTGGTATGTTTTTGTCAGGAGGATTAGACAGCACACTAGTTGCATATGAATTAAAAAAGATACTAGGCGAATTGGATTCTTTTACCAATCAAATGAATCCTAATGTGAGAATAGGCGAAGACTTCAATGATGATGCAAACTGTGCCAAAAGATTTGCTGAAGACTTTGACTTCAATCATCATCCTGTAGAAATGACCCCTAAACTTGTAGAACAATTTTGGGAAGACTCAATGTTCTTGATGGAACAGCCTGTGTATAACATGAATCTGCCAATGTATTATTACACCAATAAATTTTTAAGCAACAAGGGAGTTGTTGTAACCATGGCAGGCGACATGGGGGATGAACTGTTAGGGGGATATCCTAAGTATTGGAAACTTAGAAAAGATCTTCCTAAATCATTCAACGACATGATATGGAAATGGATGCACCGTATCAAAAGGCCAATTAAACTTGTTAGTAAAATTGATCCTCAAGACATACACAGTGAATTGTGTAAAATAATACCACAAGAGTTATGGAACGACAAAGATCCAATCAATTCTTACATGGCAGTTGATTGTGTTACACAGGTGCCAGAAGAATTTTTTTCACGCAACGATCAGTTTGGTATGCGTTTTTCTATGGAGGGTAGGTTTCCATTGGCAACAAAAAGATTCATGAAATACTGCATGGACATACACAGTGATCACAAAATAGGACGTGAAAAATCAGAAACAAAACTGCCAACTAAATTAGCATACAAAGGTTACATGCCAGACTACATCATTAACAAAATGAAAACTGGTTGGAGTGTGCCACTGATATATTGGATCAGCGACCACAAACATCTCAATGATCTAGCCATGCAATACATGACCGGCAACGATTGTTTGAAAGATGTTGTGGGCATGGACAATTGGGACCAAAAGAAAACTAAAGTGGTAAGTTGGATGATGCGGACATGGGCAAAATCTTACTGCATGCAATTGAAGGCATAACCAGAAGCCATTTCATCAAGAGTAAACTGCTGATGTGCTAGATGCCATAACCAAGGTTCTCTGTCTGGCCGATTTGGATTTTCAATATTTTCAAACTTTGTTGCCATCGGATAAGCTGAACATTCGGGTCCACATATTACAGGAATACCCATGCACACAGCTTTTATAGCAACCATTGAATTGAATGTAACCACGCACCATGCATCTTTGAGATCTTGTTCTAAAGGGGGTTGATCTCCTGTTTTGTCAAATCCTTTCAACTGTGTAATTCCGTTTGATGTTTGCACTTGAGGATTCAAAGGCTTGTCTCTCACCCTTATTTCACGGTTTGTTTGCTGTTTTAAGGTCTCTACAGTAGTGTCTAACCATTGCTGTGCATCAAAGAACCATTCAATTGCTCCAGTTGGAGGACATACAACAACTTGTGTTCCAGTTGTTTGCCATGGCACTACATCTTGTTGAAAGTGTTGTTCGTATCTGTCAGGTGTTTGCTCTGTAAGTTCAGCATTAGTGTGTGCATTTTTGGTTACTCTATACCAATTTGTTTTGTTGTCATGTCCTGCTTTGAAATAAGCATGATCACAAAAATAAAAGTCATGCTCACCACGTTTCATCATGTCGCCTGCGCCTCTGAGTATGCCCCAATAAAAGTATTCATCATCGGGCATAGGTTGTCCATTTGGAATAGGATCGATAATCACACCGTTGGTACCTTTGGCCCACTGTTGCACAATGCCCTCTGTGGCTTTACGCATGGTTCTAACGCAACGCATCATACATCCTTCCAAACATGTCTTTGAACAAACCAGATTCTATTTCTTCCTGTGTGTATTGATGCCAACTGAGTGTTGCCAACCAATCTTCACGATTGTTGGTATAAATTGGCGTGCCAAAATTTTCAATAGTTTGCGACACAGGACGTGCAGGACATCTTGCATGACAATACACCGGCACTCCTTGAATAATAGCATCAATTGAAACCATCGAACATGATGTTACCACGCAGTGTGCATGTTTCAAGTCTTCTGACAGAGGTACATCGGCATATGCAGGACCACTCTTGCCATTTTTCCTTGGCTTGTGTCTGACCTTGATAGGCATGTTGGTCTGTGTGCGTAGCCATTCAACAGTTTGTTGTTCCCAATTACGTTGTCCAATGTATGAATTAACTGTGATAGAAGATGGTGCAACCAAAATGTAATCGCCTTTGTGTTCACGCCATGGTTTGATGTCGATGTGTTGTATTCTATTGCGTGGAAGGTCTTGCATAATTTGTGTGACATGAATATCTCCAAAACAAATTCTCCAAAAATATTCTCCTTGTGGATTCACCGCTTCTTTCAAAGGATTCCATCTACCCCAGTAAGGCATGTCACAAAACAACCAAGGTTGTTGATTGTTTTTTAGTGCAACTGCTCTATTGTAGTTGCCAACAGCTAGTCCCCACATGGTTGGAATCCCTTGTGGATTGTGATATTTTTGCATGGGGCCAAGTGTATACCATGCTTTAGAATCTTTGCCGTGGCCATTGTTGATTACATTTAGTTTCATTTAATTTTATCCCAATAATTGTTTTTGTGTGGACGATAAATGTCTGTGCGTTTGGAACGACCTACTACCTTGCGTGCTCCTTTGAGATGATCCATGTATGCACCCAAAGGCGAATTAATAAACACATGCCCTCCTGGAATGTGTGGATGTCCTTCTGAAATGTTGAAAGACTGCATGCCACGTTCTGTATACTTTTTTTGCAATACCCAAAACAAATAAGAATCATGATATTCAATTTCGTTGAACAATGAATCTGTGCGATACATGTCTTGCCAGTCTTGCATGAATGATTGATTGTGTAAGGATCTAGTGTCGTAGATTACAAAGCCGCACTCAGGATAAATTTTTTGTCTACCAAGATATGCACAATAATGATTTTCTGGAAGGAGGCTCTCAATGAAACCATCTGGAACATCAGAATGGGTAACAACATCTGCGTCCAGCCAGACAACTAAGTCTGAGTCTGCATTGAGAGCCGCATGTGATACACAATATGATTTATGTGCAAACTTGACAGCGTCCCACAAATATGAATATTTTGCGTTTGTTTCTGTGCCTGGCTTAATGCCATTTGCATGGGGATTGGATTTGTGTCTTTGCTTAAATTCTTTCAACTTAGGACAAGCGTAGTTGATGTCAATCCATTCAACCCTGTCTGAAAATGCTTTGTTGGTAGGCATCCATTCATAGTAGACTTGCAATTTAATTGATTGAGGCCAGTGTTTGTCAAAGGTCTCAATCATGCGTTTGCCATACTGTCCGTATCCAGACTGAGACATTGTGGTTATAACCGTTTTGGATGTTGGCATGGTGGCAAGTATTTAAATAGCACATATTGAAAGTTGATGTATCGTGAAAAATATTTTAGTCACCGGAAGCAATGGTTTTATAGGCTCGAATCTTGTGCCAGCACTGGAAAAACATTACAAAGTTTTTTGTCATGACAGAGCAGATGGCGACTTGTGTACACAACAAAATTTTCCACAAGTAGATGCAGTATTTCATTTGGCGGCAAATGTATCCACGCATGAATTTTATACTAAAAGTTTTGAAGTGATCAAAAACAATGTTACTGCCACAATCAATTTGTGTGAATTTTATCGAAAACAAGAACAAAAACCTTTATTCATCTACGCAGGCACGTCAGAGGCACAAGCAGGGGCTACAGAACATTTTGATTACAAGATACCAACTGACGAATCCTGTCCGTTTGTAATTACAGATCCTAAAAATTTAAGATGGTCATATGCTTCTAGCAAAGCTATTGGTGAACAAATTGTTATTGCATCCGGTTTGCCTTACATAATTTTTAGGCCTTTCAATGTGTATGGACCAAAACAAACTGGACATTTTATTCCAGAATTCATAGAAAGAGCACTCAAGAATAAATTTGAATTGTATGGTCACACAAACACAAGGAGTTGGTTACACATAGACGATTGTGTAGATGCACTCATGTCACTTCTTCAAAACTCTAATATGACCACTGGAGAAATTTTCAACATTGGACATTCAGATGAAATCGCTGTCATTGACGTGGCAAAGTGTATTCTCAAGCACATGGAAAAAGATGTAGATATAGCACTACACGACGCACCCTTAGGCAGTGTGTCAAGAAGAGCACCAGACATCAACAAAATAAAAAACATTGTTGGATGGATTCCAAAAATTAATTTAGATGAAGGAATCAAGAACACTGTGGAGGCCATGACATGAAAGTTGGCGTAATTGGTATCGGTGTGGTAGGCAATGCAAACAAAGTAGGATTTGAACAACTAGGTCATGAAGTAATGGTGCATGATATTAAACTTGGAACAAACATCAACAATGTCTTAGACACAGAAGCAGTGTTTGTTTGTGTGCCAACTCCAAGTGCAAAAGATGGCAGTTGTGATACAACCATTGTAAAAAGTGTGATTATGGATTTAAATCATCTTGGATATCAAGGAATAGTTGCAATAAGATCAAGCACAGTACCAGGATTTTGTCAGTCAATGATTGATGAATACACAAAATTAAAAATTTGTTTTGTACCTGAGTTTATTAGAGAAAGACATTCAGTTGATGACTTTACAAAAGATCACTCTATTCTTGTCATAGGCACAGAAGACAACACAACCTTTAATGTAATTAAAAAATGTCACGGTCATTATCCCAAACATGTACAACAACTAAAACCAACTGAAGCAGAAATTTGCAAATACTACATGAACATCTACGCCGCTTTGAGAATTACCTATGCAAACATAGTATATGAAGTTGCAAAAAAATTCGATTGTGATTACACTGCTATCAAAGATGCGTATGTCAAAACAGGAAGACATGCTGACATGTATCTTGATGTTGATCCTGCCTTGCGTGGATATGGAGGTGCGTGCTTGCCTAAGGATACTAAAGCATGGATACGCTTGTTAAAAGATCTAAATCTCGATTATGAATTATTTGAAACTGTTCAAGAAGATAATAAAAAATTTAAAACAACAATTTTTCCAGGAATGAGACCAGAATGAGATCATTAGAAGTTGCAACCACATACAACAAAAAATATTATGACATCTGCGGGAAAAAGATGATAGAAACATTCATCGAGTTTTGGCCTAAGGATATTAATTTATACTGCTATTGGCAAGAACAGGTACCTGAGATATTTGCAGACAATGTGCATTATATAGAATTATACAAAGCACAGCCTCAGCTGAAACAATTTGTAGATGCAAATAAAAATGACCCAGTTAAATGTGGTATGAAAAATGGACAATACTCCTTTCAGCGTGACGGAGTAAAATTTAGTCACAAAGTTTTTGCACAGTCACATCGAATTGTTAATTCATCATCTGACATGTTGTTATATTTGGACGCAGACACATACACACATGCAACACCAAATTTAAATTATCTTAATGAGATATTACCAGAAAATGCACTTGCAACTTTTTTTGGAAGACCTAAATTGTATGACGAAACTGGTTTTTACATGCACAATTTAAAACATGCCAAAGCAACAGACTGGGCAAATACCATGGAGAGAATTTATCTTAATGGTGAGTTATGGAACTATGAAATGCAAGTAGATTGTTATACCATGTATAAAGCAAGGCAGGAACACCATAATTCTTTTTGTTTAGATCTAGTAGAACATCATCTTTCACAGCACGGTACAGCTCTAGGCAAAAGTCATCCATTTGTTAATTCACCACTTGGCTTATTTTTAGATCATTTGAAAGGTGATAGAAAAGAGATTGGACACTCTAAAATTTCAGATCTCAAAGAAACCAATCTACGCCAAAATATACAAGCCGATCATTGGAAACGTATAGATAACAAAAATGAATAGAACCATAGAACTAGCAACCACATACAACAAAAAATATTATGATCTTTGTGGTAAAAGGATGATTGAATCATTTGTGCAACACTGGCCCAAACATTGCACGCTCCATGTGTACTGGCAAGAACAACAGCCAGAAATCATAGGAGACAACATAGTGTATCATGAACTGTACAAAGTACAACCACAACTCAAAGAGTTTGTAGACAAATGGAAAGACGATCCAGAAAAAAATGGCTGGCGTGAAGATAGACAAAAGTGGGTTTGGAAAAATGACGGAGTAAAATTTAGTCACAAAGTTTTTGCACAGACACACAGAATTAAAAATTCAACCGCTGATGTAATACTGTATTCAGATGCTGACACTTTGTACACAGCAAAACCAAATTTGAATTACTTGTCTGAAATTTGTCCAAATGATGCACTATGCACATTTTTTGATAGACCAAAATTAAGAGATGAAACAGGTTTTTACATGCACAATCCAAGACATCCTAGAGCAAAAGATTGGGCAAACAGGATGGAAGAGATATATCTCACAGGCGAACTTTGGGGATATGATAACATGCAGGCGGATCAATATACAATGGCCATTGGTAGAGATTCATTCAAAGATTGCAAACAGACAGATTTGATGAAATGGTATCCAGGAATCAAAAGCAGCGATCCAGTGCCACATTCGCCACTTGCAGAATTTTTAGATCACATGAAAGGGGACAAAAAAAATGGTTAATGTAATCTATCCTTTGGCATCAAGCACATGGGGACCAGAAGAAGTTCAAGCAATTCAAAATGTAATAGCATCAGACATGTATACCATGGGAGGTGCAGTAAAACAGTTTGAAAAAGAATACGCCAAACATTTTGGACATGATCATGCTGTGATGACGAACTCAGGTTCATCAGCTAATCTGTTGATGTTGTCACTGTTAAAATTAAAATACAAACTAACAGGTGACATTATTGTGCCTGCTGTGGGTTGGTCAACCAGTTACTTTCCTGTCAATCAAAATGGATTCAAATTAAACTTCGTTGATGTTGATCCACAAACATACAACATAGACACCACAAAAATTGAACAAGCCATCACTCCAAACACTTGTGCTATTATGGCTATTAATCTGTTAGGTAATCCTTGTGACTTTGATACTATCTATGAGATTGCAGACAAACACAATCTTTTTGTGATTGAAGACAACTGCGAATCCATGGGTGCAAAATACAATGACAGGTATACTGGCGGTCATGGCATCATTGGCACGCAATCATTTTTCTTTTCACATCACATGCAAACCATGGAAGGCGGCATGGTCACTGTGGACAATCAGGAAGACGCTGATTGGTTGCGTTCACTGAGAGCACATGGTTGGTGCAGAGACTTGTCACCAGACAATCCATTGTTTCAAAAGACAGGTTCTTGGAAAGACAATTTTACATTTGTTACTCCTGGCTACGCTTTGCGTCCATTAGAGATGAGCGGAGCAGTGGGTTCCGAACAATTGAAAAAATGGGACAACATCATGTCAGCAAGAATGAAAAACAAAGAACATTTTTTTTCCAAGTTTGGCGATGAAAAATATTTAAAATTACAAAAGACACAGGGCGAAAGCAGTTGGTTTTCTTTTGGTTGTATCTGCACAGGAGCATTAGCAGGCAGAAGAGATGAACTGGTCACTGCACTCACAGAAGCAGGCATCCAATCAAGACCACTGGCATCAGGCAATTGGTTAACACAACCTGTGATGAGCATGTTGGATTACACCGCAACTGGAGACTACTCTGGTGCAGACCTTATTGAAGATGAAGGATTTTTTGTAGGCAACGGTATGCAAGATGTCACTCAAGGCATTGATGCCATGTATGAGGTAATACAAAAGTTAGTATGAAAAGTCTAACCATAGTAACCACATACAGTCCAAGGTATTGGCCTTTGCCAATCCAAAAGTCAATTGAAAGCACTCTTGAGAATTGGCCTGGTCATGCAAGAATACTGGTGTATCCAGATGATCAAACTCAATGCATGGAGCATGATAGATTAGAACACTATGATCTTTGCCAAGAACAACCTGTGTTGCAAGAATTTATCAACAGAAACAAAAACAATTCACAACTACAAACACTTGGACAAAAAGATTATGAATTTGAATATGATGCCATAAGGTTTAGTTACAAAGTTTTTGCTTGTATTGATGCATATCAAAAAACAAAGCCTGACATGATGTGGTATCTTGATGCTGACATCATCACATTTGAAAAAATCCCAATGTCATGGCTTGAACACATCATACCTGATCATGCATTTACATCATACTTAGGCAGACCAAAAAAAGGATTTTCTGAGACAGGTTACTATGCATTCAACACAGCACATCAGCATGCTGAAGATTTTTTCACAAGATGGTCAGAATACTATGGGAAAGATTTGTATTTCAACATACAAAAAGGATTTCTTGATCATTTTCCACGTGCTGGCTACACAGATTCATTCACCTTTGATGCTGTGAGATTAGAGTTTGAACAGGCAGACAAAATGGTCAACGAAGATTTGAACGATGGCAGATTTGGCGGAATGAGAAAAGCAAGACATCCATTCATCAATTCTGAACTTGGACAATACATGGATCACTTGAAAGGCTTTGACAGAAAAACAAACATGAAGAGCAATGCAAAGGATTTGACTACCAAACAAACACATTCATACTGGAGAAACTTAAAATGAAAATACTAGTTACAGGAGCATTAGGTTACATAGGAACACAACTTCTATATAACATGCGAAACAGCAATCACACCATTGTAGGATTTGATAATTCACAAGATGCCATAGACAACAGACTTGCTGTAGCACTCCAGTATAATAATAATTTTAGTTTCAAGAAAAAAGATCTTTTGGATGATTTGTCAGAATACAAAGATGTTGACATGATTGTACATTTGGCCGCTGAAGTCGGCTATGTGGCATGTGACGACAATCCAGGACAGTGCATGCGAACCAATGTAGAAGGCACAAAAAATATTGCTTCCCTAGACAAACCAACTGTGTTCTTGTCCACTGGCAGTGTGTATGGCAAACTTGATCAACCTTGTATGGAAACACTTGAATGTAATCCTGCAACACTGTATGCCAAATCAAAACTTGAAGGTGAACAAATTATAAAACAAATCAAAGATTGGACCATACTGAGGCCTGCCACAGCATATGGACTTTCATTTAAAATGCGTCACGATCTACTAATCCACACTTTGTGCAGAGATGCAGTTAAGTCAGGCTTCATACAGTTGTATCAGCCTAAAGCAGAAAGAACTTTTTATCATGTGAATGATCTTGCCAACACACTTGGCCACATAGTTGATAACTTTGACCAATTCAAACACAATATTTTCAACATAGGTGCTGAACACTTAAACATCACAAAAGAAGACATAGTTAAAGAAATACAAAAACACATTGATTTAAAACTAGAAATAGTAGAAGATGAAGACAGAGACAAGCGTGACTACTATGTTGATTATTCTAAACAAAATAAGTTTTTCAAAGTGGACAGCACTTTAGATATTTCTGGCATAATAAAATATTATCAAGGTTACTAATGAAAGTAGAAGTTTTCCGCAACACAGTAAAACGCAGAGGCAAAGGTGCATCATTTGAAATGGTCAAGGCCTGGTATGATGGCATCAAGGCAGTGGGAGATGACCCTATATGGATTGAAGGTCGCAGTGATCCTGAACGTTGGATGGGCGATCCCAAAGAGCAAGTGGCTGTGCATTTTGGTTATGGACCAAACAATGCAGGAGACTTTCTCAAAGGCAATCGCAGAAAAATTAGACAACATCATGAAAAGAACGGCGGTGTGTGCATTGTGTTTGACGGGGGACTTTGGACATCATTTGGCAACAGAGCCACTGATTGGAACAAACATTATTTCAGATGTGCCCTGTGGTCACCCATGCGTAATGGCAACTTTCTGAATCAAGATTCGCCTGCAGACAGATGGGAACACATTAAAAAAACTTTCAACATAGACAATCGTGCATGGAAAGGTGATGGCAAATACATCATGCTATGCACACAACCCAAAGACAACTGGTCCATGGCACAGAAAGATCCCTATGAATGGGTGGATGAAGTGGTTAGTGCTTTGAAAGGCGTCACAGACAAAACACTGTTGTTGCGTCCACATCCTAACCATGCAGACAAGTGTGCAGAAGATATTCGCAAACGTCATCCGCAAATTAAAATTGCAGACATGAACAGAGGTGGTGGCATGTTCAAAGATTATCGTTGGACATTCATTGAGGAACTAGATGCTTCTGATATCCATTGTGCAATTACACACAACTCCACAGCAGTGGTAGATGCAGCCACATATGGAGTGCCTGTGTTTATGACATCAGACTTGTGTCTTGCATGGGACGTTGGATCTAATAATCTCAAACAAGTAGAAACACCCGTTAAACCAGATCGTGATCAATGGTTGCACAATCTTGCCTATGCTAACTGGACCATAGAAGAAGTTCGCAATGGCACTGTGTGGCGTAGATTTAGGCCACACATAGAAAGTATGATTAAATGAAAGCATTCATAATATATCTCAAAGAACTACAATCAACAATTGATTCTGCCTTGGAATGTAAACGCACAGCAAGACAACATGGATTAGATGCATGGATGCTGGAGGGATTTACTCCTTCACGTGCTGATCAATTTATAAAAGAAAACAATTTACAACCATATCTACCAGGACCTAAACTGTTCAAGATTAAATGGCAAAAAGGTGGAGTGCGTGGTTGTATGATATCTCATTACCATGCATGGAAAAAATGCATTGAACTTGATCAAAACATTGTGGTGCTAGAACATGACTCTCGTGTGTGCAGTGATACCTATCTGCAAGAATTTCAAGATGTGTTGCACCTAGATGCACATAGATTTGAACCAGACCCGGATGAGGGCAGGCAAGCAACAGTAGAGGATTTTGTGCATGTGAGAAAAGGTGAAAATCAACTCAAAGGCACATACGGTTATGTGATCAAACCACATGCCGCAAAACGACTGATCCAAGGTGCTCATGAAGACGGCCTTACAGCCAGTGACATGTTTGTAAAAGACAAGTATGTTCGCATACAAGTTGCAAAACCAAGAGCAGTGTATGTTGCCAGCCAAGACAGTTTGACCGTCGATAGATCATTCAATATATAATCATATGCACATCACAATTACAGGGTCACATGGATTCATTGGCCATCATCTAGTAAATCATTGCCACAAACACAATCATAATCTATCATGTTGGGACTTACAGATTGGAAAAAATATCTGTAACTTCACACTCAAAGGATTATTGGAAGACACCACAGATGTTGTCATACATCTTGCCGCACTGGCAGGCATCAGAGAGTCAATTGAAAATCCAGATCAATATTGGGAAACAAATGTGGAATACACAAAAAAAGTTTTTGATGTTGCTGAAGAAAAAAATGTTCGTGTAATATATGCATCATCATCTGCTTGCAAAAGATGGCATGGAAATCCTTATGCCATATCAAAATATGTCAACGAATTCATTGCGCCAGATAATTCAGTTGGACTGAGATTTTCAACTGTGTGGGGAGATGGAGCCAGAGGTGACATGTTGGTGCCACAAATACAAAATAAAAATTTGAAGTATGCAACTACACACCACAGAGATCTCATACATGTATCAGACATTGTGTCTGCAATACAATGCATCATTGATCATCCTGAAGAGCGTGGAGTGTTTGATGTAGGCACAGGAAGAACTGTTGCTGTGGATCAGTTGGTAGCACACAACGGCCTTGATGTGCCAATCACTGATGGCTTTGATTATGAATCCAAAGAAAACTTATTGCCTTCACACAGACTGAGAGCACTTGGTTGGGAACCGAAACGTTTCATAATGGATGAAAAGTTGTGCAACTAGTCGATGGATTTTTTATTCCAGATGGTGATTTGCCCAAACATCACATTGCAGAACCTGTTGTGCAACACGATGCTATCCTCAATCAAAAAGTTTTAGAATACACTACAACAAGACGTCACATGATTGATGTTGGCGGAAATGTTGGAAGATGGAGTGTGGACTTTGCCAAACACTTTGATACAGTGTCTGCTTTTGAACCAGCGCCTTATCACATTGAATGTTTTGAAAAAAATTGTGCACCATATCCTAATGTAAAATTGTATCCATATGGACTCAGCAACACAAACAAAAAAGGAAACTTAGAAGTAGCAGTTGAACATCATCTAGGATCAACTAGAGTAATTCCAAGTGATGATGGTACCATAGAACTAAAAACACTAGACCAACATGGATTCACAGATGTGGATGTGTTGAAAGTTGACGTTGAAGGATTAGAAATAGATGTGTTACAAGGCGCCGAACAAACCATTGCGAAATGCAAACCAATAATTGTAATTGAAAGATGTGTGTTCAACAGTGAACGTTTTGGTTTAGACAAAATGGCAAGCCACAATGAATTGGATCGTCAAGGCTACAAAAGACTATTTAAGATTACCAGAGATTGCATATACGGCCCTAAATGAAATCATATGAAAAACTAGACAAAGAGATCTTTGTGATAGAAAATCAACAAGGCAACACATCAAAAACATATGACTTAGATGAATATTCAAAAATTGTTCCAACACAATTTGTAACAGATTACTATGATTACAACAAACCACACAGACAAACCAAATCTAATCACGAATCTACATGGCGATTGATCACATGTATGTTTGGTGTTATAATATGTAAATGCGGTGATCACACCATTGAATTATCGCGAGAAAACAAAATACAGCTAATGATAGGTCCAAACATTAAATTTCAATACCACAACAAAAGTGGCAAATCTGTGTGTCATGTGAGATCAAGTGCATGAGCAGATTGGTTGTATTCGGAGACAGTTGGCCCTATGGTGCAGAACTAAAAGCAGGAGAAAAAACTTTTGGCGAACTGTTGCATGAAAAATTAGGCACAGACAGTTTTGTAAATTGCTCACAAGAAGGCACATCAATTGATCATCTGGTTGTGCAACTCGAACAATACATGTCTCAAGCAGATGTTGGCACAGACATTGCTGTGTTTTTCATTAGCAATCCTATAAGATATATGATTCACAAAAAAGGCAATTGGGACACCATTAGACCAACTGGTGATAAAAGCATGAACACAAGATTTTATTACGAATATCTACAATCAGATGAATTGGATAACCATCGAGCCAACACTTGTATTCTTGCTTTACAAAATATGTGTAGATATAGCACAACAATAGTGAAAGACATTTATCTCGAAGGATGGTCTGCCATAGATTGGTCATATCCTAGCATCAACAAACAAAAGTTTTTGCCTAAATCTGCCTTGCAAATGTTTGAAGCAAATATGAATAAACAAACAAACGAACTGGTTAAAAATCAAAGGAATCCTTTCATATATCCCAACAAGTATCATCCCAATCAAAAAGGACATACACTGATTGCAGAGGAATTATATAAATTTGTCAAATGAAAATAGCAGTGTTTCCAAAAACAAGCGCCATGGCGGGCAAGCCAGTGATGGCAGCTTTTATACAGTCGCTCCAAGGCGAAGACTACGCCATTTGCGAAAATCACGAAAGACCAGAAGCAGATGTAGTGGTCATGTGGTCATGGCTTCTTGGAATGTATGGACGTGATGCCATATACAATCATTACAAAAAAACAAATACAAAATTTTTAATATTAGAAGTTGGTGCATTGCAACGCAACACATCTTGGAAGGTTGCTATCAACGGCATCAACAGAGATGCTGATTTTGGCAATCAATCTGTTGATGATAGTAGACTAAAATTGTTTGACCTTACCTTATCAGATTGGCATGCATCAGGTGACCATATTATAGTGTGTGGCCAAAATGAAAGATCAATTGCATGGGATCAAGGCAACACCGCACAATGGGTCAACAAAATGATTGATTGGATACGCAGTCAAACAGATAGACCCATTTGGTTTAGACCACATCCTAGGTTTCCTGTGCATTACAAGAATGCACAAATAAAAAATGTATTTGTATCAAAACCAAAAAAGTTAAATCACAAAGGCAATATTGATGAAGTTGACTTTGCACAAGCAATGTCACATGCACATGCTGTGGTAAACTATAATTCTAATCCTGCAATCGAAGCAGTGCTATCTGGCGTTCCTGTGTATGTAGACCAGTCATCATTATGTTGGGATGTAGCAAAACCAATTGGCGATGACATAGAAAATCCAGTCAAACCTGATCGCTCTGCATGGCGCAAACAGATAAGTTATACTGAATGGTTCGTAGAAGAAATAAAACAAGGCCTTCCATGGAAGAGGTTGAGACCACGTTTGATCGATGGGTGACCAAAATATACTTTGGTATCATGCTGTCTTTTCCAATCATAATGGTGGTTCTTATCTACTTTGAAACAAGATGAAAAGTTTCGTTTGTGTATGCACAGGCACCAAGTATGGCACAACTTATGTGGACAAACTCTACAACATGGTGTCAAGACATGCCAACGACTTTAAATTTTTTGTAATCACAGACAGCAAAAAAGCATGGCGTCCTGAGATCAACCAAATTGTAGTATCTCCATTGTTTCCAACATGGTGGAATAAGATCCACATGTTTAGAGATGATATAGGACTTGAAGGCAGAGTGCTATTCATGGATTTGGATGTTGTCATATTCAAAAACATTGATGAGTTTTGGGACTTTGAAGGCGATGCATTTGTTATCATACAAGACTTCAATAGATGTAGAATTAAAAATTATCATGTGCGTAATTCATCTGTGATGAAATTTGTTGCAGGACAAGAAGTAAATGTATGGAATGAGTTTGTTGCTGATTCAAAAAAGGTCATGCAGAGGTTTCGTGGAGATCAAGATTACATGACAGCAAAATATCCTGGTGGTCCCATATGGCCCAAAGAATGGGTGATGTCTTACAAATGGGAGATAGGATTAGAACCAGGAGAAAAAAGACGCTCGCCACACGATCTATTTGTCAAACAATCGTACACTGATCGCAAACATGGACTGCCAGAAGATTGTGCTGTGGCTGTGTTTCATGGCAAACCAAATCCTGCAGAAGTAGAAAAAGATCCGCTTGTGATTGAAAATTGGCGATGAAAACACTTGTGGTTGGTGACAGTTTCGTTACTAATAAAATTGAAACATACGCAGATCATTTGTGTAAAATACAATCTGATATAGTTGTAAAAGGATTGCCTGGTAGTGGCAACGATTTAATAAGTCATGTGTTGTTGAATGAATATAAAAATTATGATAGATTTATAATAAACTGGACTTCAACTTGCAGGTATGATTTGTTGATCAGCGATGACATCAAAAAATATTTGTATTTAGACAATTGCAATCACCATTATTACAACAATCAGTTGTTTGTAAATTCAGGTGGATGGCGCGGGAACTGGCAAAAAGAATCAACTAACACAATGTTTTCTTCAATGTATAAACATCATTTTGACGTTGAAAATTCCTGGCGGACAACATTGCAAAACATGGTAATGGTGCATCAATTGTTGCAGAACAAACCACACATCAACTTTTTTTCATATGACACATTTGAGTGCATAGATTTTGGCAGTTATGAAAAGCAAAACACTAAAAATTATGATGGTAAGAAATGGAAAAAGTTCAAGCAAAAAAACAAATGGATATCTGGTATCGAATGGAATAACGTTTGGTTTCACAAAAACAGTTACACCAATACAGGCGGCGTAATGGATTGGTGTCATGACAACACAGATGACACAGGACATCATCCTTCTGGTGAAGGAGCCAAAATGTTTTTGTTGCAAGTTTTGACACCCTGGTTGGGACAAACAGGATAATTACACACATGTCGCTATTCAAATTTGAACAATATGGAAATGAAAAGCCTGTGCCTTCTGGAGAAGTGCATGTGGTAAACCAAGATGCGGATGAGCCAATCACTGAATACAACTTGGATCAATATGTTGAAAATAGAAATGTGTTACTGATAGGCATCCCCGGCGCATTTACTCCCACTTGCACAGAAAAACACTTGCCAGGATTTGTTGCTAATGAGCAAAATTTATACAACAAAGGCATTGATGAAATAATATGTATCAGCGTTAACGATCCACATGTAATGTTTGCATTTTCAGATTTCATTAACTACGAAGGATCAAACATCACAATGGCAGCTGATCCTTTCGGCGAAGTTTCCGAACAATTAGGATTACTGACTAACATGGGAGTGCTCGGCAATAGATGCAAAAGATTTGCCGCCATCATCCAAGAAGGAAAAATAGTAGACATTATGGTTGATGAACGTGGACTAGATGTGTCATCAGCAGAAAACTGTCTGCAAAAATTATAATGACTATCTCTAATTACCAAGGAGAAGAAATCATTGACAAAATTATTATCAAACAAGGCAAAAAACATTATGAAAAAGTGTGGATGCCTCGCACAGTGTTCAATGATTCAGATGGCAAAGATGCTTACATCATAGGCAACGGAGAATCAAGAAAAGATTTTGATTTGTATTCTTTGCCGCAAGACACATATGGCTGTAATGCCTTGCACAGAGATTACGAACCAGATTTTTTGATTGTAATTGATCAGCACATGTATCAAGAAGTTATTCACAGCAAATATGGTGAAAAAAATATTGTCTACACCAATCGTAACAATATGAAAAAACATGCTGGCACTTGTCATCTCATACCACAAAATCCTCACGTGGGTGCAGGAACCACAGCTATGCACGTGGCTATTCATGATGGTCATACCAATTTGATATGCCTTGGTTTTGACTGCAACGAAGATGCTCCCAACAACAATGTGTACAAAAATACCAAATGTTATCACGATAGCAACACAGTAGTGCATCAAACTGTGTGGGGCAAGCAAATTTACCAATTGATAGCAAAACATCCAGATGTGCAATTTTCTTTTGTGGGCGGTGATCCTTACCAACCATTTTTTGAACTTCACAACTGCAACCAGTGGACATACAACAAATTAAATACGCATATAAATAATACAAATGAAACTACCAGATCAAATTAAAATAGGATGGAAAGACGTTGATCTACAACGAGTAAAAGTTTCATTTGTCAAAAACAATTCAGATTATTGGGGACAGTATATTGCTCGCCAAAACAAAATTGAAATACAAGAAGAAGCAGAAGGACAAGATCTAGCCAACACACTGGTGCATGAAATTATTCACGCTATTGTGTATCATTCATCTCTCAACGCAGAAGGCGGTCCATTGTATGAAAGCAATGACGAAGAACAAGCAGTCAATTCAATGACCAACTGGCTGATGGGTGTGTTCAAAGACAACCCATGGCTGTTAGACTTACTCAAAAGCAGTATCCACGGTAAAGCCAACAAGAAAAAGTAATGGCTCACAAGTCATTGCACTGTTCAGAACCTTACAACACCCTCTACATAGAACACACTAATCAAGGCAGAATGGCACCTTGTTGTGCTTTTTTTCCAACCATAGATCCAAACGATTATGATACAGAACTGCAAAAAGTAAAAGAAGATTTGCACAAAGGCGTATGGCCTACAAATTGTGTTTCGTGCAAACAACATGAAGAAAAGAAACTCGACAGTAGAAGATTAACCAGCGGACAGCAAAAAATACATCCACACATAAAAAATGTTGAAATAAATTTAGGCAACTTGTGTAATTTGAAATGTGCAATATGTAATCCTAAGTTTTCATCTAGATGGCTGTCTGATGCAAAACATTTTGCAGAATTCGATAGCAATGGATTTTACAATATACCAAATAGCAGTGTGAAAGATGTTGGCAAACATATTGATTGGCACAGCATTAGATATCTCCATTTTAACGGTGGCGAACCTTTGCTTAACAATCAACATTTAAGATATCTAATGCGAGTAATAAATCAAGATCAAACTGAAGTATATTACAACACTAACGGGACAACCAAAGTTTCAGACGCTGTGTTTAACATTTGGACTAACTTTATTAGAGTAAAATTAATATTTTCAATTGACGATGTAGGACAAAGATTTGAATATCAAAGATATCCAGCAAAATGGAAAGAAATTGAAAATAATTTATTATGGTTCAAAACACATGCTCCAGACAATGTTATGTTTGGTATAAACAGAACAATAAGTCATTTCAACAAGCCATACCTTAAAGACTTAGACGAATGGTTCCAAACAAATTTCTCACATTCACAAAACGGAATAAAAAATGAATTTACAAATCAACTTGCTTGGGGGCCTGCTTCTCTTCAAAATACCAGGGAGCAATTTGTTAAATTTGTGCAAAAACTGAATGCTGTTAGAAAAATTTCCTATTACGAGCCAATATAACAGCGACTTTTTTGTGGTTGACGTATTTGGCAAAATACCATATAATAGTGGTATTAACATTACAAGAGGTAACAACAGATGACAAACGCACAATTAGTATTAAGCAAAATTAAAGGAACTTTATGCCATGAAGGCACAACCTACAAAGGTAACTCAGGAACTTACATGTTCATTGAAGGCAAAACAACTTCTGAAGGAACAATTAACGGTGTTGTTAAAAAATTAGACGATCAAGGTGTTGCAAAAACAGCTGGTTCATTTAAAATTGTAGAAGATGGCACTGTGATGAGATTCACTGGTATTGCTACAAAAACTTCCAAGGGAATCACAGCAGAAGTGCAATCACAACAGCCAGATGCGAATCCAGGAGCACAGCCAGAAGTTGAAGAACAGCCAGAAGCTATTGCAATCTAAATTGAAAGAACTTAGAATAGCAAACGTAAACAAAATAATTCTTACTGCTGAGTCTAATTGGGCTCAGCGGTTTTGGAGATCAGTTCTTGCCGCATTGCAATATAATAATAAAAGATGAAGTAAACGTAAAATTAGAAGGACTTGATCTAGTCACACGAAGAAAACTTACCAACAAATTCAAATACGAGATTCCAGGGGCTCGCTTTATGCCCGCAGTAAAACTAGGCAGATGGGATGGCACAGTTTCATTCTTTACACAAGGAGGACTGACATTTGTAAATTTACTTGAAGACATAGTTCCTATACTAGAAGACAACAACTACACGTTCGACTTAGATGACAGAAGACAAACATGGGACTTAAAGTTTGAACCAGTTAAAGAAGACTCCTTTGCTGATGTCACATGGCCAGAAGGACACACACATGAAGGGCAACCTATAATGTTGCGTGATCATCAAGTTGAAGTAATTAACAATTTTATAACCAACCCGCAGTGCTTACAAGAAGTAGCCACTGCGGCAGGGAAAACTATCATAACAGCGGCACTGTCTAAAATGATTGAACCATATGGTCGATCAATAATCATTGTGCCTAACAAGTCTTTAGTGACACAAACAGAAGAGGACTACATCAACATGGGGCTTGATGTTGGTGTGTATTTTGGAGATAGAAAAGAGCCTGGCAGAACACACACAATTTGCACATGGCAGTCGCTTAACATACTTGAAAAAAAGAGACAAAATGCAGAAGATGATTTAATAGAAGAATTCAAACGTGATGTAGTATGTGTGATTGTGGATGAAGTTCATCAAGCCAAAGCAGATGTATTGAGAAGACTGCTGACTAATGTGTATGGCTATGTGCCAATCCGTTGGGGACTAACTGGCACAGTACCAAAAGCAGATTATGAATTTAAATCTTTGCATGTATCACTAGGCGATGTTATTAACAAAGTCAGTGCTATCGAACTCCAAGAAAAAGGCTTATTGGCAAAATGTAACATTGAAATATTACAAATGTGGGACTATGTAGACTACAAAAATTACCGTGAAGAACAAACATATCTTGTTACTAAACAAGAACGCATCAACTATATTGGTAGAATGGTTGAACAGATGAGACAATCTGGTAACACATTGGTATTGGTGGATAGAGTAAAGTCAGGAGAACTGCTGACCGAAGCCATACCTAATTCTGTGTTTGTGCGTGGTGCAACCAAGGCAGATGAAAGAAAAGAACACTATGATGATGTCAAAACAGCTGATGACAAAGTAATTGTAGCCACATATGGTGTGGCCGCTGTGGGCATTAACTTGCCACGCATCTTTAATCTCATGTTGATTGAACCAGGCAAATCTTTTGTGCGAGTGATACAGTCAATTGGTAGAGGCATTCGTAAAGCACAAGACAAAGACTTTGTGCAAGTGTGGGATGTGTGTTCTACAGCCAAGTTTTCCAAACGACATCTCACAGAACGCAAGAAGTTCTATCGAGAAGCACAATATCCTTTCTCAGTCACAAAGGTTGACTATCAGAAGTAGATCCACATATAATAAAACATATGCAATTGTTAACACTCGAGAACGAAGCCTATCTGCTCGATAGGGTGCCAGATCACGTTGAAGAAGACATGCGTTTCGCTGTGTTGGATAATTCAGACACAAGCAATCCTGATTTCTTTTTTATTCCATTAATTTACTTAGAATCATTTTCAGCACCATCAGCTGTATTGCAGATTGGCAACAGCAAAATACAGATGCCTTTGGATTGGCACATACTGCTAGGTGATCCAGAGTGTGGCGACTTGGAGATTGTGCCGCTGACTTCTTTGAATGATAGATTGTTTCATGCTTTTTGTTTTAATCCTGTGTCAGACTCTATGCCCGCATACAATGAAGTAAGAATCACTAATATCTACAACGAAGTTGAATGGTTCTTTCCAAGGACAAAATCTAATCAGTTGATCAGTGTTCCTATACTGTCAGACAACAATCCGCCATGTGCTTATTTTATCAAAGAAATAAATCGCAACACAGATACAATACTGCTAGACAATTTATTTCATGCGTAAACAAACATTACCAACTTTGCAGTTTCACAATGATGCTCCAATTAAAATCATTGCTGGCCCTTGCCAAATTGAATCAGAAGATCATGCAATGCAGATGGCAGAAAAAATTGTTAAGATTTGTTATGAACAAGGCATGCGTGTGGTTTATAAATCTTCGTTTGACAAAGCCAATCGTTCTTCAATTGGATCAGCAAGAGGTGTTGGCATAGACAAAGGTTTAAAAATTTTACAAAAAGTTAAAAAGGAATTTGACGTGCCTGTAATCACAGACATACATCAACCTGAACAAGCCGGTTTTGTGGAAGAGGTTGTTGACATCATACAAATACCTGCATTCCTGTGTAGACAAACTGATTTGATTATTGCAGCTGCCAAAACAAATTGTTGGGTGAATGTTAAAAAAGGACAGTTTTTGTCCTATCAAGAAGTTGCCAACATTAAAGACAAATATCCAGATAACAAAAAATTTATGATCACAGAACGCGGCACTACATTTGGTTACAACAATCTAGTTGTGGACATGCGTGGTATCCATCACATGCGAGATCACTATCCTGTCATTATGGATGGCACACACTCTGTGCAACAACCAGGAGGTATGGGCAAATCATCAGGTGGTGACAGAACATTTGTTGAACCATTGTGTCGTTCAGCAGTTGCTCTTGGTATTGCTGGTGTATTTCTTGAGGTTCACAATGATCCTAACAATGCACCATCCGATGGACCTAACATGCTTACTCCAGATGAATTTAGGAAGTTAATTACCAAATTAAAAATACTTGATTCTACAGTCAAACAAAAGTTATAATATAATATGCCAGGAAACTTTTTAGACATCAAATTAATGATGCGAGCAGTGGATTCACGAGATAAAACTTGGTATGATCGATTGTCAGATGCAGACAAAAAATTGTATTCGCCATACATGTCAATGAAGTGGACAGCGGCAGTTGAACACAAAGAACAAGCCATACAAGAATTCTACATTGAAGAAGTCAACGAAAATGTAAACAAACATCTGTGGACACTGTCAAAGAATCACAAATCACTGCTGTGGAGACTCACAGCAATGTGTGGGTCAACATTCCAAATGTTTCACAAATGGTTCTATCCAAAGAAGAAAAAAACTAATGTAAAATCCAAAATGAAAGAACTGCAAGAGTATTATCCTGCAATGAAACAAGCAGATTTAAATGTGTTAGATGCACAACTAACTACACGTGAGTGGACAGAAATTAAAAGGCAATACGGTAATGACATATCTAGTAAATGACAAATGTATCATGTGCAAACACACCTCTTGTGTAGACGTGTGTCCTGTGGATTGTTTTTATGAAGGCGAGAATACACTTGTAATAAGTCCAGAAGAATGCATAGACTGTGGTGTGTGTGAGCCAGAGTGTCCTGAAGAAGCAATCATTCCTGATCATCTAGATGAAGACAACAAATGGTTAGACTTCAACACAAAATGGTCGGATCAATGGCCTAACATAGACAAGTCCAAAGATCCATTAGCAGACTATGAAAAACATTCAGGTGAAGAGGGGAAGTTGGAAAAATACTTTAAAGATCAATGATTAAAAGTCCGTGTGTTAGAGTATGTAAAATCGATCAAAAGAATGGTTTTTGTATGGCATGTAATAGAACTCTACAAGAGATAAGAATCTGGGGGTTGCCCGAAACTACGGATGAATGGAAAAAAGTTAACTTAAAGGAAATAAAAACAAGATGAATAATTGGATAGAATACAGTGTGCCAAAAAAACATACACGATTATATGTGTCACACATATTGAAAAATGTATTCATACTGGTATTCATTTTATTACTTGGCTTTGGCGTAATGCCTAGTTCTTTAAGTTTTTGGATAATAGTATTGATGTCAGATGCGACATTCTATCATGCCATCAAGTCTACACGTTAAAAATAATCTTGTCTTTGACCTTTTCTTTTGGTATCTAAAGTGACACAATGGAATCCACCACTTATGGATCTTGCGTGTCTCATTTCAAGGCCAATTGTTTCAATGCCATGTTTGTCTAGTTCTCTACGTAGAGGTTCTTGATTAATATCACAAATTACCAGTTGTTCGTTCACACTCAAAAAATTTAGTCCTATGTAAGGCGAAGTGGTGGTGATGCCTCCTTGAAAAGCACTGCCTATGTCAACAATATTTTCTTCTGGAAAAAATATTTTGTCCCAGTTTTTGAATATAGGAGGATAATGGTCTTCATTGAGCCTAGCACCATTGAGCAACACTAATCCAGGACGTAGAGGCAACACTGTGCTATCAAAATGTGCAAATGAATAATATTTTTCTGCTACATGCAATCTATAACCTCTTGGTTCTAGCACTGTTTTTAACCATTGTGCACCAAGTTTGGTTCCTGTGTTGCTGACTTGATACAATAAATCATTGCCCATTCGTACAATGTTTGGAGCATCAAAAATAATTTCATGGTTTTGTAAAGATGGATCTTCTAAATTTTCTAATTGAAAAACATCGTCCAGCAATCGAGGCTTTGGTGCAGAAATCCATTCAGTACCATTTTGCATCACTTCATACAAAAAATCGCGGTATGCTCTGCTTTCATAATGTCTGCTTCGTTGAGCAGGTGCACCTTCAATGATTAGATTATCTAAAGGCAACAACAAGTCCCTACAAGAATATGTTTGCCATCCACTGGTGGTCCAATCTGGTGTGCTAAAACTTTGTGCATTGTCTTGTTCGATGGGCCTTCTGACTTTGACTCCTAAACTTTTGAGTGTGTCAGCAAGGTTGTCTAAGTCTTCATTGGCTTCATCGATTATGCGTGGATCCAATGGACCTTCAAGATGCTGAATGTCTTCTAGTTTGTCTGTTGTAAAAACAATTGCATGCAAACTTTTGTCTATTTTAGGAGTTCTTGCTCCGTTGGCAATTCCTACATAACATTCCTCTAGAGGATCCCAGTCATTGTGACTGGAAACAATACTATTCATTATTATTCTCCTATATAAAACCCGCTGACTTGCAGAGTGTATTTGTTTTCCATGCCGTTGTTAGCACCAATGTGCAAAATTTCGCTGTTCCACATGTGTCCGTCACCTTGTTTCCAATTAGAGTCTACAACATTATCATACTGTAAAAAATGACCAATTTTCCAATCTTCAAGATAGATGTTTGCTCTCACCAGCATTCTGGTGTCTTCTGGATATTGTTTTTTGATCTTATAAAAAGTATCTCTGTGCCAAGGTATTGTTTGACCTGGTGGTTGCATGATACTGCTCACAGTGACCACTTGCATGTCAAGTTTTTTTCCTAGTTCATCAAAATCAAGTTCTTCTTCTGTGTAAAATCTTTGATGTATCATGGTGTTCTCAAACACATAAGTTTTTGGCATGCCACCAAACTGATCGTAAATGTCAGTCAATTCATGCACTTGATGTTTGGTACAACTGCTGGGAGCTGGATGCTCTTCTTGAACGAACCTGTTGCAATCTAGGTCAATGTGTATCTTCTTGTACATATGATTATGTAGTTGATTTTGAGACAGTAAGGTTGTAAAATTGACTTATGGAAAAAATATTAATCACAGGTGGCGCAGGTTTCATCGGCAAAGAATTGATACAAATATTACTGGAAAAAAATTATCGTATTCATGTGCTTGATAACTTGGTATTCAATCAAAGTTTCATTCGCGATAGTAAAATTACAAATCACAAAATAGATATTACAGACAAAACGGAACTGATTGAATTAGTAAAAAATATTAAACCTAAAATCGTTGTGCATTTGGCCGCCATACATAGCATTCCTGTGTGTGAAAAACAAAGGCAATCAGCACAATCTACTAATATTCTTGGCACAGAAAATTTGCTTCAAGCGTTAGAAAATATCAAACTCGAAAAATTTATTCTTGCTTCAACAGGCGGAGTGTATGATTGGAAAACAAAAATTGCATCTGAAAAATTATCCTCTTTGAATCCACAAGACAATTATACAACCACAAAATATGTAAATGAAAAGCAACTATATTTTTGGAGTGAAATGACATCAAATCCATACGTCATACTAAGAATTTACAACACGATTGGTCCCAATGATCCCAATGGACATTTGATTCCAGATATATTGAGTCAGTTAGATGACAAAAAGAAAGTTAATAAAATTAATTTAGGTAATATAAAGTCAAAAAGGGATTACATTGATGTGGTAGATGTTGCTAGATCTATACATGACATAATAGAATTAAAGACGGATACAAAACCAAATATTATCAATATATGCAATCAGACCAGTTACAGTATTAAAGACATAGTTAAAATAATTTCAAAAGAGCTCGATATCAAAATTATCATCAATGTAGATAAGAAAAGAATTAGAAAATTTGATAGGCCACACCAAACTGGTTCGAATAACAAACTAAAAAAATTAACAGGATACAAATCAACATATAAATTAAAAGACTCTATAAAAAGAATTATTGAGCACAGCATGAAAGGAACAAAATGATTGCTGGATTATTACCATTAACAGACGAACTGTATTGATTTTAAAATATCAATCTGTTAAAATAAAAACTAATATGCCAACTTGCGACTACTGTTCCAAAACATTCTCACGTCAAAGCACGTTGGACATTCACATGTGTGAGCCAAAGAGGCGATGGGAACAAAAAAGCAACAAAGTGCATGTGTTGGCATTTGAAATATTCAAACGCTTCTATGAAATCAATTACAGCAATCAAAAGCCAAAACAATTTGTGGACTTTGTGAATTCACAGTACTACCGTGCGTTTGTAAAGACAGCAGAATTCATCACTGCCAACACACCCGTTGAGATTGGTGCATTCATTGATTGGCTGTGTACATCCAAAATAAGAATTGATTCCTGGGCCAAACAAGGCACCATAGACACATACATCAAACATTTGATCCGCACAGAAGGAGTCACACAAGCACTCAACAGAACAATACTAACAATGGGCGAATGGGCAGAACAAGAAAATGCTAGGCTAGAAGACTTCTTCAAGTATGTTAATCTCAACAGGGTGTGCCAAATGATTGTGAATGGCAGAATATCTCCTTGGGTGTTGCTAAACTGCGAAACAGGCAAGGACATGATCACAATCATGCATGATGATCATATCAAGATCATATATGAAATAATTAATCCAGAATTCTGGAAAAGAACATTTCGAAAACGTGACGAAGATCAAGACTTTGTCAAAGCCACACTGCGTGAAGCAGGCATCGAATGAGCAAACGCCCGCCTATCACAGGTTTCATTGGAGTGTTTGAAGAAAACCTTGATAAGTTGAAAAAAGAATTACAAAAAGAATTGGCACTGCCCAGAGCAGAACGCAAGAAACAACATATTCTCAAACAACTAAAGCATGCTAAAGCATTACGTAACACCCTCAAAGAAGTCAAAAATGAAGTAACCAGGAAGTGTCCACACTGTGGCGGAGTGTTGTGAAAAAACTGGTTGATACATTTACGCCTGAATTGGCCGGCTATGGTGCAGACCTACTGCCAGCTGGTTATGGTTACAACAAAAGATATAGATATCAAATAAATCTGCAGACATATGGTGTGGGTTGGGAAAAAATTAATTGGTGTTTAACAAATTGCAAAAGCAAATGGGGTTGGTATTTTAGATTAAAACCAAATGTTGAATGGACAGAGGATTACCAAAATCAAGATGCAATTTTGACTTTTAAAATGAAAAAAGATGCTGTATACTATAGACTAGCACATGGCGGATAAAACAAAATTGAGAGAAGTTGTGAATGCCTGACATAGACATTGACTTTGCTGATAGACAAAAAATACTTGATGTATTGCCTCACACTCGTTCAACCATTTGGGACGACAAAGGCATCAAGCCTCACAACACAGGTGTATACTTTGTGGATGTGCCAACTATTCCTGGCACTGATCAATCTGCGTTTGATCACAAGGTTGCTGACCAACTTGGCTACTTTAAACTTGACTTTTTGAATGTGAACATTTATTCACAGGTCGAATCAAGACAACATCTCGAACAACTGTTTAACCAAGAGCCGCCATGGCACAAACTACAAGACAAAACATTTGTTGATCAACTGTTTCATTTGAATGGACACTATGACGTGGTGTCAAAGTTACAACCAGTTACACTTGAACAGTTGGCCGCATGTTTGGCCATCATACGTCCTGCCAAAAGATATCTACTGAACAAGACATGGAATGAAATATTAGATGAAGTGTGGACGAAACCCACCAATGATCAATATTTTTTTAAAAAAGCACATGCCTTTTCATATGCTGGCGCTGTGATTGTGCATATGAATCTAATTGACTCTACGAACTAGTTGCACAGTTTTTCTTCTCACTCTCTTTGACTGTGTGAGATCACTTAGTTGCACTGTAGGCCCGAACAATATTTCTGTTTCTTTGATGGAAAATGACAACAAAAAGTTTCTAAACATTTCAAAATCGGATCCAATGAAAATATTGATTGGCAATTTGCGATTAGATTCCCACCACCATGCACGTCCATATTCTAAGAATATTGCTTTGGCTTCCTGTGGCATCACAGCATAATTGTATAATGATATCAGTCTCTGATCGCAATTTTGCACAATACCTAGATATTCTTCTTTAACAACTTTGATTAGGGCGAGAAATGGATAATTTGATTGAATATCCTCTAGATCGAACGGCATTTGTTTTAATTACCATATGTTCGATCAACCGGCCACAGTTTGTGGTTACATAAATATATCAAATGCCATGCAATATTACAGCGGATACAAACTACCAAACAACTTGGATGTGTTCAATCACACATCTGGACTAGAAAGAAGATACGAAAAAGTGTATGAACGTCCTATAAAATTATTCAAAGAGTTTGATAACACCTTCACGATTGTGGTAAAAAATCAAGATCAAAAGAAACAGTTTGTGAATGGCACCTCTTGCACATTACAAATTAGCGATCAGACAGGTGCATTAGTGGTTGAAAAAATTGGCACAATAGCAGACGATGGATCCACTGCAACAACCAAAGGTCATATTACATTTACAATTACTGAATCTGACATGTTGAAGTTAGATCAAATATTTTATCATGGCGTGCTGAGATTCACAGACACAGATTCCACAGTAAAAGTTTTATATGCAGACACAAGATACAATGCAGCTATACAATTTGAAGTGGTTGGAGATACTTCACCTGAGTTTACAGCATCACAGCAGATCACTGAATTCAGTTTCATTGACGGCGAATTTGTTTCAACATCAGTCGACGCCCAACCAAATCGTAATTCAAATTCTGCACTGCATACAGCAGTGTATTATCTTACTAACTTTTCTGGCACAATTAAAATATTTGGTACAATGACTGACGGAGCGTCATATGCCACTGATTCACAGCAGTCAGATTTTTACTTAATCAATTCAACAACATTTTCTGAAACCACAGATCGTAAGTTTGTGAACTTTACTGGGATTCACAAACGTGTGGCTTTTGTGGCACATTATTCAGATGATGCCAGTGCAGCTGACTCGTCGACTGTTTTAGTTGGACTAGATAAAATTTTCTACAGAAGTTAATTAACCACCAACGTGTGATTCGTCTGTGCCGAAATCTGTGGCGGCTGTGCTACCAATTGGTTCCATACAGTCGAATATTGTTGTAAGAGCAACGCCAAATGCATCTAACACTGTGGCAGTTCCTACACCATCAGATCCTTCTTGAAAATCGGTAGCTGATGAATCTGTAGTCAGTGGAAAAGAAGACGCTGTTGAATTGGGGAATCCTGATTTTGCAAAATTGTTATTAACATAACTTATTGTTGTAAGGTGATCATCATCGGTGGGTGTAGCTGCGGATGACACCACGCCAGCAACCTGTAGAGTTGATGACAGTTGTAGTGGTGATGTGACTGATACACTTGAAGAATCTTTAGCTGCAATCTGATCAACTGTGATGTCATCATTTAATGCAAAAGTTACTCCTGTGCCTGCAACTGTTGGGGTGATCGAATTGCCTGCTCTGAATTCTAAATCGTTAGTGCCTAGTGTGAGTGTTGATGCATTAGAAGATGAATCCGATATTGTAATTAAGGTTGATATATCAACATATGCTTTAATTGATTGTTGTGTGGCCAGTGCGGTTGCTGAATTGGATGACATGTCATCCTCATCAAGTATTGTGCTGACTGCAACTCCGCCTTGAAAACTAAAATTGCCTGCCACAATTAGTCCATCATTGACAGTGACTGCTGTTGAATCAGATGCTGATATTGTGCTGACATCAAGATTAGATATCCGCACTGCACTGGAATCTTCAGGTATAATTTCGTTCACCGACACTCTATCTTTGAACACAACAGCGGTAGATCCTTCTGCTGTGATGCTACCTGAAACATGGAGGTCATCATTGATGAATACTCCACTGGAGTCATTAGAACTAATTGTGTTTGTATCAATTGTGTCAACGCTTAGAGTGCCTGATACGTTTAGATTGTCAGTCACCTGGACTCCAGTTGAATCAGCTGAGAATAATGTATCAATATCTCCTTGATCAGCAAACTCTATTGCTGTGCCAGATGCATTAACACGCATCACCTGTCCGGCTGATCCAATAGTGAGTGCAGCTCCTGTGCCACCATGTGTTAATGGAACAGTTTCGCCTGTTTGGAATTCACCAAGACCGGTAGCAACATTGCTACTATCAAATACGACTCTTACAGGTGTTTTATCAGTCATGTGTGATATTTATAGTGAATTAAAATTGAAACAGAGTCACTGTATCTTGTTGTGTTAGGTTAGTGCCATCGGTCAGTGTAAAGGTTTGCTGTGCTTGTGTATATACAGGTTCAGTGTCAATAGTAGCATTGAACTCTAGTTCGATATCTGCCGTTTTAGATAACAACTGAGCATCTGTAAATGTTGTGGATCCATCACTTACAAATACCTTGACTTTTTGAATTGGCCTTGCTCCAGTGCCTGCTGTGGCACCAACAATTTGGAGTTTGTTGTTTTCCACTTTGCTGTTTGCTGGCAGTGTTGCTCCTGTGGCAGAAATAGATATTGCTCCAGAACCATCTGATGAAATTGTTGCTCCGCCTATGTCTATTGTTTCACTTGCCAAGAATGCAGTTTTCCATCTTCTAGTTGGTGAGCCTAAATCATACGTGTTGTTGGAAGCAGGTATAAGATGTCCGTCAAATTCAAATCCAACTGCACTGTCGTCAATGGTAAACGTGTTGCCTGCAATTCTAATGTTTTCAATTCCCACGCCAACTGTGCTACTATCTTGCACAGACAATTTGGTTCCTTCTATTTGTAGGTCACCTAGATCAGCCGAGCCTCCGCCGCCGCTTATTGTAATTGTTTTTGTTGCGCCATCACCAGTGACTTCGACTGCTGATCCAACAAAGTTTAGTGTGGTGGCAGCGGTGGATAAAGATGATCCTTCATCTTGGACTGTGAGAGAACTGCCTCCTCCGCTAGTGGTGACTATCGTGCCACCTGGAGTTACACCGTCGCCTATTCTAAGTTGCCCAGTGACTGTGTCATGAGCTAGATATGTGTCTTCAATGACATGTGTGGTAATGTCTCTGTTTTTGAAGGATCCTTTTATTTTTCTAAAGGCCATTTTGGATTTCTATTTCAGTTCATCAAGCAGTGCTTTAAACTGTGCGAGTTCATCTGTTTCTTCGTTGACATCATCTTCTGCACCCACTTCTTCGTCATCATCAGTAAGTTCATCAATTACTGGTGATTCTTTGCCTTGTGCAGCTTTGGCTAATTCAACTTCTTGTTGCAGTGGAGACACCATTACTTTTTCTGCTTCTGATTCATCTCCTGGTGATTTGTCGTTGTCTGCTACAGAAACTTTAGGATCACCACCGTCTTGCGGTATGGTGATGTTGATTGGTATTTCAACTTTGATGTCACGTTCTGTAATAAAATCAGTTGCTCGCATGATACAAAACTATTTATTATGATCCTAAAGGGCACACCAAGGTTTAGTTGACAGATACTGTGTGTTCGTGTATTATATATTCATGTTGCTTTTGTTGTTTTTCTTGTTAATGGTAAAACATTTTATCTGTGATTTTGCATTGCAGGGTAGATTTACAGGACCTAACGACAAATATCTAATCACATCACGTAGATTAAGACTGCATGCATTTGATCACAGTGTGGGCACTGCAATGGTATTTTTGTTTGCGTCAAGTTTTACATTTGCCCAACATCATGCTGTGTGGACCAGCATCGTGCTGTTTGCTGTGTTAGATCACATAGGCCATACTGTGATTGATTGGTTAAAAAATAACTTTGTAAAAGCAAACAATATGCAACACAGTGACAGACAATTTTGGATTCTGACTTCGTTTGATCAAATACTCCATGTGTCAACATATTTTGCTTTTGTGTTGCTCTTTGACAAATTATACTTTTAGTTTATAATAAGATAAATGTTTGCTGATCTCAAACACACACTAGAGTCGCATCTTCCTGCTCGCAGAAAAAAGACACCATCAGGATGGATATCTTTTGATGCTCCTTGTTGTCAACATCAAAGTGAATCGCCAGACACAAGACAGCGCGGAGGCATCATGTATTCAGGCGATGGGTCTGTGAATTATCACTGTTTCAACTGTGGTTTTAAAGCCAACTACACTCCAGGTAGATATTTGAATAATAGATTTCGCAAACTGCTGACATGGATCAATGTACCTACCAGTATCATTTCAAAACTTGCCATGCAAGCCATGGCCATATCGCAGGAAATAAATCCAGAACAAAAAAAACTTGATGATGAAATAAAGTTTGACACAATCAAATTACCAGTAGATGCTGAACCCATACGCACCAATCAATATCTCATGGAACGTGGCATTGTGGATGTGCCACACACATTCTATGAAGCACCCAAGTCAATGAAAGACAGAGTGATAGTGCCTATTCGTTGGCATCACAAGTTGATTGGATATGTTGCTCGTGCAACCAAAGATCAATCACCCAAATACTTTGCACAGGTACAACCTGGGACACTGTTTAACTTGGACAACCAACATTGGTCAAGAAAGTTTGTCATCCTGGTAGAAGGAATATTTGATGCTATCCAAATTGATGCTGTGGCCATACTTGGATCTGAAATTGCACACAAACAAAAACTACAGATTGATGCATTGAATAGAAAAGTTATTGTGGTGCCAGACAGAGATCGTGCAGGCACTAAACTAATTGAACAAGCATGTGAATGGGGTTGGTCAGTGAGCATGCCTCCATGGGGTGACAACATCAAGGATGTCAATGATGCTGTGCAACAGTATGGAAAGATTTTAACCATGCAGGCCATACTCAAATACACAAACGATAGCAAAACAAAAATCAAACTACAGGAGAAACTATGGATCTAAGTGCTGGCCTAAAAAAAGAATACAGTCAAGGACTGTGGACATTTGAACAAGCATTAGATGATGTGCAAAGTAATTCTGTGCTAGAGTCAATTGAGAAACTTGATTTTAAAGACAGTACAAAACAAAACAACCCTGTGTTTAATTACAAGTTTAAAAAATGTTTGCAACCAAAACACAAGTTGGTTGATTATATTCATTCAAACAAGTTTCATAAATTTATAGAGTACCACACAGGCATGACTGTGAACAGCACTTTGAGTTGTTGGGCCAGTGCTTATTCACGTGGACACTATCTTACTCCACACAGAGATTCTGTATCTAAAAGAAAAATAACTTATTTGTTTTATTTCCATAGAGGTTGGCAAGCTGAATGGGGAGGCAACATTGCATTTGATAGACAAACGCATTGGCAAATGTTTGTTCCACAAATGGGCACATTGGTTTTATTTGATGTTGATGGATATGAAAATCGTCACATGGTTACAGAAGTGGTTGCTGATCAAACCAGATATGCACTTACAGGATGGCTTACTTGACTACATTCAAAATGAAAACGCCTCTTAGATATCCAGGTGGTAAATCAAGAGCAATGAAATTCCTTGGAGAATATTTTCCACAAGACATTCAATCATATGTGGAGCCATTTGTAGGTGGCGGTTCTGTGGCGCTGTGGGCCACACAACAATATCCTAATGCATACATGCATGTGAATGATGCTTATTATCCATTGTATTGCTTTTGGAAAACATTACAAACGGAAGGCAAGTCTATGGCCATGCGATTAGAAGACATTAAACGGGGCACAGGAGATGATGAAATTGCACAACGTGATCTGTATGCCAAAGCACAACAATGGATGCACGACGACAGACAGGACCCTTTTGTTGTGGCCTGTTCCTTCTATATTGCCAACAAGTGTTCCTTTTCAGGTTTGGCCACCTCTTCATTTAGTAAACAAGCCTATCACGGTAACTTTACAATAAATTCTATCCGTAAGTTGCCCGACTATCAGCAGTTGATTGCCAGTTGGAACATAACCAATTTAGATTACTCTTATTTCATGCATGGGCATTATGACACAGACTTTATATTTTTAGATCCACCCTACGACATCAAATCTTTTTTATATGGTAAAGATGGCGACAAACACAAAGGATTTGATCATAATGAATTTAAATCTCACGTTGATAATATTCAAACCAGATTTATGATAACATACAATGCAAATCCAAAATTGATTGATCTTTACTCAACATATCATTGTTTGCAATGGGATTTAAAATACACCATGCGTTCAACTGGCACATACAGACAAGATCAAAAGGACAGAAAGGAACTGTTGATTACTAACTATGAAAGGTAGTATAATATAACTGTGGAGTATACAAAAGAACTACAAAAACTATTCTTAGAAATGTTTCTTGCAGATGCACAGTCATTTGTGAGAGCACAGAACATCTTTAGATATTCACACTATGATGCACAGTTGCGAGAGCCTGCAAAATTTATCTATGAGTATGCTAACGAATATAAAACACTGCCTGATGTTGAAATGGTCAATGCCAAGACAGGTGCAGACTTGCAGTCAGCGGCAGACATTGATCCTAAACACTTTGATTGGTTCCTTGATGAGTATGAAAGATTTGCAAGACACAAAGAACTAGAATCAGCCATCCTTGCTTCAGCAGACATGTTGGAAAAAGGTGAGTATGGATCTGTTGAAGAAAAGATCAAGAAAGCAGTGCAGGTTGGACTGACCAAAGACATGGGTCTGGACTACTTTGAAGATCCGAAAGCAAGATTACAAGCACTGAAAGACAACAATGGTATGGTGCCCACTGGTTGGAAAAACTTTGACAAGAAACTGTTTGGTGGATTCAACAGAGGCGAACTGAATATATTTGCTGGTGGATCGGGTGCTGGTAAGAGTTTGTTCTTGCAAAACTTGGCATGCAACTATGCTGAACAGGGATTGAATGTGTGTTACGTCACACTTGAGTTGAGTGAAAAGCTTACAGCAATGAGAATAGATGCAATGATGACTGAGACTCCAACACGTGAAATATACAAAGACTTAGACACAGTGGATCTTAAAGTTAAGATGAAAGCAAAAACATCTGGCAAGTTGAGAATCAAATATATCCCCGCTGGTGCCACTGCATTAGATGTGAGAGCATACATTAAAGAGTTTGAAATACAACACAGTTTACAATGTGATGTAATACTAATTGACTATTTGGATCTGTTGATGCCGATGAATAAAAGAGTGTCGCCTAGTGATTTGTTTGTTAAAGACAAGTATGTGTCTGAAGAGTTGAGAAATGTTGCTGTGGATATGAACTGTTTGTTGATCACAGCATCGCAGTTGAACAGAGCCAGTGTTGAAGAAATTGAGTTTGATCATTCGCACATCAGTGGAGGCTTGAGTAAAATACAAACAGCAGACAATGTGATTGGTATCTTTACAAGTAGAGCAATGCGTGAACGTGGCAAGTATCAGATACAGTTTATGAAGACAAGATCCAGTTCTGGTGTTGGACACAAGGTAGACTTAGAGTTCAATGTGGACACACTGCGTATACTTGATCTAGCAGAGGATCAAGAATATCAATCATTCAAGAAGCAAGCGCCAAGCATCTACAACAATTTAAAAAGAACATCCACAGTGACAGCAGAAGTCAAAGAAGAACACAAGTCAGATGAACCACTCAAGGATGACATTGGCAAAGTAAGAGCCAATGTTGAATCATCTAAAATCAAAGACCTAATCAAAAATCTTGGCAAAAACTAATTACCAACATGATGTTTGGGAATAATTAAATTAGATGGCAGCCACAGAGCAAACAATTGAACAAGTCAATGCACTAGGCAACAGTGAATACAAATATGGATTCTCCACTGATGTAGAACAGATCCGTCCTCCTAAAGGATTAAATGTAGACACAGTAAAATTTATATCTGCACAAAAAAATGAACCTGCATGGATGCTTGAATGGCGGCTGAAAGCATTTCAAATTTTTAATAATTTACAAAATCCGGATTGGGCCAAGTTAAACATTCCAGAAATTGATTTTCAAGATTACTATTATTATTCATCACCAGCTAGTCTTAAAGACAAACCAAAGTCACTGGAGGAAATTGATCCTGAAATTTTAAAAACTTATGAGAAGCTGGGCATTCCTTTAAAGGAACAAGAAAAATTATCAGGAATAGCTGTGGATGCTGTGTTCGACTCTGTGTCAGTTGCTACAACATACTCTAAACAATTAAGCGAACTAGGAATTATCTTTTGTTCTATCTCAGAGGCTGTGCAAACACATCCTGATCTAGTGAAAAAATATTTAGGCAGTGTGATTCCAGTTTCGGATCACTCCTTTGCAGCTTTGAATTCAGCAGTGTTCACTGATGGCTCTTTTGTTTATATTCCCGAAGGAGTTAGATGTCCTGTAGAACTTTCTACCTACTTTAGAATTAATGCAATGGAAACAGGTCAATTTGAAAGAACTCTTATCATTGCAGACAAAGATAGTTACGTGAGTTATCTTGAAGGATGCACTGCTCCTATGAGAGATGAAAATCAACTGCATGCAGCTAATGTCGAGTTGGTGGCTCTAGACAATGCTGAAATAAAATATTCCACAGTGCAAAATTGGTATCCTGGAGATACTGAAGGCAAAGGTGGGATCTATAATTTTGTTACCAAAAGAGGAGCCTGCAGAGGCATCAACTCAAAAATATCATGGACACAGGTTGAAACTGGCTCTGCTATTACTTGGAAATATCCTAGTTGTATTTTACAAGGAGACAATTCCAAAGGTGAATTTTATTCAGTGGCCATTACAAACAATATGCAACAAGCAGATACTGGAACCAAAATGATTCATATTGGTAAAAACACTTCTTCTAAAATTATATCTAAGGGTATATCTGCTGGTAAGGCAAACAATACATACAGAGGTTTAGTCAGCATATTGCCTAAAGCTTCCAACTCAAGAAACTTTACCCAATGCGACTCATTGTTAATTGGCAACGAGTGTGGTGCTCACACAGTGCCTTATATTGAATCAAGCAATTCTGATTCAATGGTTGAGCATGAAGCAACAACATCTAAGATCAATGAAGAACAATTATTTTACTGTATGCAGAGAGGTTTGAACAGTGAGGATGCAATTGGTTTGATTGTAAATGGATTTTGCAAAGAAGTGCTACAACACCTACCAATGGAGTTTGCTGTTGAGGCACAAAAACTAGTTGCTATCAGTTTAGAAGGCAGTGTTGGATAATGAGTGGCATAGAAGAATATGATTCATTAAACATTGATGAAGTGTTTCAACGCAAAGGCTTAGTTGTAAAATTTATCAATAGACACTGATTCACATTCAATGGCTTCAATGTAATCTGAGTTGTTGAGATGTTTGATTCTACCAATACCACGTACCACATCATTGTCAGAATATGAAAAGGGTCGATTTACAGTGATATCTACGTAATAGCCGTTGTCTACTCCTAGTGTGACAAATGTTACATACTTCTTGTTTCCAGCTTTGTAGACCCTTCCATTCGCAATTAAACCGCAAAATTCTACACGGTCAAGATACAGATGCTTGGTATAGAAGCCTGGTAAGAATGATTTGTTTGACCACCAACCATATTTCTTGTATTGATACACAGGATCGTCCCAACGATCAGTTTTGGAAATGGTTGTGGGTTCCAGTCCAGCTCGTTTGGCTTCTGTTTTATACACCCAACGCTTGTAGGATCCTTTGCAGTGTTTGAGAGCACCTTTCCAAAATCCTTGCACATTGTGTGCCTTCTGATAGGCCAATGCCCATATTAGTCTGCCCAAGTTCACAGCATGGGCTCTGCACAAACCAAAACCACTCAGTGATTGCAGTGTGCGAAATATTTCATCCTTGCGTGGATGATCACCCAGTCTGGTCATGAACTCCATCACCCGTTCTTCATTCTTTTTAGCAAAGGCCCTGCGATACATGTCTGCATCATAGTGATTGCATCCAATCAGTTTGGATATCTGCATGATGGCATCATCTTCACACACCACCACATCCGATATCCTGTCCGAAGTCCAATCATTGAAAAAGGCTGCCTTGCGTCTACCTTCCATGGCCACTGGACGTATCAGTGCTGTGGCAAATACACAGTCAAGCATTGACTGTGGGCGAATGGCTCGGAACAGTCTTCGCATGGCCGGAGATTCTCCCTGGGTAACTCCCAACACGTCTCCCCGACTCAACAAAGACGAAGTAGCCTCGTCGATCTCTGGATATTCGAATAACTTTGTTGTTGGATCTATTTCCAGCAGTTGGCTCAGTCCTCGATTGGCTAGGATGTCTACTTTGAGATGTTCGAGATCCTCCACTTCGTTTTTGTCCAACAGTATCTGATTGGTTTGTGATATTAAAGATTTTGGTAATTGCCTTGTAAACATTAAGATGCCTCCACAGTGTTTTGATATACATTTCTTTTTGCCTTTCAATTTGTTTTCTATTCTTTTTGCCTCAATGGGATCAACTCCCAATTGTTCGTATGTGAACTTCCTGGGCAAGCGTCCCCGGTACCCTAATCTCTTAGCTGCCTCGCGTCTAGCTGACTTGTCTTGATACAAAACATAGTTTGATATCCTTGCTGACTTGCCTGGCCATTTTTTGAATATGCGTTCCATTACTTCTGTCTGACGGTGGTGTGGATAGTCAATGTCCACATCCGGCAGATCGTCTCGCTTGGGATTGAGGAATCGAGCCACAGGAATGTCCCACTGCATGGGGTCAACATCAGTGATGCCCATAAGGTAACACACCAGACTGGATCCTGCTGATCCTCGAGTCATGTGAGGAATGTCTTGAGTAATATCAAGAATATCACGGATTTGTAGAAAGTAATCTACAAACCGGAGATCAAGAATGATCTCAAACTCCTCTGCAAGTCTTTGTTGGTATTCTGGTGTTGGGGGACAGGTACGTGTGAAACGTTGAGTAAGTTTGCCTATAAGTTCTATCGCCTTTACGTCTTCCATTGTCTTTGCCTTTGTTGCCTTATCGAGCCTGAGTGTTGCCTCAAACAGTAAACGTATTTATGTTTTTACGGATTGCTGATTTAAGTTTTTGGAATTACTGCCAAGGTCGACCAGGAGTCAATGGAGTTGAGCCATCTTGCATCAGTTTGCGATCATTGGCATTATTTTTGCCTCCTGATGAATACAGTGTGGGCATCTGTGCTTTCTTCAGTGTGGAACGTTTGCCATCAGCAGATCTTTTTGTAGCTGCTAATGCAAGTTTTTGTTCTTGACGCTGTCGCTTGTTTGCAAGATGAGATATTCCGTTGGCGCTCATGCAAATATTTATTTTGTTGTTGTGTTTAGATTTGGATGCCTACTTGGAAAGATTGATCAAAATATTCTGACCATCTCATCTTCCACCAAGTGTAGTCTGCATCAGATCCTACAAACCAAAACTGATGATGTTGTGATTCTTCATCCCAGGTGACCTTGAGCCAATCTGATTGATCACAGTCATGAAGATATTCTCGTGATTGAATGTACTGTTCAGCTGCTGACGCCACACCGTCTTCGCCGTCATACTGAAACAGACTGCTGGCAGCCACTGATGATGATTCGATCAAACGATCAAATAGATCCAACTGAGTCTTGGGTTGCCATTGCCAAAGTGCAAAGTTCTCGTCTGTGCCTAATGTGAAGGTGTATGATGCACCTGATGGTATGGCATAGTCATGAGGATCATATGATACTGCGACCACTTCTGAACTGCACTGGCTCATACACATAATTATGGAGGTGTTGCGTCTAGGAAGCAGTGACTGAGGTCACTGTGTGGTTTTCGTGATACCAACGACCTTTGACCAAAATAGTGAATTCATTCAAGGAAAACACCACCATCTTGGAGGCATCTTCTGTGCTGATGTCAATCACATCTGATGACCATACCATCATGCTGGAGTCAATCACATAGGTGCCAGGACCTTGCCATGCTTCTTCTTCCATGACGCCTTGTTTAATGTTGATGGCATCAGTTGAGGAATCTAAATCTCTGATGGTTGCTGCCTGATCCTGATAGGTGGCATAGTCTGCATCCACCTGTGTGCGGTCGGGTGCTCTCACCAATCGATAGGTGTGTTGTGCTGTGCTGTCCCACAGGATGTCTCCTGTATCACCCAACTGTTCAAACCAAAGATCTCCATCTGTGGTTTTGGTGAAAGTCATGCGCCATTCTCCTTGGTGATCCGTCACAATGTTGGGTCTGTAGAATATGTCATGGATGTCATAGGATGAATCATTGGCGTACATGTCTCCCCACCACACATAGTCATGTGGTTGATGATTGTGCAGAGCCAACATCTGACGCAGTGGTGAATCAGTCTGTAGCACCTGTTGATCAAAATCATACTGAGTGGCACACACCAAATGACCGTCCACAAACATTTGATCCACACACACATCTGTCTGTGCAATGGGCGACTTCTGTGGCACCACTGCAATGGTGTGCGTGCCCACTGTGAGATCAGCATCAAATTCTAGATAACTGGGTGTGTCTGTGAGTGTGATGGCGTGTTTGGTCTCTCCATCCAACTTAATAGAAACTGAAACATCCTGTTGAGCCAACAGTTCTGTGGAAGAATCTGGGTGTGTCTCTCTAGCGCCTTGATAGGCAGTGGAATCTGTGTTCTCCACAATGTGTCGTTTGGATATGGTGAATCGATAGGTTGTCATTTGTGCTGCCTTGTGCAGTATTTATATTTAAATATGCATATGCCCACGCAACAATTGATTGTGGCCACACAACGCACCAATGCCACACAACATGACCTTTGGCGTTATGCTGTGATACTGCCATTCGACATGGAGTCAGGCACCATGGGATTCATCATGAATCAGAACGTGGCCAATCTTAATCACTCTGATGTCACTGCACTCTACAAGGTTGGCACAGTGCCTCAGTCACGCATTTGGTGTGGCGGACCACAGATGACTGACCGTTGCACAGTGTTGCACTCAGCTGACTATGCCAACAAAGACACCAGACCAGTTTCAGACCAAGCATCAGTGACCTTCAATCGCAAGATCATGACAGACATCAACACCGGCCAAGGCCCTCAACACTACAAGATCATGTTGGGATTCTGTCAGTGGGAGTCAGGACAGTTGGATGCTGAACTCACACGTGGCATATGGCACCAAACTGATTGGCGTGTGTCTGTGTGGTCATCCTACAAACGCAAAGACAAGATGTGGCGCAGGATCATTCAATCAGAATCCACCACAGCATCACAACAGTTCATTGACACTGTGTGGAGTGCATCACCATGAACATTGCCATGATTGGCCTAGGCAAGTTGGGACTGCCTGTGGCAGAAGTGATGGCACAGCATCATGATGTGCGAGGCTATGATGTTGATGTCAACATTCAATCCACATCAGTGGCCATCAAACTGTCATGGGCCGAAGCTGTGAAACATGCACAGATCATATTTGTGGCAGTGCCCACACCACATGCACCAGAATACGGAGGCGAAACACCTTCATCACATCTGAAGCCCAAAGATTTTGACTACACCGCACTGAGATCAGCACTGATCAACATCCGCACATGGGCTCCTGCCACTGCCCTCATTGTGAACATCAGCACAGTGTTGCCCGGCACCCTGAGACCCATGATCACTGAATTGGGACTCTCACACAGATTCTGCTACAATCCCTACCTCATTGCCATGGGCACTGTGGCTCAAGACTTCATACATCCTGACATCATGATGTTGGGATTCGATTGTTGGCCCACTGCACAGCATCAATCACAGGCTCGCACACTCACAGAATTCTACAACTCCATACAGCACAACAACAAACACATCACTGTGGGCACATGGGAAGAAGCAGAATGCATCAAGATATTCCACAACACCTACATTTCAGCCAAAGTGACCATTGCCAACATGATTCAGGATGTCACACAATCAATTGGACATGCCAATCCCACTGTGATTGCAGAATCACTGCGTCATGCTGACCGCATTGTGTCATCACAATACATGGAACCTGGCATGGGTGATGGCGGACCTTGTCATCCCAGAGACAACATTGCCCTCAGTTGGCTGGCTGAACAACTGAATCTGGGATATGATCTATTCCATGACATCATGAAAGCCAGAGAACAACAGGCTGCAAAAGTGGCAGATGCACTGTGTCAACATCACCTGCCCATCATCATCATGGGTCGTGCATTCAAACCCAACACTGATCTCACTGATGGATCCACAGCAGAGTTGGTGGCACACTACTGTGAGACTGCACATGACCGCACAGTGACCTATGATGCTGTGAGTGATCAACCTGCGGTGTATCTGCTGGCACATGATCGTGACTATGATGCCACATGGGCGCCTGGTTCTGTGATCATTGACATGTACAGACGACACCCACGTGATGCCAAAGATGTCACCGTGCTGTGGTATGGAGTGAGAGACGCGGAGCCGCCGCCGCAATAGAGCGTAGCGATAGCCGTAACGTTGCGACAGATTTTGATCCTTTGGCCTTGAGAGTTGCACCAAGTCTGACAAGGTGGTAATTACTGTGTATCAAAATGGCCTGTGCAATCTGTGACTGCGACAATCATCCTAATGACATATGCCCAACATGTGTGACGTGCATTGGTGATCACTCAATCACAGCAGACTATGATGCAGTACACACAGAGTACATTGATCGTGATGGAGTAACACGAGTTATTCAGTATGCGGAAGAAGATGATGTGGAAGAATGCACAGTGGTGCGAACAAAACCACACTATGTGTACTCTGCACGCACAGGTGAACTCACCCTGGTTGAGTCTACACACAGTACACAAGAGGCTGATGTAGACTGGGACCTGATTGCTGATGCATTTGGCCTGTGATCAAAAGGGTCCTACAGACCAAAAAAATACACCGTGCAATTTTTAGTATATGCTTAATCTATCTGAGGTGGTGATTTCTTACCTATACCCACTGCTAAAATGCAGGCTAGCCATTTCAAAAACCATGTTTGTGTTGTGTGTGTATTATGCCCCTCGCCTGCTGAAATTGATCACCTCACCTCGAGGCCACACTAGCTAGCCGATCGATAGCCTATATACTAGTTCGAGTCTGATCAGTGTGTGTCACAGTCTTCACCACAGCCATGTGCCAACTGGCCACCTCTGTATACAAATACATTAAGGCTGCATCTGCTGATTGAAAGGATGGAGTCAACAGTCTTCTAGTGGAGTGTGCAGTTTGATAAGCCACAGCATATGCCCGAAGATGCATTACCATTGTCCCACATGATCCACAATGACAATGCCCTGGTCTCCTGTGTGATAGATGTCAGTGCCATATTGATCCCACAATCTCTGCATGTCTTGTTCTGAGTGTATGTGTATCTTGGTGTAGTCACCGTCAGTGGTGACCAAGTCTGCCAATGCTTCTAAGCGTTCTTCATGTGTTCGTAGTTTCTTGGCTTGGTCCACGGCTGCCAAGCGTTCTGTGTGTGTTTGTGTTTGTGTGTTCATGTGTATAGTATATACGGGATTACCAAACAGTCAACCCCAGAGGCGAAGCCGAACAGTAATAATATATTACCCAGGCTGCCGGGACTACATCTAGTGCCCCCACTGTGAGGCATGGTTGTGGTTATGATGATCCCCGGATGATGTACCAAGACTATATGTAGTGTGTGCCGGCTATAATGCGAAGGTCACAATGCACCAGGCCAGGCACCAGTGATACCACCTTGCTTGATTATGCTTGGTCTTCATGTTGA